CCGCAGCTGCCGGGCCAACTCCTCGCCGCCCCGCTCCACCTCCAGCGCCAGATACCGCACCCGGCACGCCAGCACCGCCGCCGCCCGCATACAGCGTGCCGGTGGATTCGCCGAACTCCCGCGTGGTCGTTCCCTGCCCTTTTCCGCCCTTACTCAAATAGTCGGAAGAATTGCTGGAACTAAGGCCATCTCCCCATCATTTCCATCAGAGCCGCCATCACCGGCAACAGACCAGGTGTTGGAGGAATCTTTAAATCGTAAAATAGCCATAGAATTTCATCTCCTTTACCGGTGATTACGGATAACGACGATACCGGAGCCACCCTAACCAGTACCGGTGTTAGAATCAAAATTACCTCCACCACCACCACCAAGATTAGTAGTACCATTTGTGGAATTTACATGACCCGTTTGCTCTTTTGCACCATTACCGCCGCCACCGGCTCCACCAGCAGCACATACAGTCGCACCTGCGCCGCCACCACCGCCAGCATAAAGTGTTCCAGAACTTTCCCCAAATTCACGAGTTGTACTTCCCTGTCCTTTTCCAGCTCCGCCACTACCAGTACCAGAAGCTTTACCATCCGATCCATCAGAACCACCAGCACCACCGTCATGGTCATTGTACCATTCTCCGCCACCGCCACCACCAGAGCCACCAGCTCCACCGGAACTGCCGTTATATGGTACAGTAACACCGCGTTTTCCACCCGCAGCAGATACTCCAAAAACAGAAGAAGCTCCGCCATCACCAGCCACATTCGTTGCATAGCCAAAAGCTCCACCAGCTCCAACAACAACAGGGTATGCAGTATTAAGAGCGACAGATAAGCCAGTAGAAGTTTTTGTATAACCTCCCCCGCCGCCACCGCCGCCCGCGCGAGAACCTGCATTTCCACCACATCCTCCACCACCGCCTCCTACACAGAAAGCGTCCAGAGTTGTAGCATTACCTAATGAAGTAAATGTTAAAGTCCCGCTTGTTAAAAATTTAATTCTCCAATTATAACTACTATCATCAATAAAAGACGCATTACCTGTATAACTATACACTGGTTTCCAATTTGCAATTGTTAATGCTGCCGTTCTACTCTATACCGAACCTGCTGCATTTGTAACCATACAATAAATAGTATGAGAACCAATATGAGTATTAACCCAATCCGCTGTTAAAGACAGTGTAGAGTTTGTTTGTCCTGACCAAATTGAGTTATTTAAATACCACTAATATGTATAATTCGTCGGATTACCAGCAGTAGTTATACCTACGCTAAAAGTCGCTATCGCGCCTGTGCCAGCAGTTACAGATACATTTGCAGGCAAACTTGTATTTAAAGTTGGCTTCCAAATTTTTGCAGTAAGAGTTGCAATTCGGCTTGTAGCTGTGCCAGCATCATTAATAACAGTACAATAAATACTATAAGAACCAGCATTACTTAAACTACCTGCTGGTAAAGTATAAACTGCGGTATTGGCCCCATCAACAGCGACGCCATCTTTATACCATTGATAAGTATAATTCGCAGGCACGCCATCTTCTGCGATTTTGCACTAAAATGTTGCGGTTGCAGAGGCTCCAGCTGCGACTTCCACATCTGCGGGGAAACCTTCATCTAAAACTGGCAGTGTAGCAACCGCACCACCAGAGACAATTGTATTTCTTTGAGTAATAAAACCTAATGCCATTAGATTTCACCTCGTAAAGTTTTCTTATTTTTCATCTCTTACCTCATTTAAAAATTGGAGGGGAACTTCCCCTCCACATTATTTAATCTTAATCCAAACTCTATTATTCACTAAAATATTATCTTCGCCCCAAAATTCATAATTTGGAACAGCGCTGACATATCCAATAATACAATGAGGATTTACAATATATTCTTCTTTCGTCATTAAACTAACCGTACCATTTGGCCCAGAACACACTGGCATACCAATGGCATTTCGGAAAGCTTCGCGAGATTCTAAAGTATAGGCGAGAACACGGCCTGCAACTGCGATTGGAATTTTACATTGTTCAGTCTCACCAATAGCAAAACCAAAAGTATCAGACACAATGTTTGCACCTGGCATCATACGCTTATCGCTGATACGCAAAGTATCATCGCCAACTTCAACAACAACTTGTCCCGCAGAAGGATTATCAATTGCTTGACGATATTCTGCGAAGTCATTATAAACTGCACCATATACTTTTTGACCGCGAATAGATTTTGCAACACCAAGTCCGCCCGCGACAACAACTGCACCGGTGGAAGTAGATGTTGTTTCTGTTGTATCGGAAAAAGTAGTTGCACCAGTAACTGTGCCGCCAGAAAGAGGTAGAGAGCCACTTTTAAGGTTATAGGTTGTGCCATCAACTACCATAGAAGCAATTGCCGCACCTTCAGCGGTTTGAGGAGAAATACTAACTTCACTACCAGTTCCAGTTCCGCTGTCGCCACTACCAATTAGAGAAGTATTACCAACTAAAGTTGTAGAACCATCTGCGTTAATACGATATGCTAACATCTATTTTCACCACCTTATTTTACACGAATCCAAATTCTGCCGTTAACTTCAACATTCCCAGAACCCCAAGTTTTATAGGAAGGGATTTCAGAAACATAGCCAAGCATACGTTCAGGGTATAGGCGAACTTCTTCGCGACTCATTTTGCTAACTGTGCCACCGGGACCAGAACATACTGGGTCACCAAGTTCATAGCTGTTGCGGTCTTCGTAAGGATAGGCGAGAACACGACCTGTCGCGGCAATAGGGGTTTTACATTCATCAGTTTCACCAATTGCAAAACCAAAAGTATCGGAAATAATTTCACACGCAGGAAGCAAGCGGTCATCAGCAAGTTGCATAATACCAGATTTGTCTTCGCGGACAACATAGCCGGGGGCGGTAATTGCGGCGGGACGATATTCGGCATAGTCGTTCCAAACAGCGCCATAAAGTGGCATATCACAGCGAGCTGCAGTTCCGTTATTTGTTGCAATAATTGCTTTTCCGCCTACACTATCATATATACCGCGGTCATTTGTATCAGAATTATAATACATCTAAAGAGATTGATCTGGATTAGTTGGACTGGTTACTGCCATATTAGTAGAAACAGCAATGGGCGCACTTGCAGTATCGCCAGTTTTTTTCATATATACATTGTCAAGACCAGCGATAGTTTGCTGGATTGTATTATTCAACACATACCCTTGCTTCGCACTTAACGCTTTCTCACTATCATCTGTAGTTAAATTATCAACAATAAACCAACTATTACTTTCTTCGCCAACCAACGCATAATACTTGCCTTCATTATATAAAGTCTGCCAGTCTGCACTTGTCTTTCCAGAAAAGTCATTTTGTGTCATATCCGTTAAACAACAAGCAGAAGAAGCAGCAATTTCACCAATTAAATTAACTAAATCTGCGCGTTCAACTGGGATTGCATTAATAATATGACCTTCATCATTAGTAGAAAACTTGTATAAATTTAAATCAAAAGCGTTGCCTTTCTTTATCGCGTGGTCATAAGCAGTTTTACCGTAATCACCACGCAATACGGTTTCATTAGTAAAGCCAACTGGTAATTTATCAAACGCTAACTTACCATCCGCACTCGCTTCTAATTTCGTTGCTAATGCCGCGGTAATTACTTTATTCTATACACCATTTGTAGAAGTATCACTTAAAACAGTGTCCATTTTAATTTCTACCTATGATGTCGCGGTTGCACCGTATTCAATACTATCTAATTTTTCCTTTAATTCTGGTGTAAAAATTACACTCTAACCGCCACCAACAGAAGTATCAATCCATAAGTCACAATCTTCTGTTGGTTCGGTTTCACTTATAATAATTGTAGGAAGTTTTGCTAACTTTAATTTCTCTTCTGTGGTCATAGTCCCCACAAAAGGTAAATTTTTAACAGTAGTAATATTGTCACCAATTTTTAAACGAGGTAAAGTATGAGTGTCATCAACATCATAAATCACAACTTCACCATCTTTGGGCTTAAAGTTTGTTGCCTTATCCCAATTGGTTTCAGTATCGTGTTTTAACTAAATTCTTGTTTGAAATATTTTTTCTGCCATACAAATTACTCCTTTTGTTCGTCATTTTCAGAACGAGTATTTGTTTTGGGCATCAAATTTCAGCCCAAATTATTTAATTACCTTAATATTCATAGGTAAATCAATTGTTGGCGCAGAATCATAACAAGTTGCAATTATAGAGTTCGCGCCAGCCTCAAGTTTCTTAACTAATACCCAATTCTTTGCCAAATCCCCAGCATTATCAACTGTGGCATTCGTCATATTTAAATCAAAGAAAGGTTCGTCAGTTGCAACGATACCTTGTATAGTAATTGTTTGAGTATATGGAGCCGTGGAACTCCATCCAGAAGCTAAAAGTGTCCCAGTATAACTATAACACCGAGCAGGAGAATAGCCCAATGCAGCAATAATAGCCTCTTTGGTCAAAAGAGCACCTGAGCCACCAATAGCGCCAGAAGAAGTATCAATCCATAAATCACATTCTTCTGTAGGTTCAGTATCACTTACAATAATAACCGAACTTTTATCTAATTTAGCCTTATCTTCTGGACTCATTAAACCAGCCGCGGAAGTAGTAGCATTATCAACAGCACTAACTGCGGTAATGTGGCCTTCGCTGTTGGTGGTAAATTTATATAAACCATTTTCTACAGCGATACCTTTGTTTTGCGCGTGAGCATATGCAATTTTGCCTTTATCACCAGCAAAAGCGGTAGAAGAGGTTTCTCCTAATTTTACTCCTGCGTTTTGCATCGCTTCGGTAATTTTACCACTCAGAATATTACCTTGTTTAGCACTTAATGCCGCATCAGAGCTACCAGATTCAAGATTATCAATAATTGTGGTTGAATTTTTTTCGCCTACGACATCATTCCAATTTGAGGCGCCCACTTTTAATCTAATTGTAGCCATGTAATCACCTAAAATAGAGGAAAATTCCTCATTATTTAGCTTAATTTGTAAATAATTACCTCAATAAAATATTTTAAGTTCTTTTAGAGAAGCAACTTTTCTATAAATTTTCTATTTGTTATTTTTAATAAGAAACTTAGCTTTGAAGATTAAAATATTCTTCTTCGCTATTTTTAAGTAGTAAAATGGGCTAAGTTTTCTACTGAGTGCATCAAAAGAATTAATTAAATAATAAAGAAAAAAAATTCAGAATTATATTTACATTCACAAATTTTTATTAACTTCTTTTTTAATTAGTATATATCAAATTTTATAGAAGTTAAATTTTATTATTCTAATAATCACGATAAAAATAAGTAATAACTCTTTATTTTTAAAAAAAATAAGGGGAGGAAAATTCCTCCCCTATATTATTACACATTTGCGCCGCCGCAATTAAAGACTAAGGTATTTGTTCCTTGAACTAAATCATCAGTAGAGCCGCTCTTTGCAATTGCTGCTAAATCAGCGTCATTTGCCTTTGCATTTAAAGCATCCTCTAAACCAGTGATTTTACTTTGTGCTAAAACAGGGATGTCATCAGCAGTTAACTTACGAGTAGATACGCTAACGAGACCATCGGTTTGAGAAATCGCTCCAATGATTGTGCCTTGGCCAGCGGTAACTTCTGTAAGGTCTAGCTTACCAAGCTCAGTAGTAACATAGCCCTTAGCTTCGGTTAGCTTGGCTGTAGCATCTTCCTTGGTTTCGTAAGTTGTGCCAGCGACAGCAGTGGTTAGAATATCATCATAACCAGAAGCTTCGGTTTTCTTGATATAATTTGTGGCGGTTTCCGCAGCCATAGTACCAAGGTCAGCAGTGTTAGCCTTTGCAGCTAAAGCATCGGTTAGACCGGCAATCTTGGATTGAGCAATAGCGGCATTAGCGGCAATATCGCTATCTACCACAGTGCCGTGCTTGATATGAGAATTTTGATCGCCTAGTTCTTCAAAACGGCCTTCTGTCGCGGCGTCAGGCTTTACATAGATGTGCTCAGTGCCATCAGTCTTGATGTAAATATCGCCGTTTTCAGCAGAAGCAGGTAGATTCTCTACTACGCCCTTGAAGTGAGTTACGCCTGTCAGGCCCGCGATAGCTGTGTCTAAGTCGCTCTTAGTAATGACCTTGTTTGTTTCTTTATCATAGTTGTCGCTTTGGAAAGCTAAGGTATCTTGTTTTGCAGCTAGAGCACCAGCAAGGCCATTCACTTGGCTCTGCTCAATTGTGGGAATATCGCCCGCAACCAAAGCGCGCTTGCTTACAGAAATCTTACCGTCGGTTTGAGAAATCTTCTCAATAATTTCACCTGTGCCAACAGCAACCTCTGCTACATCCAGATTCGCAATCTTAGCATCAATCTGAGAACCAACAGAGCCGCCTTCACCAAGGGCAGTTTCTAGAGCTTCTACGCGAGTATTGGTGGCATCATTTAGACCCTTAGCATAAGCTTTGGCGCCCTTTACGGTACTCTTGTCAGCATTGTCATCGTCCATACCCACTACAGCAGTAGCGTAGCCTTGGGCTTCTGTCTTAGTGGCATAGTCCTTAGCTTCTACGGCGGCCATAGTAGTTTTTTCATCAGCAGAGGCTTGCGCAGCAATTACAGCATCTTCTAACTTACCTAAAGTATTATAAGATTCTGCGGCATCGCCTAATAAAGCAGTCTTTACAGCTGCGGCAGCACCCTTTTGCTCGTAAGTATCGCTTAGTTTTAAAGCAGCAATAGCCTCGCTAATTTGAGTAGCGACTGCGGTATCACCAACTAAGGCCTTAAGAGCATTAATATCTGCGCTGGGGTTAGGAATAGATAAAGTAGCAACCTCAGTAGAGTAATTCTCTGCGCCCTTAGCACGAGACATTAACTTATATGTATAATCGTTGTCGCCTTTAACAATTGTATATTGAGTATCAGTATCTTGAATCTGACCAGCAATGTAAGTGTCTAAGCCAGTAATTTCATTTGCTGCATAGGTAGGTTTGCTCGCTTCCTTTGCCCAAGTATGAACATCAGAAGCAACGGCTTGAAGCCAAGGTAAATCTTTGAAAACATGTACGCCATCGCCAATTTTTTGAAGAACGGCGGGTGGCTTAGTAATGCCTGCAACAGTCACGCCACTTGGAACTGCGCAGATTGCAACTTCGCCAGCTTTTAGAACTAAAGTAGATTTTTGCCAATTTTCATAAGTATCGTACTTTAGAGTAATCCGTGTATTTAAAATGTGTTCAGCCATAAATAATTACACCTCGTTGTATATGTGTAAGTATTTTATAAAAGAGAATGGTTAATTTAATAATTAAGCATTCCCACCATTAATAATAAACTCTTCATTTTCTGGAACAAATAACTTACCAACAGAAAGACGATTAACTTCCATTTCGCCATTTCCTTGGATTGTAATTTCGTTATCTTCCTTACTACCTTTAACAAGGCCAAGCGCGGTTTCTGTTGCAACAGGAATGACAAGATTCTTATTCTCATCAATTGTCGCGGCGACAGTACCTAATAAAGCACCCTCAATGATATTTGCTTGTGCATTTTCTACCAAATTGGCTAACTTTACGTGTTCGGCAGCGCTCATTGCGCCTGCGGTAGTATCGGAAGCTAAAGCTAATTCAAGACCATCTGCACTGACAGCTAGACCGTTAGCTTTTTCTGTATTAAGTTGAACGGCTAAAACACCTTCAGTAGTAATAGAAAGGCCATCACCTTTCTTTACACCACCAAGGTCGCTAGCGGTCGCAGCAGGAAGAGTATATTGTTCTGCTAGCGCAGCAAGAACGCCATCTTCAGAAAGAGAAAGGTTCTTTCCAATTGTTTTAATGTTAGCAAGACCAGATAACTTGGTGATTTGCTCATCTGCGACAAGAGATTTTCCCTCTGCCTTATCAACCTTGTTATTCCAAGCAGAACGTTCCTCATTAGTAATGTGTAGAGTTGTGTCAGCTTTATGGTTGTTTAAAGCAGTTTGAACTTCACTTACTGCTTCTGTGGTAGCATAGCCACTTAAATCAACACTTGTGCCACCGACTTGGACTAGTGCTCCGTCAATAAGCATATAATCATTATATGCATCGCCAGAAGTAACTGTAGCGTCCTTAACCATATAAACGGTATTGGCATCAGCTGTAGAAGCTTCAGGCAAAACTTCTACAATTGTGCGCTTAATATGACCAGCAGAGGCAATTAAACCAGCAACAGCAGTATCAGAAATAGCTTTACCGCCGTCGGTTAAGATAATGTCGCCAGTCATAGTGCCGCCGGCAAGAGCAAGCTTAGTAGCTAGAGCATCATTATTAGCTTTAATATCACCGCGAATGGTGCCTGCAGTTTCAGCATTACCTAATGCACTATTAATTTCATTTACAGAAGTTTGTAAAGAACCAAGAGCGGAATTTAGGCCTTCAATAGTTGTAGTAGAAGGCTGATACCAAGCAATTTCAAAAGTGCCATCAGCGCCTGCGATTGCTTTAGGCTCTAAGCCAGCAATCCAAGGGTGAGTTTCATCAACGATTTGCTTTTCATGATGCCCAGCAACATAGCCTTCTTGTCCTTCTTCTCCTACTGCATCTACCCAACGGTAATATTCAACGCCCCAGTTTTTTAAAGAAAGCGCGCCATCGTTTAATACAATAGTTTTATTATCACCTACAGTTGCGCTACCTACTTCCTTCAAAGTGCCAGTAGTATCGGTGATAATGTATGCAGTGGAAGTGTTATTTACGTCATCAACTAATGCTAAAATTTGGCCAACATAAGCAGTTGCGCCAGTTTTAGCATAATTTTCCATATCCGTTTTAGAGTACCATACAGAACTCTTGTCAATTGGAATAGGATTACCACGAGAAAACGCAATAGGTAAGGAAGACGCATTAAATACCTTTTTAATTTCAGCCATTTTCACTTACCTCCTTAACCTAAAGTAATGGTTTGGATTTGGTCGCTGCCCAATTCAGCAGGTTCATACACCCAAACCTTATAAGGAATTGCGGTAGCACCATTAGCGCCTTCAACATTAACATTAGCGATTTGATTATATTCAGCAGTAATGTCAAGATTCATAGTGCTATCAAGAGAAACAGAAATTAAGCCGCTACGAGTAGAATTGGCAGGAATCGCAACAACAATACGCTTTGCGCCAGCAGTATCTGCAGCCTTAATTGTAAAGGACTTCTTTGCATTATAAGCACCGCCAGCAGTTAAACTACGAACTAGTGCGCTATCAACAGGAACATCGGCAGAACTAGAGGCTACAAAACCGTAGAAGAAATTACGATAGCCAGTAATTTTAGCAGAACTAACGGCGCTCTTGGAACCAGCCGCGATAGCTAAATTGGGTTTTTCATTGCCGATATTGGTTTTGGGAACTGCACCACCTTCATAGGTTGCTTTAGCAGTGATAGAGAAGTTGGTGTTGTCTGCTACAGTTAGTTCTGCAAAAGAACCTTCGGCAGTATTTAATGTTTCATCAGTTACAGAGTTGGTAATTTCCCAAGTCTTTGCAGTAATGCCAGTCGCGGGGCCATAAGAATAAGAGCCAGCATTAAAAGTAGCTTTATAGGTAGGAATTACTTTAGAGCCTACTTCTAATGCTTTGGTAGAATTAGTTATATTAACAGAAACAGAGGGTTGGGTAACAGTAGGGTTCTTTTCTTGCGCAAGAATAGAAGCTAATACTTCTTTCACATTTTTGCCTGCTGCTGCTACAGTGGTGCTACCAGAAGCGGGAATGGTGATAGTACCAACTTTTTCTGTTGCGACAAAATCAGCATCAAAATACACATTATTAGCATTATAATTGCCATCCATCGCAGCCCAAGCGGTGCCATTATAAACGTAAGAAGTGTAAGATTTCTTTTCGCCGTTGATTACACGTTTTACAACAAAAATGTCGTCATTTGCAGGGGCAGTCACGCCCATAACACGAGCAATAACAGCTTCATCGGTTTCGCCTTCTGCGGCTTCACCTTCATAGTGCGCGGCAACAGATACATCAGAACCACTATTAGCATAATCTAAGTCGTTCCAATTACTTTCATCATTACCAATTTTAAACTTACCAGTATCATTTTCTACGCCAATTTCGCCCTTTTTGAGAACAGGGTTTACTTCAGCCCAGCGAGCTGCCGTATCGTTGCGTAGGCAAATTCTGGTGTTGAGACTTATTGCCATAATATCACCTCAATGAAGAATTAAGGGTCTACTTGGCTAGCAGTACCTCCAATCCACTAACTTTCGTTTATGGGACCTTCAGCATCACCGCCAAAAACAAAATCATAATCTCCTAAACCGCCGCCAGAACTTTTAGGATTAAGCAAATACCAGCCATCAGACCAATAATATAATCCTTTATCTTTTGATAGTAAATAGACAAACTCACTCAAACCTTCCAATGGAAGTTCATCACAGAAGATAATTTGTTTTTTAAGTTTAGCTTCTTCAAGAATTTTTTTGGCATCTTCAATATAAGATTGCAAATTATCTAAAGCAGCAACACTTTCTTCTGTTAATGGGAAGGGCTTTTCTGAAGCAGCGGGGAGAATAAAACTTTTATAATTATAAGATTTAGTTAATCGGTTTCCTTTAGAAAGCCAATTAATCTAAACTTCACATTTCCCCACTAATTGTGTATCGGTAGCAGTTAAGGTTATGAATAGGTTTTTATTTTCTAACTAAAATTTGTGTATGTAAGTATGCCCATCTTGACGGGTAAAAGTAACAACGGCTTTCCCATTCGGATCGGCCATATAAAATTCACTTATATCTAAGAATAAATCTGTCGCTCCTGCCTCACCCTAATTACCCCAAGGGAGAGGAGGAGAAATCCTTTTAGCAAGGTCAATCACTCGTTGACTCATTTATTGGTTCCTCCGTTTCGCTATATTTTTTTGGAATAGGGTCATAGGCAATAACATAAAGTGCGCCAGAAAGTTCGCTTTTAATCCACATATTGCGGTCGCTTTTAGTTTCGTAAATAAGTGGAGTTGTTGAATATATTTTTTGTTGTATCATTGCGCGGCCTCCTTTAAGCGGTCTTGGAGTAGTATCCAATTTGTTGCGTTTTTGTAGGTAACAAGTGTTCCTTTGGGCACAACAATGGGGCAAGTTGATTTATCAAATACAAGCCCGTTTTGGAGAATAGGAGGCGTAGAAGGCTTTAATTCAATAGAAAGTAAGCCAGTGCAATCTCTGAAACAATCAACTCCTAATGTAGTGATTGATTGCGGGATTTCCAATTTTTGTAAATTCGCGCATCCTTTAAAGGCATTGGAGCCAATAGAAACCAAAGAAGAAGGTAAATGGATTTGCTCCAAACCATAATTATACAAAAAAGACGCGGCGGGAATCTCTTTTATACCTTCAGGCAAAGTAATTTGTTTTAGAGAGGGATTACTATTGTTGTAGGAAGAAGGCAGTTCAGAAGCTGTAGAAGGCAAAATTATATTCTAAACTTTTACAGCATTCAACTTTGTGATAGAACAGTTAGCTGGAAACACTAACGCATTCAAACTAACGCAACCGTCAAATACATTTTCCGCAGCGATATTGGTGCAGGAAGAAGGTAGTGTTAAAATTTGAAGATAGGTTTGATTAGAAAAGGCATTTTGTTGTATGGTGGTTAAGCCTTTTGCAAAATGTGCCTCATATAAAATGCTGTTAGGAGAAATGAAGTTTGCCTTTAGTGTTGTGCCATCGCATTTTATAGTGTATGCGCCGGCAGCAGAATAGGTATGGGATAGGGTGGTGCTTTGTGTGCCGTCGCCCCAATCAACAAAAGAAGCATTAATGTTTAGGGTAATTGTCGCGGCGGCAAGAAGTTTAATAAAAAGTAAGTGTTTGCCGGAAGTTGTAGTGTAGATTTTACTACGAAGAAAATTATCTCCTACTTCTTTTTCCACGAGAAGAAAATTTGGAGTAGGAGAAAAAGGGAAAGGAGAAGTGGCATTTTGCCGATACCTCTATAGACCATCCCAGCCTAAAAATGTGGTTTGGCCTTCTACTTCAAAAAGGGTTTTTCCTCCAATAGAACGAATAAGAGGAGAAAATTCTTCTATTTCTAACTATTTTTGTAGGTTTAATTTTTCTCTAATTGCTGCGGCGATGTTAGAAAGAAATTCCTCTTTTATCTTATAATACATAAATCACCATTGACGTGAAGTTGCGTCAGGAATAAGATGTTCCAAAGAAGAATTTACACCTATACTGTCGCCGCAACAAATAAGTTCAAAATTTATAATATCCTAAATCTTTTCACTACTATAGGTAGTTGAAGGAGAAACTTTTGTATCATCAATACCCACAGAAGAAACTAAAAGTTCCCCAGCATCTAAAGTTGAGGAATCGGAGAAAGTAAAGATTAGATGGTTGTTTTTAATTTCTGCGGCGGTAATTTGTTTTCCAGATAATGGCGCGACCAACTATGTATTGTCAAAGAAAGTAAAGATAAGATTGGTGCCTTGTAATTCTACACCCTTAATGTCGCTTTGGGGTAAATTAAGAGTTTCTTTTTCGCCGCTTAGATGCTCCACAATGAGAGTAGAATCTTCAAAATTTATGTTTTTAATTGGAGAGGAGTTTTCATCCCAAAGTTTTCCTGCAGAAACAATTGACCCATCAGACAAAGTAAAGACAAGTTCCCCATTCTCAACTTTAACACTTTGTATGCCTGTCGCGGCTTCACTTATTTTGCTTTTTAGAAGTGCATATGTAATTAAATCTAACATTTATTTGCACCTCACAATACTATCCAAGCTGGATTTTCTTTGTCCCCATTCAGCATATAAACATTTTTGTCTTCCAAACACAGAACCGTTATACCAATCATATTACCGTCAAATTGCTCTTTAAGTATAAGAGGTAAATCAATTTTCGTATCACAAACATAAGTCGGTATTGGAGCAGAAGGGGCGGAAATTATACGGAACATTGGGCATCACACTCCGTTTTTTTATTTTTTAATGTATCATATAAGTCCCAAAGTTCAAAATATGTTGAAAGATTGGGATTAGTGCGAATTTTTAAGATGGTTTTTCTATCTTCGTAGTTTAACTCATCTGTATTTATTGTATAAAAGAAATCATTAATTTCTTTCATTGTAGGAAAAGACCAATTTATATAAGGATTAATCTTTTTACAAATAATAACTAATTTCTCTAAAGAAAGATAACGAGGCATATGGCCACACAAGATAGTGGTAATGCCTTCTTTACATTTATATTGGCGGCCAAGCTCTTCAACTTTTAGCAATGGCACAGATTCTAAAGTGGTTTTTATATCTTGTAGCGTGAAATTAACAGCCATAGTAAGCCTCCGAAAATTATAATATAAAAAAATATGAGAGGCCCTCATACTTATTTTGATGATAAATACTTCTTACACGAATTAAAGAGGATATAATATATTTAAATTCGGGTGCCCGACCGGAGTCCCGTGCGTTTTGAAATTAGGATTGGATTTTTTCACACGGGGAGGGGAGAAGGAGAGGGATGGTGGAGAAGGGAAGTGTTGAGCGCCGCATAGGCGCGAAAACCCTTTATTTTTCCGTGTTTTCAACTATGAGCCTCTATCTATAAGTCCTGAAAAATAATGGTGTGTATATGAAATTTTCATTCCAATCAAAATTTTCTACACCGTACTTTTTATATTCCAACCTCTCGTTCCCTCACGACCATCACTGAAGAAAATTCCTGTGTATGGTTGTTAAGCTCCCCGAAGTAAATTTTTTTCTTCAAAAATCCGCATCGGATATTTTTCCGTGTTCTAGAAACATTCAAATTTCAAAAATTCACGCAACACCATCTCCAAGAGAAAATACCTTAATCATAATAAAATTGGAGAACTTCAAACTTTCGCGGCCAAACTTATAGTGGAAGAAAGAATACCGTTATTTTATTATAGTAGGTATTTCCGTTTTTGTAGGGAGAGGTCAGAAAAAAATTGAGGTGTGTGATTGTAAGGAGCTACGATGCTACTTTTTTTCTTTAAAAATCTGTATCGGATTTTTTCCCGTGTTCCAGAAAGGTTAGAATTTCAAAAATCACAGGGATGCCATTTCCCGAAAAAATTAGGTTGGAATATAAATTTTAAAAATGGACAAATTTGAGTTATAATAAGGATGGTGGAGAAGACAGAAAATTTCTGCGGCCGCAGCTTCCAACCTTAATCTTGATGTGCAAGTTCGTATGAAATTTTCTCTTGTTGGTAATCTTCTTCGCTTTGTTCAAACCACTTACCTTTGGCCAAAGTATTCTCATCACAAAGTTTATAGCCTGCTCCGCACAAATACTTTCTTAAATAGCGCTTACCATTTTCTATTTTTAAAAGACCTTGTGAGATTAATTGTTGTTCATATTCACAGAATTTTGCAGGAACAGTAATATAATCTGGAGAAGGAAATGGATTAGTTTCTTTTTCTTTTTGAATTTTTGCTACTTCTTCTGGTTTTTTCTTTAGATTTAGAATAGGCAGCTAATCTGTACTTGTAGCTAAAAAAGTTAAAACTTTACAAGGAACGCTAATGTTGTTCTGATTGTTATAACGGGTTTCATAATATTCAATAATGCCGCCGCGAGCAAGACTCATAAGAATATTGTTTATTTGTGCAGCAGAAAAATTAGAAAGAGTAGAATAATTTAAAGCTTGCTGAATGGCCGTGGTAGAAAATTTAAAGTCTTTATTGTATAACTTCCAGCCAGTAAATAAATAATTATATATTCTAATAGAATTAGCAGAAAAAGCGTGAGCTAAGTAATGAAGAAGATTGCGAGAAATAATATTGTATTTTTCTTCTGGGTGTTGTAAAAAATAGTAGCATCTCTCTGTTTTATTATTTATTTGAATTTCTCCTTCTTTCATTAAAATACCTTGTTCTAAAAGTTTTTTTAACTAATTATCTACAGTGCGAGTGGATTTACACAATAAAATTTCCATTAATACTTTCTTTTCTTTTAAATAATTTTTATGCGTTAAATATAATTGTTGTGTATTTTTATCCCAAGTAGATAAATAATACAAATAAGCATAGAGCAAATCGTTGCCGTGCTCGTGATTCATAAATGTGTCGCCTGTTTCTAAGCGGCGAGTTAGTTCTTTTTTTTCAGTCATTCTAATTCTCCTCGTGCCCGTCCGCGGCGGCGTTAGCCGAGCCGCGGGCGATTTATACTATTAAGAGCTCTTATAGAGCTCTTAATTACTATTATATATCCAGTGGTAAATTTCCTCTCATACAGTGGTAATTTTCCTTGGAAACTATGTTCATAGTGTCCTTTTTTGCACAACCGAAGGTGTGGAGATTTTCATATTTGAATTTCAAAAATCATTGATGGTGTGGTAATTTTCATATTTGAATTTTAAAAATATGGAAAAAATCAATATTTTGAATTTCTAATTTCTATGCTCTCATTATATAAGTAAAAATTTCATATTTTTATTCATTGAAGTTTTTCGGTTAGAAAATATTTTTTTCTTTGGAAAGTAAAAATGGAGAAGCATTACGCTTTTAAATAGCGTGTTAATAAAGTTGTATTAATGTTCTCCATAGTATTTATCTCCTATATATGTAATATAAATTGCAGGGTAAGGTGCATATACATCTTGGTATTCAATAATATTTAAATGAGCCAAAGTCTTCAAAGCTTCACGATAGAGCGCGGACTTATGATGATGAGTATTAGAATAACCAAGATAAGCTTGTAATTCAGTTAAGGTAATGTATTGGTTATTAATACAATAGTTAAGAATGGGAAAAATACACTCTAATACTTTAGGTTCGCAAAAAGCAAAAATATATTTAACCATTTCCTATTCTACTCGCGCGCCTTCTGCTTCTATAAGATGCAATCCTAAATTATCTTTATAACAATAACCTCGTTTTATTAAATCATTAAAATGCCTTTCAACTGTGCGCATAGTACATCCCATTTTTTCTGCGTAGTGTCTTTTAAGAGAAGGAATTTGATGTGGAAGAACTGGCGAAAGCGCGGCGATGTAGGCATATAAAGCGTAATCTGTGTGATAATCCAAATTACCCTCACAAGGAAGGATGGGGATTTTCATTATTTTATTCACCTCATTATTATTTTTACACGATTTTAAATTTCCGCTCGCGGAAAAATACTTCTTATAGGACTGATTGGGGAGGACTTATTTAATACTATTTGAAGCGCCTATAAAACTTTCCGAGGTAGGATATATTTTTTTCCGGAGGTAGGATATAAAACTTTCCAAGGTAAGATATATTTTTTCCCATCCGGTGTTAAGATTGATGGTCTTTTTAATGCAAACCCCGATTTTTAAGGAGGTAGGATATATTTTTTCCCATCCGGTTTAAAATAAGCGAATGACATTTTAAGCCGTCAATCTAAAAATGTATTGAAAAGACCATTAGATTATTATATACATATGCAGAAAATATATCCTACCTTTATTAAAAATGCTTTGCTATTAAAGCTTTCATTGCAGCTTTATCGCGGCCACAACGATTAAAGAAAATAAAATAAAGGAAGAAGCATTATGCTTCTTCCGCAAAAGACCAAGATTGATTGGTCTGTGTATTAACAACTTTAGGGTTTTCTTGTTCATCTTCGTCAATTAACCAATTTTCAGAAAGCTTTCCTTTTATTCTTGCGGCCGCAATTTGATTTAATAAATTATTGTCGCGTGAATAAGTATTTAAAATTTCATATATATTTTCTTCATTTATTGGCGCGTCATTTGACACGGTGGGAAGTTCTGTCATTATTGTCGCACTTTTTTCATCAGGCTCAGTAGTTTTGTCGCACTGTGTCGCATTTTCCTGTTCTAAAGTTTTGTCATTATTATCTGACAAAATTAACGGTGAGGACATTTTGTCGCTTGGAACGACATTTCCCCCGTCAGGGGGAAAAATAATAGAATTAGACATAGAAGTAGAAGTAGATTTAGATATAGAAAGGTATTGTCGCGGTTTTGTCGTTTTGTCGTTTTGTCGCTTGTCATTTTGTCGTTTTGTCGTTTTGTCGCTTTCTGCGACAAAACTATTTTCAGTTTGTCGCGTTTCACACTATGGTTCTGTCGCATTTGTCGCATTTTTGTCGTCGTCAAAATTTAATCCTTCATCGCCGCGTTCAGCTAGCTGTTTTCTCTTTTCTTTATAGTCTTTATAATATCTTTGTAAAGTGCGTGTGCTTAAGGGTAGGAATTCTTTTGCAATTTCTTCCCAAGTCATTTTAGTAGTTTCTTTTAAACAGCAGAGTTTTTCCATATCAATTTCAGTTTTCTTGCGGCCACCTTTAGAACCATTGATTTGCGCTTTTTCGTAGCGAGCTTGTGCATTATCAATTGAAATTTTATCTTTCTCAAAGCCATAAAGCCAAACAGGGCTATTGCGTTCTGGCAATATATTATCAAAACCGTATGCCATTATTGCTTCTATATAATCGCAAGCTTCTTGGTCTGTACGTTGTTCGCGCAAAAGAGAGAAGGTATTAAACATAGAAGCATAAAGCACAAAGTGCTCATTTCTCTCCTTCACCATTGCGCTTCTCCTCCAAGTATTTCTCAACCTCTTGTGTTAGCTCAGGAGAATTGTTGAAAAGATACATATCGTGCCAAGGTTTCTTGGGATTGGGCATAAGCTTTTCACAATGATATCCTAAGTCTGTCAGATGGCGAGCCAAAGTAATAGTGTAGATATAGAAATAGGGTTTATCGTTATACATTAGTGTTATCCTCGCAATCTGTTAGTTTTAGTAGTTGAGCAATTTGAGGGCCAAGATTTAGGGAGAAGCCTAAGCTATGAGCTAAATCAAATTGTGTAATACGCATAATTTGAAATGGGGATTGTTTCCGGGAAAGCCTTTGCTGAGAAAAAATTGGCTTTGCAAAACCAAAAGTAAAAATGAAATTAAGTTCATTTGCTAATAACTGTCGTAGTTTTTGGTCTATTTCTGTAGGCCAGCCTATTTTTTCAAGAAGAGTCTTATAGGTATAGAAGGGGTAATTTTCTAAATTACCATAATAAAGATAGGTCTCCCAATCTATCTGGAAAATACATAGAAGAGAAAAAGCCAATTGATGTTTTACAGTGAAGGTCAGTAAATTCTGTAAAGTTTTTTGTTCAATTTTAACAAAGCGTTTTTTAGGCAGATAGTTGAAAGCATAACCATTTTCTTTAGCTTCTAATTCTTCCGCAGTCGCCGAAGAAATCAAACCTAGTTCTATACAAACAGTAAGTGTGCTATTAAATTGTTCTTCATTACAAATTTCACTTTGAATTAAATAATCCTTAATTTGATTAAAGGTTGAGGCTGTAAGATAAGTTTCTAATGTATCTTGAATAGGCTGCGCGCAGTATCGTAAAAAAGTATATATATAAAGATTGTAAAGTTTGTTTGGAAAATTACCTGGTAAGTAAATTCCAATTTTAGTTTTACGAATGGGGAATTGGTCTAAAAAATCTTGAACATTGATTCTAATGTTTTCCATAAATCACTACCTCTTGTTGTTATGTTATATTAAGTATTGTTTTCTAGACGAAGGCGACGATAAATTGTGCCCTCGCTTACATTAAAGATTTGAGCAATTTCTTTTACAGTTTTACCAGCTTGTTTGTAATACATAATATCGCTGTAAGAAATGCTCTTCTTGGGGCGGCCACTTATGGCTTGGCCATTAGCAATGTCTATCTGTTGCTTGATGGTATCAAAACCATAAAGATATACAGAAGATTCAGGAACAGGAAGTTGGCGGTCAAAAGCATAAGCTAAGATTGCTTTACAGTAATTGTAAGCTTCTTCTGTTCCACGCATTTCTTCAATCCTTTGAATTTGTTGATACCAAGTATCATAAAAAGGTATGGAGTTCATTGAATCACCTAAATAAAAAGTAAGGATTGACTCCTTCATATTTTATGTAAAGAAAGAGTGTTATAATGCTTTGGAAGTTTTTAAAAAGTTTTTTAATTTCCAAAGACTTTTTTCTTTTATTATACTTCTTTTTTTCTTAAATGTAAAAATTATTTTAAGAATAATTTATTTTATTTATTTTATTATTATATAATAAACTAACCCATTCTATTATATCACAATTTTCTCCAAAAGTCAAATTCTAACCCTAAACAAAAAAAAGAAGCGCTTTCGCGCTTCTCTTCCATTAAGCCTTATGGTAAATCTTCTTACGCTTATCATTCAGACTTACAGTTAGCGTGCCATCCTCAACTAGAGAGGTTAGCAGAGTGCCAACTTGCATTAGCTGAATATGTTGTAGCTCAGGAATCTGGTCATAGATTTCCTTGGCGGCCAGACCATCAACAGGATTGGCGGCAACCCAGCTGCGTAGAATGCTTAGATTAGCTTGCTTGCGGGAAGCAGCAGCTTCCTTGGCGGCAGCGCGTTCAGCAATCTTAGCGGGGTCAGCAACACGACGACCAGGCTTGGCGGCGTATTCGGCTACGGCCTTGTCAATGTCATAAGCTTCACTGCGAGCGGTAGGAGCGGTATTCTTTGCGGTTACGGTTACAACCACAGGAATGAATAGACCAGTTTCCTCGTCCATCTTGTCAGACATAAAGGCAAAACCGCCGGCAACCTTTTGAGCGTTTTCGTAGCAACCCATTAGCTTCTCTACGACTTCAGCGCGTAGAGCATCACGAACAGATACAGACATTTAATTCTCCTTGCGGCGCTTAATGCGCCCGCCCAGCTTATTGCGGGGCCGGTTTGATTTAGAGTTTTCCTTCTCTTATTTATAAAGCGAGGGAGAGCAATTGAGGAGGTGATTCGTTCCCTCACTTTGTAGATATATTATATAGGAAATTTTTGTGTTTAGCAAATTTTTTTAGAGGAAAATTTGCAGCTCGTTAGAAATTTTTTGGGAGAGGAATTTGCGGCGGGAAGAAAACGCAGCTCGTTCCAGCTTTTCTTGCGGGAAGTTGCAGCTTATTTGAAGAATTCTTGCGGCGCCGCGTGGCATTATATAGAAGGGGGTTGGGGAAAGGATTATCTTCGGTGGAGAAGATGGTTTTATTATAAAGGAAAATTTTGAATTTGTCAAAAATGGGAAGAAGGATGGACAAAAGGGACAGGGGAGGATTTTCGTTATGTTAAACATAAGGAATTTTGGTTTGACTTTTTAGGTGGAGTATGGTATTCTATAGATGCTCAAGAGAGCAGAAAGGAAGTTAAAGCTATGAAAAAGATTTGGAATATTGACGGCAATGAATTCTTTGTTCGGGAAAATGCAAAAGAATTTTTGGCTATGACTTGGGCAAAAGACCCAGAGAAGTATTTGTGCAACGAAGACATTATGTATTATTTCAATGAATATTTAGGCGAACACAAAGATTCTTGTTTAGATTATTGGTTGTTGAAGCTGCCAAAGGCAACGGAGAAACAACTGAAAGAAATGCAAAACACTTTCAAGCAATTTTTTAGTGATTTTATTGATGAAGCTGCGGAAGGAACTGTAGATGACTGGCTTGTGGAGGAAGAGTAAATCTTCCTCCTTTTTCTTCTTTATGTTAAACATAAGGAAAATAAAAAAGGACTTGCTTACTCAAGTCCTCTTATCCAATTATCAAGTTTCTTGTATGCCTTGGCTATGCGCTTCATCGGTACAATACAACACAACAGAAATAGTAAAGTATCTGTAAGTGAAAGTACCGGACAATCTTCTCCTGCAATTTCAAAAGCAGAAGAGATACATTCAGTAAAGTAAAAGGCAAGAAAGATACATACTAAAATGTGCATATATTTCACTCCTTTATTCTTAATTCTGCATCTACAACTTCCACCAAAATTGTCTCTACAAAACAAGCAAGTCTCCCATCATCTAGGCTAACAACAGTAGGTACAATGCCACTTTCGTATTGAGGTAAATCTTCACTATAGTCATATCGCAACTTCATATAATATTCATTATTGTATTTGAAAACCGCGCCGTTTTTAACATGACTAAAAGGAATCCGTTTATCACCAATAGTAGTAATACGCATATTCTTACTTCCTTTCTGTTCCTTGGAACACTGATATAATACCATATCGCCGCAGAAATGTAAAGGTCTATTTCTGTATGTTTAACATAAGGAAACCTACTCCTAAAATAAAAGGGGACTTTCGTCCCCTCTTACCTTAACGCTTGGAGTAGCACTTCTTCTTTTCTACCATATTCATCTCGGCAAGCCCTTCCTTCGCAAGCTGGGCAAGGTCGCGGCCCGTCAGCATTGCGCCCTGCGTATTAACGTCAATACCGTAAATATCCGGCAGAGCGTTGAAAACTTCGGTACTGGTGTAGTCGTGGCCATATTCGGCTTCATTTTCCCACCAACGGCGCAGAACCTTCATGCGTTCTTCACGCTTTTCAGCCACAGCCGGGTCTCCACCCTTGGGCGCAGACTTCTTTGCGGGCTTGTTTGCGGCGGCAGTCATCTTTTCTTCGTAAGCGGCTTTTGCAACTTCAACATCAAAACCGTCACGAGTTTTCGTCCCTTCAACATCGGGAATCTTCACATAGACCAGAGCATAAACCGTGCGCCCTTCTTCGTCCTTCTTACCAGTGTCAAAGCAATAGCACTCTTGCTTGGAGTGAAGAACCTTGAAAGCACCTTCGGGAATACCCACCATAGATTCAGCCAGTGCCAGAACTTCCGCCTTGAAATCTTTCTTCATAGCCATATGTTTTCTTCCTCTCTGGTTTGTGAGGTGTCCTTCCTCTTTTTCTGCTCCCCTCAAGGAACGTATATAGTATAGCAAGAATTTTATTTTTTGTCAATAATCTTTTTCTGTATGTTTAACATAAGGAAGAAATTTTTATAAAAAAGGTGGGACATTATTCGTCCCACAAAAGAGAATTACGCTTTTGTTCTATCCTCGCAGAGTGGTTAATAACTTGCGATAAATACGCTGTTGGCTTTTCGTTGTGCTGGTCAATATAAGCATTCAGAATATCAAGCGCATTTTGTGCCATAGCGGGAGTAATGCGGTTATCTTCTGCAATAAAATCAGAAACATAACCAAGTTTTCGGAAGGGAAAAAGCTCAATTCCTTCAACCTTCTTGCCACGCTTGAGGGCTTTAAGAAGGATTTCCGTTTCAATTTCTGCGTCAGAAAGCGCGGTATGTTCTTCAATAAAGCCATATTCTTTATAGATGAAACGTCTAACGTTTTCTGCATTGGTACTAAAATACATCCCAGACGGAGAAATAAGAGAATGTTCAAGGCAAGCGCGCTTGTATGTAGGAGTGTTAATAATGTTTTCGCAAGCCAGGCCCCAAATATCCATCACCTTATATTGTTTGTTTCGGAAGGTAAAATGCAAGGGGTCAAAGTTCTTGTCATTTTCCTTCTTGTAGGGTTGATGGGCGATTTTCCAACAGAGCGCAACCTGATTTTCATACCAACTTTGATAGTTAGGACTAAACAATTTATTGATATAGAGTTCAGTAAAGTTAATTGCACGAAGGTCAAATTGTTCATTGAAAGCACAAATTAGGTCGCATCGCTCGCAATCTGCAAGGAAGATTTCCATCACCTCATACCAAGGTTTGATGGTTATTTCGCCGTTGTTCCTCATTTCAAGATACAGAGGGCGCTTTTCTTTATAATAGGCAGTGTTGAAAACGGAGGGCACAGAAAAGGTTTCAGAAATGAGATAGTTTTTCTTTTCAATAATACCAGCAGAGCGAGAAGAAATTGTCCAGCCAATATCATAGATAAGCGGACGAGCAATGCAGATTTTTTTCTTCTCATTGGCAGTCAGATTCCAAGAATCGGGCAGAGCGATAGAGCAAGTCTCGGTATCAAAGGTTAAGAGTAGTTTCTGTTTGGCCATGGGTCTTACCGCCTTTCTGTTCTCTTTGGAACACTGATAGTATAACAGGAAAGACACGAAAAGTCAAGAGAGATTTTCTGTATGTTAAACATAAGGAAAAAATAAAAGGGAGAATCAATCTCCCTCAATTTCTGCCATAATCGCGTCATAAATTTCTCGTTTGTTTCGTTCAATAAATTTGCGGGCGTAATCTTCATCACAAGAATAATAATCTTTCTTATTCTTTTCTCGCCGCATACCTTTAGCGTGGTCAAAGATATAATGAAGGGCATCTTCTGCGGCGGTGCTTTGTTCTTTGCTTTCTACAGGCAAATAATACATATGGAGAATGTCGTTGCTTGCTTTCAAGGAAGAATAACGCTGACGCAAGTTTTTAGTTTCGCCGCACTTCACACCAGACGGAAGAATAGCAATATAAACGGCAAAGATAGGAGAAGAATCGTTAGAACGAATAGTTTCAAGAATATCATACCATTCTTGCGCGCGTTCATTTGCCCAAGTAGGAAAGAGTTCGGTTTCTTCTACTTTACTACGAGAAAGACGTAGATAAGTTAGAGTATCAAGACGGTGGAAGCAGTAATCAATATAATCATTCTTGTTTGGTTTATTCTTCCCGCAAAAACGGCAAACGGCATTATACTTTACCATAGCAACACCAATAGCAGAACGTTCGGAGAGAGTGGTAGGCTCATAAGTCTTGAAAATCATGTATCCAACTTCCTTTCTTTCTTCTGTCCCTCAAGGACAAATTTATTATATCATATTTAGGGAGGAAGTCAATGGATTTTTCTGTATGTTTAACATAAAGAAAACAAAAAAGGACGATTACTCGTCCTTTTATTCTTGGCAACGGGCGTGCATCCAAGCAAGAAACTTGTCTATATCATCTTCTTCAATTTCGTCAAAGGAGCAATTTTCTTCTTCTTCGTCTTCTTCTTCATATTCTTCTTTGTCCTCATCGGGGACAATATGACCTTCGCCATCATCGTGGAAAGTGCCGCCACCTGCATCTACAGGTACAACCACACGGTAAAATACGTCCCAACCACAATAGTTTGTTAGCACACAACATACCGTCTGTGCGGCCTCACACGCTTCTTCACGAGAATTGTATTCTCGGTCTTTCAGCAAGAAGTTCTTGAGGACTTCACCTTCATTGTTCAGAATCAGGAACCGAATACGATAAGTGGTGTTTTCCATGTCTTTCTTCCTCTCTTTCTGCTCCCCTTAGGAACAAGTATAGTATAGCATAAATTAGGAAAAAGTAAAGGGCATTTTCTGTATGTTTAACATAAAGAAAAATGGTTTGATGGATTACTCCATCAAGCCCTTTAACCATTCTACAATATCAACCTTTGTCGGGTCTATCGTTTCGCAACCATCAAACCGCCGAAAACTTTCCCTAACTTCCTTGTTATCGTCAATTAGAATATTGATACGGTTTTTGTTTCTCAAGTATTCTTTAGGATAACCATAAGGTGTAATACGGCAGGAAGAACAAGGAAAGTCAAATTTCTTCAACCATTCACGTTTTGCCTTGCGGACTTCATCATCATAAGTTTTTGTTGCGTGTTTTGCACACCAACTTACAATTTTAACTTCCACACCAATTTCCAATAACTTGTTCAAAATAGTGGAAAGCTCTACCATATCCCACATTGGGGCGGCGTCAAGGTAAGGGGAGGCATCTTCATTGCGAATTTTTTTAAGCCAGTCGGGAACATCGTAAGTCGCGGCGAGAGTTCCGTCTAAATCGAAGATTAAAGTGAAATTTGCCTTCATAGTTTTACTTCCTTTCTGTCCTTTTTTTAAGGACAATGTGAGTATAACATAAGTTTAGAAGAAAGTCAAGTCTTTTTTTTATTTTTCTGCCAATTCCCAATACATTTTTTGTCCTGTTATGGGGTCTTTTCCGGCAGAATGGCGTTCGCCTTTAAGACATTTACTAATATTTGATTGTGGTATATTATAATATCTAGCGGCTTCAGAAATAGAATTGAAGATTTTATTTGTTGTAATACAATGGATTTTTTTGCTATTTGCTATTGAGCCACTTTTTCGCCATCTATCAATTTGTGCTTGACATTCTTCGGGATGTTCTTCTCTCCATTTATCTCGTGCAGCATTTAATTTTACAAGATTCTTTCTAACTTCTTCTGGATGTTCTTTCATCCATCTATGGCAAGCCTTCCAACCATTGCCATTTTGGCCACCTTCTATTAAATTATAAAAATTTGGATTCTCTACGGCATTATATAGTTTAATATAATATTTTTCTTTTTCATCTGCTTCTTCTTGTGTCGTACAATAGCATAAAATATTTTTAGAAAAATTTTCTTTACCGTAAGTTTTAATTGCTTTTCGTAGAATTACGCCACTTCCTAAATAAGAATCATCTGGAGAACCTTTGCGCTAACCTATGTATTGTTTTCCGTTAATTAAATTAGTTGTAATATAAATATACCAATCCATTTTTATTTTCCTTTTTTGTTTTATAATATCAGAAATTTTTATAAAAAGCAAATATTTCTATATGTTAAACATAAAGAAATTAAATAAAGAAAGGAAACTTCCTTTCTTTAAGTTCTCCTTAATTATATCACGACTGTTTCAAAATGTCAATAGGGCAAGACAAATTTCTTTCACGCAAATATTGGATTGCTTTTTCGCTGTCCCAATAGTTAATAATGTCATTAAGAGAACAAGGCACAACTTTATAAGTAATAACAAGTTTCATATCAAGGACAGGGGTTTTTCGTTCGTGAATATCACGACGATTTTTATCGCAAAAAGCACCTTCAAAAAAGCTAATAATGTGCCCGTGCTTAAAATTCCAATAGTTAAATGGGAGATTTGGGCCATAGTCATAATAAACTTCTTCAAGATTTTTCCAAGTAATGGGAATAGTTTTTTCTTTGATTTCGTTTTCATCTGCAATAGTAAATCCGCTAGTACAGCCAACTTCAACTCCATTGTTGTAAGTTGTGAAAAGAACCCGATAATAATGCAACATATTAAAACTTCCTTTCTTGTCCTCTTTAGGACACTATTAGTATAATGGAAAAGAAAAGAAAAGTCAAATATTTTTTCTGTATGTTTAACATAAGGAAAAAATCTAATAAAAAAAGGAAGGACTTTTCGTCCTTCCCTTTAATCTCACTTGTTGAAAGTCCAGTGCTTCTTGCCCTCAATCTTTTCCATGGTCAGACGCTCGTCAGACTTGGAAATTGTTGCCAAATCCGCGCCTACATTTAGCACATTACCATCAGGATAAATGTCGGTGCAAGTGTTCGCAATGTCGGTAGAAGTGAAAGTCATTCCGGAAATAGTCTCCAGATAAGCTACCAACTTAGCCTGACGCTCTGCCCGCATCTTGACCTTTTCGGGGTCGGCCTTGGATACTCGCTCCTTCTTGGGGGCATTAGCGCGAGCTTCTGCCTTGGCTTCCTGCTCCGCAACGAAAGCTTTATAATTTTCAATGGCGGTTTCAAAGTTGAAAGCAGGAATTACCTTGCCGTCCTTGCGCTCCACGTCTTTAGAAGCGAGCTTGGAAACAGCAACCTTGATGTAAGTACCTTCTTCAGTAGGAATAGCAATAAAAGTAGTCTTGTCGGGGCGAACCAGTGCAGAACCTTCATAGTCGGACAGAATCTTGGAAATGATTTCGTTAGTAGTCATACATACCTCTTTCTTGCGGTTTAACCGCATCTTTATTTCTCCCTCTTGGGGACGGTTAGAGTATAACACATTGCGGACGCTTTGTCAAGACTTTTTTGAAAATCTTTTCGGTTGCGGTCTGCCGGTTATCCTTGCCCCTCATCAGGAACAATTATTATTATACTCAATTTTTCCTGAAAGTCAAATTTATTTTCCGTATGTTAAACATAAAGAATTAAAAAAAAGAAAACGGATGCTTTAAGCACCCGCTTCCATTTCGGTATAAGTCACATTTACTTCATCCAGAACCGCGCCGAGAAAGAGTTGATATGTAGTATAATCATCTTCATCATAACAATCAGGGAAAAGCATAATAACATCGTTAGTGGCTACAACAAATTTACTAACAGATTCTGACCAACCATATACGACATCGTACTTTTTAAGCCCTGAATCTTCAAAACCGATAAGCCAAATATCAAAATATTTAATGGTATCTGTATCAATAAGCGCGCCGCCGAAAGCGGTCAGGTACATTTCTGCATTGTACCCGTAATCGTTGAATGCAGTATAGCACTCTTGGGCATCAGAAACGGTTTTGACAGTAAGAATTTCAAAGTCAGGGTCAGAAGCGGCAAAAGCCGAAGTGCAACCGAACAGGAGAATTACCGTAAGGAGAACCGCGAGAATTTTTCTCATATCTTTTTCCTTCTTTCTGTTCCCTTTGGAACAACTAAAGTATAACATAAGATGGGGAGGAAGTCAAAGGATTGTTCTATATGTTAAACATAAGGAATATCTGGTCGGAGCACGAGGAATCAAACCCCGAATCGCTGGATATAAGCCAGTTGCAACGAATCACATCACCTTGCTCCGAAGCTGGCCAGCCATATGCGACTTGAACGCATGACTCTCGCATTAAAAGTGCGATACTCTACCAACTGAGTTAATGGCTGAAAAGAAGGGGAGAAAGTTGCGCACCTTTCTCCATTGAAAACGCACCCGCCAAGGTACGCCCATCCTTGAAAGCGGTCGGAATAGTGTATCTATTGGCGTAGATGCTTTTTCCTATCTTTCTCCACCTACTCACTATGCAACCAGTAAATGCCCCGCCTGCTTGCGTGCAGGCAGTCCGGGAGTTGAACCCGAATAGTTTTTGGTTAGGATGTACCCCACTTCCGGAGGGGATAGACCGAAGTGTTTTTTTAATTTAACTGCCGCCAACACATAAGGCTTTTGGTGTGGGAGAAGGGATTTGAACCCTCACGCTTAGAAAGCATTGGATTTTAAGTCCAAGGCGGCTGCCAATTACGCCACTCCCACAAATTCAAAGGATTTCACTCCCTTGGAACATCTTTAGTATATCATAAGTTTTCTTAGCTGTCAAGTATTTTTTTCAAAAAACTTTCAAACTCATCATCTTCCAGATAGAAGAAATCTGAGCACTTGGTTTCATCAAACACTTTTGCGCCAAGATAGGACATCATCTGCCAAAACCGCATATCTTGACATTCGGGACGATTCCAGAAAATATTCAGATAATTCAGAATCCGATAAATACGCTTAACGTCTCTCATTTACTTATTCTCACTTTCATCACCAGTGAATACTTCAAGACAAGCACCAGACAATGGACATTTATCGCAAAAGTCCATAGTGGGGTCATCAGCACGAGTGCGGGCGCAATTACGAATGACATCTGCAATGTTTTGAGTGAGTTCTATCTTCATAGCAATCTTCCTTTCTGTTCTCTCAAGAACAGTTATAGTATATAGGAAATTTTCATTTTTGTCAATTTTGTTTTCTGTATGTTTAACATAAGGAAGGAAGGTAGGGAAGATTATTCTTCCCCGTTTCCCTTTTCTTTCTCTTCTTGAATACGCTTGTCCTGTTCGGCCATTCGTTTCTTTAGAATTTCTTCTTCATACTCCAAACATGTCCAAACATCATCATTAACGCCCCATAGCCAGTGAGTTTTAACGAAAGATGCTTTTTCTTCTTCGTATTCTTCGGGTTCTTCGCTATCGGATTCAAAGGGAAGGTATTTCGCACAAACACGCGCTTCAACTTCTTTGAGAAGGTCATAGGCACGTTGAGACTCACAATAGAAAGATTTTAAGTCCTCAAAATCGTCAAACGATGCTGGGAAATAGCGTTTATTGTCGCGGTTAAAACAGAAGATTTCGTTCTTGGCTTCGGTATTAGAATATAGTTGCGCATTTTCATATGCAAGACAATCTTCCTCAAAATCAAACTGGGTTCCATCTTCCGCGATATAGATAGTTTTTTCAATCATTAGAAATGCCCTCCCTTTCGGTTTCGTCAGAGTTCATTTTTGCATATAACGCTACACAAGAAGTGCAATTCAAATTGTCAGGGCAATCTTGCCCAACCTGACACGGGGTTTGCGGTGCAGAAATTGAAATACTGTGCTTGCGCTCGTCAAACATATTTTGTGCCATTTCTGCTGCCATTTCAGGGGTTTCGGCTTCAAGAATATAGGTTGCTTTATCCCACACATGACAAACGAAAGTTTTATTCATATCGGATTTCCTCCCCTTTTAGACAGTCGCAGGTTACAGGATTGTAATAGCGGCGAATCCGTGGAATATAATCCATTACAATGTTGAAATCTTTTTCGCAATTTTTACAAGTGCCAAAATTAGTTTCTACCAGTATCCAACCTACATAGTCAAGTCGGGAATCTTTGAAGAAAATATCTTCACTTCCGCAATAAGGGCAACAGTCGTCTAGTATCATGGTTCTTTCTCCTTTCGTCCCTTTTGGAACAATGATAGTATAGCAAAGATTTCGATTTTTGTCAAAACTTTTTTCTGTATGTTTAACATAAGGAAACGATGAGGGAGTTAGTCTTATCTAACTCCCGCTCTAACATACGCTGAAACCTTGATGTTGTTTTCATATTCTTCTTGCGAAACTTCTTGCACCCTTAAAGGAACACGGGAACGTTTTATTCCACCTTGATGTTTTACTTTGTTCATTGCGTCAAGTGCATTTTCTGCTTTATAATAAAATGCTATTGTATTGGTGTTGCCGCGCCCAAGATGGGCGCGTTCTGCAACAACCTTGTAATATTTATTCTTCATCTTTGTTCGCTTCCTTTGCGTCAAGCTCTGCTCTGATTCTGTCTTTCTCCGCTCGTTCTTCTTCTCGTTTCTTTGCAAGGGCTTCACGCTTCACTTTTTGTTCTGCGGCCTTTTTCGCCTTTTCCTTTGCAAGCCGTTCCTTTTTGTCGGCCTGTTCGCGGATTTTAAGGTCATAATCTTCTCGCAAAGAATAGCCGTCATATTCTTCTCCCCTTGCACCAGCAGGAACAGAAACTTTGATTTCAATCCAGCGTTCATTCTCGTATTCATCTACCGTGGGGAGGTTGATGGTATTCCCACTGATGAAAGCTACATCTTCGCCCTGTTCAGTGAGGAAGTCCTTGATTTTCTGCATAAAGTAATCTCTGCGTTCAGTTTTCAAAGCACCTTCGGTTTTCTTCGGCATAGTCTGCACGTCCTTTCTGTTCCTTTTTGGAACATACTCATTATAGCATAGATACAAGAAAAGTCAAACGAATCTTCCTTATGTTTAACATAAGGATTTTCGGGAGAACCTTACGGTTCATCCGTTAGAAAGGAAGCAACCCAATAGAAAATCAAATTGGGATTTTCTTGTTCTTTACGCAAACAGTATTCTTCTGCTTGCTCCAAAGAATGTACAACACAATCAACAACCGATTCCGGCCCGGTTTCATCTTCAACTTTATACATAATAACATAAACTCGTTCCGTCATTCCAAATAACCCCCTTGACGCAAGATGCGCTCTACAATTTGAACGTCTTTTTCCCTGCAAGAGATGGAGAAGAAAATATAATTTTTACTTGCCTTTACTTTTCCCAAACAAGGGATAAGTCCGCAAATTCTTCGCATAGTTGCGTTTGCATCGGGAGTTTTGGGCAAGCAATAAATCTTAGTCATACTATCCCTCCTTTATCTTACATATATATTATACCATATTTTTAATTTTTTGTCAAGCACAAAATTGTTACAAAATTGTTACAATTTTATTAACTTCAACATCCCGCATAGTCGGTGAAGATAAGATGACGCGCCCGCTTAGAATAGCCCCAATTACCGTTATGAAGGTCGTTAATTCCGTATTCTTCAAAGAAATCAATAAGACGATTAACAACTTTTTCATGTGCGATATAATGCGGCCATTCATCAATTTCATCAGTATACAAAGCACTGCAATAGCGTTCTACGATTTCATCTGATACTTCTTTTTCCTTCAAAGGACTTTGCCCAGCTTCGCCAATGAAGTATGCTTTCTCGTAGGCGTGCCAAGTATATAGCCCAGCATTTACAACAAACAAAGGCTTAGCAAACCAATGTTGCAAGTTTTGCTCCTGCGCCAGCTTATAGATGCGGGTTTCATTTTCGTTTTGTTCGTCTCCGGTGTCGGTTTTGCCCAGCTTCAAGATAAAATTTGCATTTTTCGGGACAATGGTCATGCGAAACACGCCAGCATACAGATTATAGGCAGGATTAAGAGTTTTGGGGTGCTCACCATAGCATTCCCGCTCCATACCAAATTCAGCATAGAAAGCTGAAATGAGTTTAGATGCGTATTCCTTTTGGGTCATAGGTCAAACCTCCTTTCAAGTTCGTGATTAGTATAACACGAAAATGAAATTAGGTCAAGGAAGTTTTCTGTATGTTAAACATAAGGAAAAAAGGAAGGGAGAATTACTCTCCCAATTCCTTTACAACTTTCTTCAAAGTCCTGAAGAAATCGTAAGCACGCATATTATACAAGGCTCTCTGCTGGAGTTTGTTTGCACTCTTATTTTCTTCATCGTCCTCGACAAGCAAACGGATAGCTTTGTTTGCAAAAGCACTGTGGCCATTCTTGCACAAGTTTTCAATCATAGGGTTATTGCGGATTTCATTTTCAATATCTTTTTTAGCTTTTCTTGCACTCATATAAGCATCCATGCTATCTTCAAAGCAATAACAATAATGGGTGTTTTTGCAAGAATCTTTGTGCGCATCAGCATAATTAAGAATAAACCAGCTGATATCCTCATACAAGCTCTTGATGGGCGCCATATCCAGCAGCATAGCATGAGCGCCGAAGCTATTGCCAGAATAATTCACAAGCGTTTTGATGAGTTTAATATCTACATTGCCAGACTTGAGAACTTTAATCATTTCATCTTCAACATACTGCCACAGAATATCATAAAATTCCTGAACAGAGCAATCCTTGGAATTAGCCTTGGTATAAACGTCATTGTAAGTATTGGTCATTATTCTCTCCACCTTTTTATTTATTTCGTTCCCTTAGGAACAATGCTAGTATAACAGAAGGTGAAGTTTGTGTCAATAAGATTTTCTTTATGTTTAACATAAAGAAAAATAAAAGACGGAATTACTCCGTCTTAGTTGGCTTTAGGTCTGGATGTAGGGGAATTTCCAATGCTTTTGCAATTGCAATTGCGCGGCCAATGTTAATATCAAATTGGTCTCCCTTTTTGCAATAGGCATCGCCCCACGTCATAATACCGTAATCGTTCCAAAGAACAACACGGATTTTCTTCTGCTTGCGATAGGTGCAGATGACGTTTTCCTTATATTTGCTGTTAATTCCAGCTGCCCACTGACCAATAGTGTTCATAGTCCCAGCTTCCTTTCTTAGAACTTAGAGTTGTCTGCGATAATTTTACCAACTTCTTCCAGTGGCACACCTAATCGCCCCATTGTGCCCGCGAGCGCACCGACCTCTTTGGAAAGATTATTGACTTCAATAGATACCTGCGTCAGACGTTGAACACGTGAAGCCAAAACTTCTTTGAGGACTTCAACATTTTCGGTATACATAGTGTTTCTCCTTCCTTGTTCCTTATTGGAACAGTGATATAATATCATTTTGGGGAAAAATTGTCAATACGGTTTTCTGTATGTTTAACATAAAGAATTAAAATGAAATGGGGAAAATCCCCATTTCCGTTAGATGTCAAACGGCGGTTCAAGGTCGGTTCGCTTGAAATTGTAGATACCGCTATCATCCTTGCCATCTTCCAGACTGGAAAGCGCACGATACAGTGCAATGGCACGGCCAACATTAGAATCAAAGTGGTCATCCTTGCTACAGTGGGCGGAACCACGGCAGAACACATTATCAACCTCATCGCCCACATACACAACCACATTGCGGCCCTTCACGAAGGTTTCCACGGTGTAGCGGCCTGCGGCATAGTTGTTGACAGCATCAGCCCACCGATAGATGTCTTTGTTGTTAGCTTTCTCGCTAACCCACTGAAGGAACTCATACAAGTCATTGTTCTTGCCAGTGGTTTCTTTCTGGAACTGCATCGCGCTCTGCCAAACCTGGCTGGAGAATTTTCCATCCATCTGATTCATATTCATACTTCCTTTCTGTTCCTCTTAGAACAATTAGATAATAACATAATTTGCGGAAAAACACAAGACTTGTTTCTTTATGTTTAACATAAGGAATTTAGATGGAAGGTTTAACCTTCCACCAACTTGCGATGGAGCTGGAACCAACGCTCTTGGAGCATCAACAGCTTGTCATTGAGCCGTAAGTAGCCTTCTTCTTCTGTTAGCAGCTGGTCTTTAATCATACGGAGAATATTAGCTTTTGTGCTTGCAGCTTCCGTCAGAATTGCTTGTTCTTCTCTCTCAAAATTTGTCATTACAGCTCAACTCCTTCAAAATTATATAGTTTTATTGCTTCATCCCAGCTATACCATTCATCATAGAAAAATGTAAACATACCAACAGGAATACGCAACTTGACGCAACAACTATTCCAGTCCAACACATAGGCATAGTATCCCAGTCGCTCACCTTGACCAAAAATCATAGGGTACTTTGAATTATCCATATCTTTCAACCCCTTTCGTAAAAAGATTATAACAGAAAATTGTTTTTGTGTCAATTATTTTTTCTTTATGTTTAACATAAAGAATTTAAAGAAGGGAGAAAATCTCCCCTTAATCAATTTCTGTAATTACAATCGTGCTGGTATAACTCTTGTAAATAATGGTGCGCTTTCCACCACTTTCAAATACAATATAATCGTCGTGCATTTCCAAATCAGCCTTGCCGCTAAATTCGTAGGAAACAGAACCATCGCTTTCAATAACTTTAATATCGCGGTTAATACCGTTATTAAGGTTGCTTTGCTGGTCTTTCATCGCACGGAGGCCAGAGCCAGTATTATTATAGAACCAAGACAAACCAAGGATTAGACCACCAACTACAATAATAGTAATTAGTATGGCAATTAGTCCTCCAGTTTTTGAATCATCAAGAAAATAAAATATAGCAATACCAATTCCAATAATACCTAAGATAACAACCAAAACCCAAGCACCAATCGTCATACCTTTTACTTCCTTTCTTGTTCCTTAGAACATCTATATAATATCAAAAGTTTTTATTTGTGTCAATGCCAGCTTCCTTATGTTAAACATAAGGAAATTAAAGTGGAGCTTTACAGCTCCACATAGAATGCAGGATAGCGGCCACGCTCAGAGTCTCCGCAGTTATAATAGCTAAACTCATTGATGAGCTTGTCAAAGTCCTTGAGTTGCTTCCAGCTCGCAGAATTTACATTGATTCCGAACTCCGGCTGCAGATTGCAACTTACCATAATGAAATTTTTGCCCTCATTCCAGAGTTTGCGCGCCTGCCGTTTATCAATTTTAGTATACATAGTTTGCACCATCCTTTTCTTTATTTCGTTCCCCTTGGAACACCTATATAGTATCATATCGGGGGAGAAAATGCAAGACCTTTTTCTTTATGTTTAACATAAGGAAAATATGGCCTTGCTTATTCGCAAGGCACAACATATCGTGTTTTGGTGAAATATTCCTTCCAGCTTAGATAATTAGTGGGGTCATCGCAATCATATTCGTCGCGACAAATTTCAATCATTTCGTCATAGGTGACAAGGTAGCCGTGTTCATTATGAATATAGTAGTGGTTCGTCATGGTGAAAACCCCTTTCGTTATTTGGTAATTGTATTATACTAAAATGGGATAGTATTGTCAATATGTTTTTCCTTATGTTTAACATAAAGAAAATAGGGGGTGGCGTATTAACAATACGCCAAGTTCATTTTACGCCAACCGAGAACGGAAATTTGGTTATGTCGCCGCCCAATTTCCAGCGCAGCCCTTTTAGTGGGCACGCGGAAACTATGGTCAACGTAATAAATTCCATCACTATACCAGATACCACAATCGCCGCCCAGCTCGCGCACAGCTTTGATAGCAGCTTCCGGCGTTTTGCATTCTACACCATGGTCGGCTACCTGCCAGCCAGTTTTGTAGGTTATTTTCTTGCCTTTTTTGAGAGTAAGACCGTCGTTATTAGAGAGCTTGCGAATCGTGCGAATGTTAATCATGGTATAACCACCTTTCATTATTTCTGTTCCCCTTCGGAACGATTATATGATAACATAGTTTTGGGAAAATTGCAATCTCTTTTTCTTTATGTTTAACATAAGGAAAAAGAAAGCAAATAAAATGGTAAGGCTTACGCCTTACCAGTAAATGAATATGATTTCGGTTTTTTCTTTATTGGTAGAGTAATCATATCCATTTTTGTTAAGAATCTGCCCGGCATATTGGCAAAGTCTTTTACTAATTTCCATGGTTAAAAAGGGAGGAAAATGGGTAACTTCACAGTTAGAAAATCCAAGTTCTGCCCGCTCTTTCATTTCGGGAATAGCTACATCTTCAATCCAATGGTCTATTGTTTGCGTGCCTAAATCTAAACGGGCCTTTTCGGTTATCTTGCGCATAGCGGCGGCGTTCATCATAGTGGTCAAACCTTCTTTCTGAATTGTGCCCTTTCGGGTTGATTATATTATATTACGGTTTTGGGATTTTGTAAAGTCTTTTTTCTTTATGTTTAACATAAGGAAAATCAAATGCAGCTCGGCATTATACAATGCCGAACCACCAAAGCACGAACGCAACGGGGAAGGAAGCAGCTCCAGCTCCGACCAATAGCAACTTCAGCAGCTTCCAGCCCAGCTCGCAACCACAACGCCCCGCGCCCTGCCAGTTAATAACGCTATGGCGGGGACGGCGCAGGCGCAAACGGCGCACATTGACATGGTGGGTGAGCGCTTTAGCGTGGTAAAGTGGTGCAGTGGGTGCATAGTTATACATGGTAGATACCTTCTTTCTTTTGGCTTCGCCCTATTATAGCATACTTTGCATAAAAGCGCAAGTTTCTTTTCCTTATGTTTAACATAAGGAAAAAATTTTTGTCTTTTCTGGTATGAATATGGCCAAAATATACATTGTATATACATGTATGAATATTCATCCCTTGTATATATGAATGACTGTTCATATGAATGACTGTTCATATGTTTATATATTCATATGAATAAATGCGCATATATCATTATACGAACATATGTTCGTATATATAAGTGTATATATGAATAGTCGTTCATATGAATAATGGTTCATATGTTTTCTTGTATGCGAACATACGTTCGCCGAACATATGTTCGCCTATGCACTAAAAAAAGAAGGGATTTTCATCCCTTCTTTTTCGCCCATTCTTTAGCATCCTGCATGTATTGATTGCGCTGTTGCGTATCGCTCGCAAGTTGGTAAAGTATGCGGCAACAGCGAATATAGCTGCTTTTATGTTCGTACAAAGGCAAGATTTCCACCCCTTGCCCTTCTAAGCCGCTATATAATAAAACCCATTGATTAGCATCAAGCACCCGCCCGCAAAAGTACGGGCTTTTGTCTTTTTTTGTGCGAATTGTGCGAGAAAAATTTTTCCATTCCTCTTTATTCATTCTAGTAAATTCCATAGTATAGCCACCTTTCTATAAAGTCGGTCAAGGCTTTACGCCTTGACCGTATCAACTAGCCAGCTGCCCGGCAGCTTGTCCAGCTGCTCGGCCAGATTTTCCGCATAGGTTAGAGCTTCACGTACTTCCGCGACCTTTACCAGATACCAGCCCGGTTTGTTCCAGATTTTTTTCCCCAAAGGGGCTGTAGAAATAACCGCAAGTTTCATTTTATTAACCTCTCTTTCTTTTGTGGAAAAGGGGAGGCTTTACAGCCTCCCCAGTTCCTTCAACCAGCTTTCCACGGTGGGAAAGCCGTTGGATTCGATGAAATCCCACGCCCTGTCAAGACGTGTCGTATACGTCTTGACAGAACCGTCTTTCATCTTTTTCTTTTCCGTCAAGTTACACATTGTAACTTGACCACGGGCTTTATCAATCTTCAAGCCGTAATTCTTGCCTTTTGTTGTGGCAAGAAGCAGGTTAATGAAGTCTTGACGGGTCAAGACAAAGCAGCTTTTGATGACTTGTTCCGGATTGTTCAGCCAATCCGGAAAAGTGTCTGGGGCATAGACAACGAAGTCAGCCCCTGCGAGAATCTGATTCTCGCCAAACTCATCCAACGTTTGCGGCAAATCCAACGGATTGCCGCATCCGTCCTTTTTGGCGTAAAATACAGCGCCTGCGCTGCACTTTACTTCTAGCTTAATGCGTTTTTTCTCGATATACATGACTATATCGGACTTTTCGGCCTTTCGGGCCTTTACGTCATTAACGGCGAGTCTCTCGCCGTTGCATGCGGCACGGATAACAGTTTCCGCCCATTTTGGCAAAACGCCGGTATCCTTTGAACCGCTTTGTAGCTTTTCCCTAGAAAGTTCCGCGTATTCACGGATTTTCTTTGCCGTTTCCCGCTTGCCCATTTTTTCACTCATTGTAGTACCTTCTTTCTGTTTTTTTTGTGTTCCCTTCCACTTGCCTTGTTACCTTCTTCGCAAACGTTGCTACTCCTAGCCGCTCGCTATTCTTACAAGGTTTGTGGCTATTCCGTTTTCAAGTTGCGAGCCGTTCCGGTTGTATCCCCTTCCCGGCTTGTACTCTCTCTTGAGTACGGTTATATAATAGCATAACCCGGTTTTTGTGTCAACACTTTTTTATGAATAAACTGTAAACAAACTATGAACAAACTGTAAACAAACTATGAACAAAAAAATAGGCGAATTTGTCATATCTGGTCGCCGTCGTTCCCACATATGACAATGTACGGGGTGGGTTTTGGGGATACCAAAAACGACAAACGCCCAAACACGCCGGGTCTGGTCAACTCCCGCCAGAACTCATTTTTTGTTTTCTTCCCTTCTTCCCTTCTCCCTTTCTCTCCCACCAAAAAATTTGACAAAACAAAAATTTTATTCTAAAATAAAACAAAAAAGAAAAGAAGTCAAATTTCTCTACAACAAAAAAACAACTCTAACCCCAACCCCGGGTATACTTTCCGGGAAAAATAAAAAAGGTGACCCTATGAAAAAAGCCTATAGTTTAAACTACGACATATATTCAACCTATGACCGCATAGACGCCATAGCAGAAATATTGGACGAGTTACCCCAAACTCCAAACCACACCGACCTAGAGTAGATGGCAGACTACATACTTTATGGTAAAGACGACCAAAATCTAAGCGTAGTAGATACTAAAGAAATCCTCCAGCCTAAACGCCGCTACAGCAGCTTCCAAACCAAAGCCGAAGAAACTGAATCCCTTGACACACTTCTGGAAGACCCAGTTGTGGCGCAGGACATAGAAAACAACGCCAAACCCGTTTCCCCCGAAAACAAATCCCCCTACAAAGTTTTTAAGTAGGAAATTCGCCGCACCAAATATGATGAAAACGGCAACATTTTAGAATATGGCGACGACTTTGACAATGAAGGAAACGAAATACCTTTTATGAGGGAACTTTGGAAATCTATTGACCGCATTTCGTTACACTATGATATGTATAGAGGCAAAATTCCGCCTGACGAATGGGTAAGGGCGCATCCCATTACGAAGTATTAGTTGTATAAAATGCAACACCTTTTAATTGATTTGCGCCGCCAACAATACTACATTAAGGATTCATACAATCCAACCCTCCACTTCTTTAATATTGCGCCGCCAACCAAAGGCCCAGTTGATTTTGAAAGCAACACCGGCCTATGGCTTGAAGAAGAAGAATGGTGCGCCCGCAAACGAAAACCAAAACCCTACGACACCGAGCAGCCTTCCTATGAAGATGCAGAACGCAACTCTGCTTCTAAAATGTATTGGAAGATTTCCGACAATAAATTAAATTACGAAAATTACGAACACATCATCGCCCTACTTGATAATTATGTTTCTCTCTTAAAGCATTCTTATCCCCACCCCGACAGCACCACACGAATGATTTGTTGGGACTTAGAGCGCCTTATTGAAAATACGAAATTAACAGACCTTGAAACTTTCCTATTGCGCCAACGTGTTGCGCACCGCAGTATAGCATTAATTCAAAAAGTTTTAATTGAAGAAGGTTTTTGTTTATCTGATTAGCAAGTTTCTAATCTAATGAAAAAAGTAATTCCTCAAAAAATCGCTAAAACCGCCACTATTTTGCGGATACAAAGTGATGCAGAAACAAAAAAAATTCCTCTCCAACGGTGCACTTGTTGCGGACAACTTAAACCACTTCACGAACTCTATTATGGACGCAACAAAGCGACCAAAACCGGTTATTGTGTATAGTGTAAGGTGTGTTAGAAAATACGGCGCCAACGCAAAGAAGCAAACCGTAAAAAATAGGAGGAAACTCAATAATGGCAGGAATAGAAAAAACAAGACGTTGCCCAAAATGCAAAATAGAAAAAACCCAAACCGAATATCTAAAAACCAAAAGCCCCTTCCAAATCGCGGGCACAAGCCTCTTTTGTACTGATTGTTTGGAGCGTATGGTTCCATACGATGACCTGGCCGCAGTTAATAAGCTGATGTAGTGGCTTGACTGGCCATTTAGTGTGGAGCTTTGGACAAAGTTAGCGCGCTCCGGAAAAGAACGCACACTTCACCTTTACGCCAAACAAATTAGTGAAAATCCAACTTACCAATCCGTTGATTGGGAAACAATGAATGAGAAGTGGAAGGAAGAGGAAAGTTTTGGAACCTTAGGCGACTTTTTAGATGGCGCAGACGAAGCTTTTATGCTAAGAATGCAGCGAAAGTGGCCCGCCGAAATTGAAAGAACAGTTGAAGATTATCATTATTTGGAAGATTTATATAATGATTTATTGGCAACGTAGAATTTGGTAACTGCAACTCAGCGCGATGACGCAAAAAGATTGGCAGAAGTAGGTCTTTTAATTAACAAAAAAATCCGTAGTGGTCAAGATGCTAAAAAAGAAATGGATGAACTGGTACACGTCCATGTAAAATTTCTCTAATTGCTGGGAACACCATACAACAATGGTCAATCAGCAGCGAAACCTTATTTTTATAAGGGACGTTCAACGACTAGCCGAAAGGCGTAAGCCCAAGCGGGCTGAAACGGGAAACACCATAAGGTGATGATATAGTCTAATCTGCATAGTAATATGCAGCCCCATGGGAAGAGCTTAGCGAACTCTTCTAAATATTATGATGTACCACAATATTATTAAAGCTGAAGGTTTTGAACCAAAGAATAGTAAATCTACAGGAGATTTTGACTCTGTAGGAGAGCTTTTTACTTACTTGGAGAAACGCGGCAAAAAGATGAATTGGCATACTGAGCCGCAAGATAGTGCAGACTTTACCATAAAATGTATCCAAGATCACCTTAAGCGTTTGGTGCAAAATGAAAGTAGCATTGGCGATTAGGTTGAAGACCGCCGCAAACAACTTGAATTGGCTGACCGTTTAGAACAAACCGGCAGCTACGAAGATACCGACACCGAAGAAGAAACTCTTCGTTCCATAGAATACGAAGATACTATGGACCTGGAGGATGATGACGATGACGCAATTAACTAATCCAATTGACAGCTTCCGTGTTAATGGTAATGTTCTACGAGACGGCATACCAGTAGAAAAAGGTGTAGTTCTTGACGAACGATGGGTAGAATAGCACGAAGACCTAATTCAATATTATTGTGAAAAATGGCGGCTCTATCCCGACCTTTTTTTAGATATGATTTCAAGCCGCGATTGCCCCATTAAGCTAATGTATTATCAGAGGGTTATGTTGCGAGCGTGCGCGCGATACAGGTACTTCTTCGGGTCGTTTACACGCGCAACTTCAAAGTCTTTCATAGCCATACTCTCTCAAATCTTGTCCTGCATATTTTTACCCAATAGCAAACGCTTTTTGGTTTCTCAATACAAAAAAGCATCTTTGGATATTGCAAAACAAAAAATAGAGGAAATCTTTCGTTGGTGGCCGTTACTTAAAAATGAGCTTGAATATTTAAAGCAAAGCACCGATTATATTGAAATGAAGTTTAAGAATGGTTCCATTTTCCACGTTCTTGCTCTTTCTGCTTCAAGTCGTGGCTAGCGCGCGACGGGTGGCGTAGTTGAGGAAGCTGCCTTGATAGATGGGACTTTGCTGAATGAGGTAATAATCCCCATGATGAATGTGCCCAGGCCTCAAGTAAATGGCTTCGTAAATGCGGACGAACCTCACGCCCAACAAATTTATATTACTAGTGCGGGTAGCAAAACTACCTTTGCTTATGAAAAATTAATTGAACTAGTAGTTAATGAAGTAATTGACCCAGACGATTATTTTGTCTGCGGCAGCTCATATGAGCTACCTGTGCATTATGGTTTGCTTAATAAGAAATTTCTTAATGAGCAGCGAATGAGCGCGACTTTTGACATGGATAGTTTTGCTAGAGAATCGCAGTCAATTTGGACAGGCAGTAATTCTGATAGTTGGTTTAACTCCAATCGCCTTATCAAAATCCGCAAACTTCTCAACGCCGAAAGAAAAGCTAAACCCTCAAGCAATCCAAAAATGTTCTATATCATTTCGGTAAAATTCTGCCGACTCTCTTGGTGACAAGAGATGCTAAAATTTCTTTAAAAGCTGGGAACCCCGAAAGTTTTGTTATGCTAATTATATCTACCTCAATATAATGACGCCGCGAAAGCAAAAACAAATAACAAAAAGGCACATGGTGTAAACCTAAATGCTACAAAAGGGCAATCAGCACCAATTTTGGAGGTATTCTATTTATGAAAATTATTACCATTGATGAAATTAAACAAAGAATTAATAATAAATTCCCTAATCAACCTTATGAAATTATTGAATATACTAAAGTTAGCAAGCCTTTTACAATTAAATGCTTAACTTGTGGAGAAAGACGAACTTACTCTTCTTTTTATAATTTTATTAGGAATGGACAAGCAATTTGCGAGTGCTTAGGCAGGACGGCTTATAAAGCCATACAAAAACAAAATAAAGAAAAAATTTTACAATTAATTAATAATAATCCCAATCAAACTCTTATAGATTGGGGATACCGCGAACACACACAAAAGGAAACTGTAAAAATCCTGTGTGAAAAATGTAATCAAATCTTTGAAAAAAGCAAACAAGATTATTTAAAAACCCAAACTTGTCCTTTTTGTGAATCTCATCATGATATGAATGATGTTGTATTTCGCTCTTTAATTCCACAAGACTACGAACCTTTAGAAGAATATCAAGGCACGGATACAAAAATTCTAATGAGACATAAATGTGGTTTTATTAGAAAAATTTCTCCTCACGCTTTGCTATCAGGCCGTGCTGGTTGTCCAAGATGCTCAGATAAAATGAGTCATGGCGAAAAGAAAATTGTAGATTACTTAGATTCGCAAAAAATTTCTTTCCAAAAAGAAGCAACTTTTAAATGGCAATCTAACCCACGATATAGATATGATTTTTATATACCTGAATATAATTTAATTATAGAATACCATGGAGAGCAACATTACAAAGAGTTTGTCAAATTTGAATCTAAATTACCTTTGGCTGAACGCCAAGAACGAGATACTTTAAAAGAACGAGAAGCTAAACAGCAAGGTTATAATTATTTAATAATTTCATATACAAATTTTCGTAAAATAGAACAAATATTAGAAAATTGGTTCAACGACTATCCCAATGTGGAGTAGGACGGAAGCGATTGCCGCCCGAAAGAAGAAACATCTATTATAGATGAAAATATAGTCTAATCTTTACAGAGATGTAAAGCTCCATGCGGTAAGCGTAGCGACCTTGCCGAAATAATAATGAGACGTAGCACGTACAGGAAATAATGATACTTCTGTAATGATTATAAAAGTTCTTCCCTCCCAAGACGGTTGGACGAAGAAAGTAGTTTATACTGAAAATCTAACAAAAATGTCCTTCCCCGAACAAGCTGCACGTATTAAAGAACTTAACGAACTCTTTAATCCTCGCGACATTGTAATTGACGCAAACACTATCGGTACTGGTCTACTTGACCAACTTGTTATTCCCTCCATTGGCCCTAAAGGACAACAATACGGCGCACTTTATGTTTCTAATGACCCAGACACCTACCCTCATCCTCGTGGAGTTGAGGCAAAAATCTATAACATAAAAGCTAACGCTGCCCTTAACAATGAAATATATTCTAACTTTTATATCCAAATGAACAGTGGAAATGTTTTGCTTTTAGCCAATGAAAGAATCGCACGCGAAAAATTACTATCAACCAAAAAAGGCCAACGGATGAATTTATATTAGAGAGAAAAATTCCTCTTACCATACATAATGACCTCGCGACTTATAGATGAGATTAATAACCTAAAATTGCGCCCTACTGGCGCCGCCAATCAGTTAGCAGTAGAATAGATTTCTAGACGTATAAACAAAGACCGTGTTTCTGCTTTAGCCTATGGACTTTATCGCATTAAAGAATACGAAGATAAAGAAACCCGTCGCAACAAAAAACGAACTGGTATTGGCGCAATGACATTCTTCTCATCAAGTAAAAAGAAGGCAGGTGATTAATTTGCCAGAAAATACCAAACCTCGCGATATTAATGCTTTTATTGAATTTGCAAAAAAGGCATCATATCGCGCGCCCAGAACAGAACGTGCATTAAATGATAGGTATAACCGCGTATATAGTACAACTTCCACAAAAGGTTTTACTAAAGAAGAAATTAATGACATTCTTGCTTCTGGCAATCCAACTCTTATTCGGCAATTATCACTTTACTTTGCGCGATTTAGCGGTATTTATGATAGAATTATTGCCTATATGGCGACATTACTTACTTATAACTATATCGTTATTCCGCAATATAATTTAGATAATGCGCCTAAAAATTTAAAAAATACTTACAACAAAAATTGTAGATTTTTGAAATCTATGAATTTAGAGATGCTTTTACCTAAAATTAATAAAGTCATCTTGCGCGAAGGTGTATACTATGGCTTTATGAAAGTGGGAGAGAAAGACCAGCCAATTTTCTATTAGTTGCCTGCTCGCTATTGCCGCACAAGGTTTAATGATGAATTTGGTTTGCCTGTTCTTGAATTAAATGTGGCCTATTTTGACAATATCGCATACGATGAGGCAGAACGAAAAAGCATTTTAGAATTGTTCCCAAAATATGTTTAGACTCTGTATCGCAAGAAAAAAGTGAGCGAACTTTGGATTGAAATCCCCGCTGTAGAAGGGGGGATGTGTTTTATGTTTAATGAGGAAGGAGTCCCTCCCCTTATCGCTGGTATGGATGCTATTGCAGACCTTTAGGGCGCCCGCGACAGAGAAGCAGAACGCGACAAAAATGAACTACAAAAACTACTAATCCAAAAATTACCTGTAGACAAATCTACAGGAGAATTACTTTTTTCTTTGGAAGAAGCACAAGAATTGCACCAAAGCGTTTGTAATATGGTAGGTGATAACGACACAATTGATGTTCTAACAACCTATGCAGACATTTCTTTGGAAAGCGTACAAGAACCAGATTCCGCCGCGAACAGTTCTACAAGTCGTTTGTAGAAGTATACCTCTAGTGTTTATGATGATATGGGTATAACTTCTCAAATTTTTAATTCTTCTAATGGTAGTACTGCAATTACTTATTCTATTAAAAAAGACATTTCCATTATGTTCTCTTGGAGTAAATAGTATGAGGTTTGGTTAAATGTAATTTTGCGCAACCGTACAAAATCAGAAAATAACTACTGCACTATTAAATTTTTGCCAATCTCTACACTCTTCCAAAAAGATAGCGTAGATATGTACCTCAAAGCGGCACAATACGGCTATCCAAAAACAATGGTCAGTAGTGCGCTTGGTTTAGATGCTATGGACTTAATGGAACTTTCTGATTATGAAAACAAGACCGCAAAGTTAGACCAAAAACTCGTGCCATTAAATAATAGTTATACTCAAAGTTCCAGCGATAAAAATTCTAAAAATAATGAAAAAACTCCTAATAAGACTACTTCTACTCCCAACTTATCTAATGAAGGTGGCCGTCCTACGAAGAGTATTGAAGAGCGTGCAGACCGCACCAATGAAAATATCGACGGGGCTACCTAATGGGGTGAATCAAATTGGAAAAGCAAATTCCATTTAAATTTGATATTCAGTTTGGTGAAACATTCATTCCTACTCAGGAAGACCCCACCTTAAAGAAAGGCAAAGTTAGAGTTTTTTATAAGGGTTTGAATCGTAATTGCAGTTATATTACAGATTCTTTTGCGCAAAAGTTAATTGAATCTGCTAATCTCAAACCTATTGTAGGGACTTATTTGTACTCTGAAAAGGATTTTGGCGGTCACGAAGAATCCACCGATAAGCGCGCTTATGGGGTAGTTGTTCCAAACAGCGGAACCTGGGAAGAACATCTTGACTCCGATGGCGTAAAACGTACTTATGCAACTTTTGATGTTATTGTTTGGGCCGAATATTGGGACGAAGCAAAAGAAATTTTTTCAAAAGCGCAAAGTATGGAACTGGATAAGAATACAATTAAAGGTTCTTGGAAAGATATTATTTATAATGATTTTGAGGACCAAGCATTTGTATATACCGATGGCGTAATTAAGGGACTATGTGTTCTCGGCAAGCGCGAACCTTGTTTTGAGGGTGCTGCGTTCTTTGATTTAGCTGACGATAGTTATAAGCAATTTACACTTGCTATGCAAAAATACTTTAATGGAGGTAAGGACGCTATGGAAGAAGTTAAGCAAGAAACTTCTGTTGAGGTTACTGAAGAAGTCTTTACGGAAACCGAACCTACAGCAGAAACACAAGTAGAGGCTCCTGCGGAAGCCGAAGCTAGCGCTCCTACTGAATCCGAAGAAGTGAAGGAAGAGGAAGAAACTCCTGCGACAGAAAATACCGTAGAAGAAACTTCTGAGGAACCCGCTACAGAACCTGTTGCGGAAGAAACTCCTAACTTTGAGGATAAATATAACGAGCTACTGGAGACTTACAATGCTCTCCAAACTCAATATGATGCGTTAGTAGAGCAACATAAAACTCTACAAGAGGATTATAACAAGACTTCCGAAGAAAAGGAAGTTGCTGACCAACTCTACGAAGCTGTAAAGCAAGATTTGGCTTCTAAAGAAGAAACCATTTCTAACTATTCTAAACGCATCCAAAAGTATGAACAGGAAGAAAAAGAAGAACTACTCAAAAAGTTCTCTAAGTGCCTACCTGCGCCAGTAATGCAAGAAGTTAATGATTCTATGGCCAATATGACCTTAGATGAATTAAATACTCGTTTGGCGATGGAATACACTTCTTTCTCTATGGCAAAAGAACAAGATGAAGAAATTCGTGTACCTCAAGTACCGAAGGAATCTAATGCTTTTGCTCAACTTCTAAGCAAATACAAGAAATAATTGGAGGGAATTTATTATGGCTAAGTTTCCACTTTCTAAGTATGCCAGCCTAGAAATGAATCGTGCGGCATATCTAAAGAATGGTTTAGTTCGTTCTCAGACTCCTCTGTCTGATGAATTTACTGCCGCTGCTCCTTGTGAGAACGGTATGTGGGTAGATGCTAATATTGCTAATCAAGAAATTAAGCTACCTGCTGCTGATACCGTACAATATGGTATCGTTTACACCACTGAAAAGGAATGGGGCCGCTATGTGTATGGTTTAAAGGAACATTTTGATGTAGCTGGCGCTTATCCTCGTGTAGGTATTCTACATTCTGGCGACATTTTCACCACTAACTGCTTTGATATGGGTGATTTTGCTGACCTAAAGGCTTTTGAAGAAGCTATGAAGGCTCTTGATACTACTCCTCTATATGTTGTACCCGTAGCTGGTGATGGCCGTCCCAAGGTAACCGCTACTAAGCCCACTTCCGGTGCTTATGGCCAGGTAGTAAAGTATACTACTGTTCCTAACGGCGAAAAGGCGATTAAGTACACCATCTTAGAAGCTTAATAGTTGGAGGTATAAGATTATGGAAAATAACTTAAAGCAACTATTAGATTGCGCTCGTGGTGTAAATATCCCCACCGAGTTTGAGAATCAGTCTATTGATTATGATGCAGCTCTTCGTGATGAGCTAAAGCGTCTAATGGGCACTCGCCACCAATTTGAGCGTAATGCCCCCGAAGTATTTGAAATTCTAGAGCAAACCGCTGAGGAAATTCTTCCTCGTAAGGTTATTGATTTAATTGGTATGTTTGCCGAAGTAAAGCAATTTGGCAACAAGGACCGCTTAATCTTCAAGAAGAAGAAGGGTCGCGAACGTGGCAAGCAATATGTAACTCGTGCTACCGCAGCTGGTGTTTATGAGACTTTCCGTCTTGACCAAGAGCAATTTGAAGTAACTCCTGTTGCTTATGGCGCCGCTGGTATTATGGACTTTGAGCGTTATCTTGATGGTGATGAAAATATTCTTGAAATCTACGATATTATCCTTGATGGTCTAGCCGAGCGTATTTATCAGGAAATTCAAGGTATGCTACTTGCTACTTGGAATGACTCTGGCCGTCCCAGCGTGAACAAGGCTGCTTCTAATGGTTTTGATGCCGCAAAGATGGCTAAGTTAATTTCTGTTGTAAGCGCTTACGGCACTCCCGTTATTTATTGCGGTCACGAATTTGCTGCTCAAATGTCCAATGTTATGACTGACGGTGCGCATTATTGGAAGGTTTCTGAGCGTGATGCAGATGAAGTCCGTGAAAACGGCTATATTGGCAAATTTGCTGGTGCTTCTATCGTAGTAATGCCTAATAGCTTCACCGATGAAACTAACTCTCGTATGATTTTCAATCCTCGCTTTGCTTATGTAATTCCTGCTGGCAAGGAAAAGATTGTTAAGATTGCTATGGTTGGTGACTCCCATATGCGTTATGTTGACAATGAGGATTGGAGCACTGAGGTTCAATTCTATAAAAAGCTAGGTATGGCTATTGTAACTGAGCCTTATTACTGGGGCATTTATTACAATAGCGCCATTGAAGATGGCGGCTGGGATAACGATAAGATTCTAAATCCCTAATATTTAAGATAAATTCGCGGGAGGCCGCGAGTCGGCCTCCCTCCATATGAGTAAAAGGAGTAAAGATAATGGGTAAAGTTAAAGTTAAGAATTTAAGCACATTTGTAATTGGTATTAATTTACCTAATGTGCGTTTTCGTCGTGATTTGATGCCAAAGCAAGAAACTGCGTTGCCGGAAGATGTATTTGAAGAATTCAATTACGACCCTGGCTGTCAGGCTTTTATTAAGGACGGTTTTTTACAAGTTATTACTGAAGATGATGAACTTAAGGCTCAAATTAGTGTAAAGCCTGCTGCTAAAACTAGCGCAGATGTTAATGTAAAGTATTTATTAACTGAAGCTCCTGTTAAGGATTTAATTACTGTTCTTAAGGGTAAGGACTTATCTCCTGCACTAAAAGACGAGTTTATTGAAACCGCTCGTGAGCTAAAGATTACAGATCTTGGCCGCAGCAATGCTTTAAAGCAATATTTAGGTTTTGATTGTTTAGAAGCCGTTCGTATGTCTATTAAGTAAGGGGTGAAGCTCTATGGCTACCTCTTTTCAAGATGTGTATGATGTGTTTTTATCCAAAGTTGAAACTGATGATTGGATGGCCACAGAATACTGGGACATAGTGAAAAAAGATTGGAAGATGCTGCTTGACGCGGCGATAATGCGTTTTCGTTACCCACATATTTCTTTAGATTATGATGTTAAAGCAGAAAGTTTTAACGAAACCTTAACTAATGACGAGATTCAGATTCTTGCTTCTTTTATGAAATATGAATGGTTATCTCGTTGCGTGAATACGTGGGATAACATTCGACACCTTTATAGCACGAAAGACTTCTCATAGGCCAATTTCCTCGACAAGCTCATCAAAGACCAAGCCCAATGTATGGATGATTGCTTGTTTTTGTTGGACCGTTATGACCGCTCTATTCGCTATAAGCCAAATAAAATTTTTGGTAAATTGGCAGGTAAAAATACATGATTGAAGGTTATTATAATAAGCTTCAAGGGCGGCTTTATGGGTTGCTTTGCGAACGTGAAAAAGGTGGGGCTTGGGAAAAATTTTTAGAAACAATTCTTTTAGAACTTTATGGCCTAGAAAAAATTGATAAAACAATCAATTATTGGCCTCTTATTGGAAAACTTTCTGAACTAAAATATTTGGATTATCAATATTTTAGAAAAACTATTTTTGAGTGTATCAACTTAGTTAAGGAGTTGAGCGCAAATGAGTGAATATTTTGAAGTTTACCGTTAGCGTGCAACTCATTTAGGAGTAACTCCATAGGAGCGAGCTTTTAAATCTGGTTAGTTGGAGTTTAAAAAGAATCTTCATTATAATCAATCAACAGTCCGGGGCTTACGATGCGAGGGTAGTTATTTTGATGGTGTTATTTTAACCGATAAATAGGATGAAAATCGTGTTTCTCAAATTTTATTGACTGAGTTATCTGTGGAATTAAAACCCGGAGATTTGGTAGTTTGGAATGAAAAGCCTTGGCTTATTTATAAAAAAGTTGTGTCTGCTTATTAGCCTCACAATAAATTCTATATGGTTTAGTGTAATTATGTTATAAATTGGGTTGATACAAAAGGTAATTTACATTCGTCCGCGGCCTATATCGTAGGGACCAAAGACAGCAAACTTAAGGGGAATTACAGGACTTGACAAGTTCCAGGTCCCTTAACCAGTAATGGTTAAGTAAAAAGCTATTGAATTGCTGGGAACTCCTAAAGCTTTGTATGCTAAAACGTAAGTTCGTTTAGAACTAAGCGTAATCGCCGCGAAAGCAGAAAAAAATACAAAGATAAGCATAGTGGTGTAAACCTGTTCGCTTTAATAATGGACAATCAGCAGCTAAGACCGAAAGGTAAAGTTCAACGACTATCCGTATGGAGTAGGCTTTTTTGCCGAAGTGGTAGCCCCCTCAATGAGGGTGAAGATATAGTCTGAACAATATAGAAATATATTGGAGTGATATTATGAGTTATGGCTTAATTTATAAAGCGTATAATAAAGTTAATCAAAAAAGTTATATTGGACAAACAACGAAAACATTAGAACACAGAAAACGAGCACATTATAGTAAATATTCAAGTTGCGTGCTTTTCCGAAGAGCCTTGGAAAAATATCCAAAAGAAGATTGGGAATGGTCTGAAATTGATTATGCGAATTCTCAAGAAGAACTTGATGAAAAGGAGCAATATTGGATAGCTTATTATGATACACATAATGTTGAAAAAGGTTATAACTTAACTGATGGAGGACAAGGTTCTCCCGGTGTAGTAATAACTGATGAACATAAACGGAGAACTCGTGAATCTATGTTAAAAGTTGTTTCTAATAATTATAGCAAGCCGAATAGCCCATTAAAACCTGTTAAATGTATAGAATTGAATAAAAATTTTATATCTTATTCAGAAGCGTCTCGTCAAACTGGCGCGAATGTTAATTCAATTCGCCGAGTAATTAAAGGTGAGTTAAAAACCGCAGGGGGTTATCATTGGGAATTGCTTACGGGAGAAGAACGATTAAGTTGTTTGCCAAACGCTATTTATTGCGTAGAATTAGATAAAATTTTTGATAATGTCCGCCAAGCCCGAACCGAAGAAAGGTTCCATGAAGGTAATCTTGGTTTAGCACTTAAAAATGGAAAACCTGACGAACCTAAAAAATATAGCGGTTATACGTTTTATTGGGTTAATCCTCAATATCATTAATGTGGAACGAGCTGATCACGCCCCAGCCAAATAAGTTTATGGAAGTATTAATGCCTTATCAACCAATTGAAAAATCAACCGAAATTATTTTATATGATGAAGCTTGGGAACTAATTGAATATGACCGCGTATCTGTTCCAGGAACAATTTACTTATCTTTTACTGAAAGTAAAGTAAATGAATTGCGAGATAGTGTGCAAGAACAAATTGCTAACATTGATAAATTACAAGTTTGGAGCATCAATGCTCCATTACAATTATCAGTAGAAGTAGGAGAAGTTATTAATCCTATTTATACTTTATTAAAAAACGGCGTTATTCAAAAAGATCTTAAAGCAACCTTAGTTCCAAGTGAAAAAATGTCATACAATGAAAATGGTGAATTAATTGCCACTGAAGCGGGCGAAACTGAATTATTGCTTACCTATGAAAACTTAATGCTTACACTTAAAGTTATCATTGGTGGCGCCGCACCGATTGGTTATATCAACGGTGACAATTTTATTCGGATGGGACGCTCTGCTTCCTATGAATTAGTTATGCCAGATATTGGTGCAGTTGAAACAGAATTTGTTATTGATAATACAGTTCTTGCTTCTATACAGAATCAAGGCAATAAATGTATTGTCAAAGCAAATGAACGTAATAAACTTGGCAAAGTTATTCTTTCTACAGAATATAATGGTCAATCTTACACTAAATCAATTGATATTTATGCTTTATGGTAGGAGGCTTAATTATGGCGACACAACGTAGATTCGCCGTAATGGGCGAAAACTTATATAAGATTATTAATAAGTTAACGACTAATTAGCGCATTTGTCGTCTACTTAAATACCAAAATTCTAATCCGTTTGACCCTACACTTCCGGATGTAGATGGGTTGTCTTTGTTAAATTAGAACTTTATTATTGTTCCAAAGTATCCCGAAATTGATAATATAGAGCGCTCTTATATAACAATTATATTTGATAAATATATTATCAATCCGCAAAATCCAGATTTTAAATATTCCACAGTTCGTTTTGAAGTAGTTTGTCCTTATTCGGAGTGGATTGTTGATGAAGGTAATTTGCGGCCTTATTTATTAATGTAGGAAATTGATAGTCTATTTAATCAAGCGAAACTTAGTGGTTTGGGTAATTTACAGTTTGTATAGTGTGTTCCATTGACCCTTTCTCCTTAGATGGGCGGCTATACGATGTATTATTAGATTAATGACTTTAATTGATGATGATAAATTGCGTTTATTATGCGGTAAGCCGTTAATTTTTAAAGATATTTGTTTAGTATATTCTCCTATATTAGAAGATATAATTTCTGTTGGTTTGTCCAAATTTTATAAAGATATTTCTTTATTACTAATTGAGAAACCTTCTGTAGAAGAAAAAGAAGTTAATGATGTATTAAAAAATTTAAGTGATTTTGAATATTTGTTGCTTATTTGTTCTATGGAACCAGAAACAAAGAAAATGTTAGAAGAAGCGTTTTATTTATTTACTCAAGATTCTATTATTATTTCTTTGGAAACTTCAAGTATTATTTTAGGCGATCCGTCTGAAAAACGCATTTTAACAAAAGATAATTTCTATGATTTCCAAACATACATTGGTTTAGCTTGTGCAATGGAAGATTATTCAGAAGAGCGTATAGAGTTTTTAGATACAGACTCCCAAAAAGTAAGAGAGCTAAAGCTTCAAATGCTTGAGGGTAGAAAAAAACGAAAAGAATTAAAAGAAAAGCAAAAGAAATCAGACAAAAGTACAATTAACTTTTCTGATTTAGTAGCTTCTCTTCCAATTGGAACTTCAGGATATACTCTTCAATCTGTTATGAAATTGAGTTATTATGCTTTTCAAGACCAACTTAAGCGTATGGGTTGGCATGAAGAGTTTAATATAAATACCCGAGCCGCAATGGCTGGGGCAAAAATAGGAAAAGACAAACTTTCTCATTGGATAAAAACAATGACTTTTAAATAAGGAGGATGTTTAATATGGCCATTAACATCTTTGAACGTTATGGTAGAAATGCCACTGTAAGGAGTAATTCTTACTGACAATTCTTGTGAATTGCTGGGACGCCCTAAAGCTTATTTACTACAACGAAGCGTGCAAATGCAAGCGTGAATGTTTTAAAAATAATAAGATGTAACAATGGGTTATCAGCAACTAAGCTAAAAAGGAGATAATAAATAATGTGGAAAACTGTTCCCGTTGATAATAATTATGAAGCTTGTGAAAATGGGCAAATTCGTGATAAAGACACAAAAGAAATTATTTCACAATGGAAAGATAAAGATGGATATTTATTGGTATCTTTATCTCGGCATTTATATCGTGCTCATAGAATTATAGCTTCTACTTTTATTAGTAATCCAAATAATTATCCTGTTGTAAATCATAAAGATTTTAATAAGTCTAACAATTGTGTTAATAATTTAGAATGGACCACTTATTCTGAAAATACTAAACATAGTTTTTCTGGAAAACATCGCGAAGAAGGCATAAAAGAATGGGTTAAAAAAGTTCAGCCTTTAGGCGCGAAAGCATCTAAAACGAAGGTCGCACAATATGATTTAGAAGGCCATTTATTAAAAGTTTATGATTCCCAGCGCGAGGCAAGTGAGCAAACAGGAACTTGTCGTAGTTCTATTACGCAATGTGTTCGTGGAAAGCGAAAAACTGCGGGAGGATATATTTGGGAATACTTTTTAGAAAGCTCAACGACTAAGCGAGAAGAAAATCCTGCTTCTCCTGTGCAAGACTCCGAGAAATCGGATGAAGATATAGTCTGAACTTATAGGAAACTATAAGAGATTGATAACAGGTTCAATCGCAACATAATTGATTAAGGAAGTAGCTAACGTTTATTTCCAAGCTCTAGCCGACGAAGGAGACATCAAAGCCGGCGATATTGTACTCTATTTAAATACCCTAAAGGTTTCTACTGTAGAAACTACTGCTGAAAGTGTAAGCGCTCAGGGCGGTTGGGGTTGACATACATACTTAGGTTTGCCTCAACGGAAAAATCCTCTTAATTGCTGGAACATCCTTAGAGCTTGATTAACTCAACAAATTAGTAATAATTTGACAAATGTAAAAATTTGTAGTAATATAAATCAAGATTGGATAATCAGCAGCCAAATCTCTTAAGGCCAGAAGAGAAAGGTTCAACGACTAATTGTAGTGAGAAGTCTCACGAAACAGAGGACCTCCTTTAAAAAGGAGTGAAGATATAGTCTGAACTTATAGGAAACTATAAGCTGGAGAAATCCGCGTATAAATTAACGACTTATACGGAACACAATGAATCCTAAATTGGTCACTTGGGACTTAATTTTACCATAGGTCCCCTTAATGGCGACATTAAGTTAAAAAGCTGGAGAATTGCTGGGAACTCTGACCGGATAATGCCGAAGACAATCAGCAGCCGAGCCGTATTTACGGAAGGTTCAACGACTAAGAGGGAGCGAAAACCTTGCTCTCCTGCACCAGCCTCTCACGGCCATGTGAGATGAAGATATAGTCTGAACTTATAAGAAATTATAAGAGTTTATGATAAGGCATAAACGTAACATAATGATGGTAAGGACATCAACGTAACCCTAGAAGATGCTGTAGTATCTTGGGAAGAACTACGCATTATCATGGGCGGTGCGATGTACAACAAAACTACTGACGAGCACACTGTTACTATTTATAAGAATGCTGAACGCAACTTTAAGGTTGGTGAAACCTTTACCTTCCCAATGGGCGATGGTAAGACTATTGGCGGTAAGAACAATTTCCCTGGTGCGGATGTTGTAAAGACTGGTTTTAAGTTTAAGTGGGTTGATATGACTCACGGCCTACGTGGCTCTGGCGAAGTTGATAGTGTAACTAATGATGGCGGCGATCCCGCTAAGTACACTGTTACTTTAAAGACTGGCACTAAGCCTTTCGCCGATGCCGCCACCGAAATTACTAAGATTCGTTTCTTCTGGGAAGAAGAAGTAGTTGAAGAAGGCACTGCTTCTGAAATCGTTATTAGTCCTTCTACATTTCCTGGAACCTTTCCTCAACATTGTAGGGCTCCACGCGGGAAACTAAAAATAGCAAATTAATTCAGTGAATTGCTGGAAACTCCTTAGAGCTTAGTTAACTACAACATATGCTTGAAATATTGCAAAATGTGAGAGTTTAAAAATAACTAAGATTGGATAATCAGCAGCCGAGCCTTGAAATATAGGAAGGTTCAACGACTAAACACTCTAAAATCTCTGAGTTAGCACTGAACATTAGAAGGCCATTTCTAATGAAGATATAGTCTGAACTTATAAGAAATTATAAGAAGCTTGAGAAGCGATAACAAAATGACAAGGTTGTAGGCGATGCTCTAATTCGTTCTGAAGCCACTGGTAAGGATGAAGCTTTCCAATTCATTATCAACAAGGCTAAGATGCTGAGCGAAGTAACCCTATCAATGCAGGCCGAAGGTGATCCTTCTACTTTCAGCCTTACTTTGAATGTACTCCGCGATAATGATGGAAACATGTTTTCCTTAGTGAAATATTGATGGTAAAGTGCTATTTAAGCACACCAAATTAAACTAACCGCGGGAGCGGGCGTTAATCCGCCTGCTCCCTTTATTTTTTTATCTTCGGAGGTAAATAATGAACACTCTTGAAGAACTTGGTATAAAAAATCTTGAGCGAGTTTGTATAAAGACAAAAAACGAAGTCGCCTTCGGAGAAAGATTACTTGAAGCAGGCGAACCAGTTATTTATTTTGATAATTTACAAATTGCGCTTCTTTCTGAAAATGTTCGCCCTATTATGGCTCGTGGTGGTTGGCATAATGAGCCGCGTGTTATTTGGGAGGATCGTCAAGAAACAACATTTGCATTTTCTAATGGAACGATAAATACAATAAGTTTTAACTTACTTCTTGGCGCAAATATGTTAAATAAAGTAGATGACAATATTTTACCATATAATGAAGTTATTATGTTAGATGAGAATGGAAAAGGGTATTTAAAGTATCATCCTATTTTGAATGATATAGAATATAAAAACTTCTTCTTTACTTATAATTTCAATAATATTCAAGGCCGCATTTTTCCTATTTCAATTGATAATTTAAAGATTGATTTTGGAAAAGAATTTGCCAACCAAACTGTTATGTGTGATTATTATTTTGAATATAAAAAAGATATAATAACTTATTCTATGAATCGTGAGAGATTTACGAATTTATATACTCTTGAAGCCACTTTTCAAATGAAGGATGAGAATGAAGGCTTACTACGCACAGGTTATTTGCGTATGCCTAAAATTCGTATATTGAGTAATATTAATTTGAGAATGGGAGAAAGAGCAGACCCTATGGTGTCTACTTTTAGAGTTATAGCATAGCCAGAGACAAAGGAAGGAAGAGATGATGTTGTATGCGAAATACAATATCTTGATGAAGACATCTCTGGTATATAATATGTGCTCCCATTCGGGAGCACTTATTTTTTTGGGTAAAAGGAGTTGAGAATAAATATGGCCACAGGACCAAGAAGTTATACAGTAGCTGTTGATTTTGTTGCAAATAAAAAGCAAATGGACCAAATTGTCCAACAATTTGAATCTCAATTAGCTTAGATGAATCCTGGCACTGCTTTATATACTAGTATGTCTAAAACGCTTGACCAATTAAAGGCTAAAGCGCAAGATTTTGCTGATACGTTGGCGGGGCCAATGGTAGATAGCAATTAGTTAAAAAAAGCTGCTCGTTAGGTTGAATCTTTTTATGATACTGTTCAAAATTCCGCGCGACAAGTACAAAATGCGGGATTAAGCAATTTTATTTTAACCGACGCAGAAAAGCGAGACTTAAATACTTTTGCTAATAAAATTTCTGCTATTAAAAAGGATTTGCGTGCTATTGAAGGCGGCGCAGAGCCAAAGAAAAATAGCCGAGAGTTTTTAGAAACTTATAATGATGGTAAAGGAAGAACAGGCCGCTCTATTTTGGCAGATGCTACTGCTACTAAACTTAAAGGTTTTAATGCAGATAAGTCTTTGAGTGCCAATGCTGCTGCTTTTAGAGCTGGTATTAGTGATGCAGAAAAATAGCTTGCTAGTTTAGAACAAAAAGCATCTGATGTTATGGCTAAATTAGCACCGTTACGCCAAGGAATGGCCGCGGCACAAGCAAAACGAACTTCCGCTTAGACCGAAATGGGCATAACTAGTCAAACTTATAATAGAAGTCGCTTTGCTTCAAGTATAGCGCAAGCGACAACTGTTAGTGGTTTGACAGCAAATTATACAGCAAGAAATGTTCTTAATTCTATTCAAAAAGAAATTACAAGTAATACTGACTACTACAATAAATCTTCCAACACTCTAACCGATGTTGGTAGAGACGTAGTAACATAGATGATGCGGGCATTTAAGATTGATAGTGCCGAAATTCAATCTGTAATTAGTGGCCCAGTTGCTGGTTTAAAAGACAGTATTATGGCCGCGATTGCTAAAGCCATTCAATTAGAAAATGATGGAGTTGGCCTTGGTGTTGAAGGTGTAGAGAGAGTTCAAAAAGTTAGCGCCTGGGGTCGTAACTATGCGAATAAATTTATGGTACAACAATCTGTTGACCGTTACACTACTGCGCAAACTCAATTAAATGAAGCAGATACTTATATCCGTGCAAATTAGGGGAAGTTAAATACTTAGGAACAAGAGTATGCTAATATCCAAAATGATATTACTAGTATAACCTCTACTTTAATTCCTTCTTTACGAAGTCTTGCTACAGAATTTGAAAATCTTTCTACTATCCTAAAAGCCCAAACAATACAAGAATTACAAGATAAATTAAATAGTTTAACTCAAGAATAGCAAGGATACCAAGATGCTCTTCGCGTCAGAAAAACTGGCGGTGCAGCGAATATTGGTTCCAATATTAGAGATTATCGCATTGGAGCGGAAGATAATTTACGCGCACAAGGCGACTTTAACGCTGCGGCGCAGCAAGCTCAAAATGAAGCAGAGATGTTTAAACGTAATTTACAAATGTCTATTACTCATTGGATGGGAGCAAAACAAATTGTATATTATATTAGACAAGGTATTCGTGAAGCTTATAATGACATTCAAAATCTTGATAAAGCAATGACAAACATTGCAGTAGTTACTAATTTTAATGTTGAAGATTTGTGGAGCCAAATTAATGATTATATGGCCATTGCAAAACAATATGGCGTAACTACTCAAGGTGTTTATGAAGTAACACAACTTTATTATCAACAGGGCTTAGGAACTGCAGACGTAATGGAGGCAACAACTGAGACATTAAAAATGGCTCGTATTGCTGGTATTTCTTACAGTGATGCCGCAGATGGTATGACTGTAGCCATTCGTGCGTTTAAAATGGAAATGGAAGATGCAGCTCATGTTACGGACGTTTACAGTAATGTAGCGGCAAAAACTGCGTCTGATACGCAAGACCTAATTGAAGCCATGTCTAAAACCGCCTCCGGCGCAGCAAACGTTGGTAGCAGTTTTGAAAATACAACCGCGATGATCGCTACTATGGTTGACTAAAAACAGCCCCTTATTATTGAAAGATAATATTGAACTCAGAATATGCGGGGAAACCCTGAGAGCAATAACTACTAAATCATAAAATGATGGCAATGGGTAATTCCAAAGGTATAGTAAAAAAGTTATTGATTGGGTAATCCGCAGGGATAGCACAGAAATGTGAAGCCCTCAACGACTATCAATGAGCGGCTTATTTTTATACCTAAAAATAAGTTGATGGTATAGTCTACTCCGTTTAAATATCCTGAAAAGGACGGTAGAAAGGTGAGGCGACGCGTGAAAGTCCCGAAAACATCGGTTCCGCCCTTAAGAGTATTATCTCCCGTTTTGGTGAGATGAAGAAAGGCTCTGCTTTTGACGAAGACGGCGAACTTATAGATGTAAATAAAGTCCAAACTGCTCTTGCTTCTGTTGGCGTTTCTTTGTTGGACGCACAAGGCCAATTCAGAGATTTTGACGATGTAATTTTTGAATTAGCTGATAAATGGGATACTTTGGATAAAAACTCACAGCGCTATGTTGCAACAATTGCAGCCGGCAACCGTCAGCAATCTCGTTTTATTGCTTTGGTCAGCAATGGCAAGCGTTTGCGTGAAGTTGCTGCCGCGGCAGAAGATTCAGAAGATGCGGGATTAATTCAATATAGTAAAACACTTGATAGTTTAGAAAGTAAGTAGGCTAATTTAAAAACAAGTTTCCAACAATTCTATATGGATATTTTTAATGGAGACTTTTTTAAAGGGTTCCTTGAAGGTTTAAATTCTGTATTAGAAGGTTTTAATAAACTTTCTAAACCTACTGCCTTATTAAATGTTGCGGGAATTATTTCTGCAATTAAATTACTTGCAAGTTTGGGTATAAGCGCATTCTCTAATGCTTTTGGCGAAGTTCGCATGAATTACAAGAGTATGATAGAAGGTATGCGCACTGTTAGTGAAGAAGGTGGTAGAAACAATGCCCAATCTTTTGCTAATGGAGTTAGAACGCAAACTCAAATTCAACAAGGAGTCCCTGCGGGATGGCAGACATCTTATAATTCACAAACTGGTAGAATGTAGTGGATGCCTGTATCTGGAGGATAGGGATAGCTAAGTCAAAATTTAACTTTTGCTCAGCAACATCGTGGGCTTTTAATTGGAACTTAGCTAGCTGGTGGAGTTTTATCCACTGCTGGTTCTATTGTTGCTTAGAAAAATTAGTTTCTTGGTGCAGGCCTTTCTGGTGCCGGAAACGCATTATCTATTGGTTCTACAGCTTCTATTTTAGCTTCTGCAATTCCTACATTAGCTGGCGCAGCTGGGCCTATAGGCCTTGCAGTCGGAGCTTTAGGTGGCTTAATTAGTTTTATTTCTTCTATTCCTTCAAAAGTAGAAAAAGCTCAAGAAGAAGCCCAAAAAGCTACTGAGAAATATGATGAAGCCAACTTAAAACGTGCAGAAGCAAAACAAAAAGTTTCTACATTGGAAGAAGGTATTGAAAAACTTAAGTCTTTACAAAGTACTCAATATGATAGTGAGGAAGCTCGTAAAGAGTGGATTGATGCGAATAATTCTTTATTTGAATCCGTACCAGAATTAAGCGCCTCTTTTGATGCCGCGGGAAATGCTATAATTGACTTAACAAGTGCCGAAAACACTTTGGCTGCAGCACGGAAACAAAGTGCTCAGGCCACAATTGATTCTGCAAAAGCAGAATTAGAAAAAGCAGAAAAAGATTTAGTTACATATGAAACATAGCAGGCAAAACTATTTGGGAATAATGGTCTATTAGCAAGAGAATATAGAAGTAATATTGCTTATAACAAAACAGTGTCTGCAACAAACCTTTTTGGCAAATTTGATAAATCCTTAGATGAACTAGCTACCGCATTAGGATACTCTTCTACACGAGATTTACCTATGATTATTGGTAGTAGAGATACTTCTTTTCTTGATGTCTCTGAATTAAAACTTAACGCTGCGAAGACATTAGATTTAACAAACCCAGCAGTTTTAGAATTCTTTAGAGATAATATGACTGAGGGGAAAAAAGTCTTTTATGAGAATTTTTTAAAATTATTAAAAGACGAGGGTACTTCTGCCATTAAAGAAGAACAATTAAATAATAAGCCAACAGATATTATTGATGGTTCTTCTGCGAAAACTTGGGTAGAATTTATAGAATAGTCTAATCTTTTAGAACAAAAAATTGCAACTCAAAAAGCTACTATAGAATCTGTTACGCCAACAATTTCATAGGCAAAAATTACTTCTAAAATTCAAGACAGAATTTTAGAAGGGAATTTAGTTGGTCAAGCTTATAAACAATTAACAGGCGTAGATGAAGTTGCTTCAAAAACTTTGTTGCGTTGGGCAGATGGTGATTGGAATAAATTAGATGATGTTACTATTAAAAACGGATTAGAGGATTTAGATTCTACTATTTCTGGATTATATAATTCTTTAATCACATTAGGTGAAGTTGATAATTATAATGACGCAGTTCAAAAGCTTACTGCTGGAAAGACTACTTATCAGCAATTTTTAGCTCAAGTAGAAGAATTGGGGATAAAACTTCCTGAAGCATTTTCTGCAACATATAAAGAGAAATTTTCTAAGGTCGCCAATTTAACCTCTAAAGCTTTGACCGTGCATGGTTTTAGTGACGTAGCTAATTCTTTAAGTCAAAATGTTCCACAAATTTATCAATCGGTAATCACCTCTTATGCTAAACAACTTCGCGATTAGGTTGTGTCTGGCAGAATGACTTCTGCGAAAGCAAGTGAACTAATGCAAGCTCAAGATACACTTTGGTCTTGGGCTGCGCAATAGGGAGAAAAAGCAGTTAGTATCATCGCTGAAGCAGATTTAACTTCTCGTTCTGGTATTAAAGAAGCTAAAGAGTAGTTAAAGAAAGCTGGTATTGATGAAACAGCAATTAAGAGCTCTGGTTTAGATGAAATGGCTCCTTATGCTGAAAATATGGTCACATCTATCAATGCTTTTGTTGACGGCATAACCGAAAAAATGGATGATACCATTAAAGAATTTGATACTGTTTCTTCTTAGATGGATTTTAGCGAAGCTTAGAAACTTGCAAAAAAATTAGGAGTTTCTTTAACCGATACTAATTTCTTTGATTTCAATAAAGGCACTTATACTTATGTAGGTGCGGCAGAAACTTTAAATAAAGTTTTATCTAAAGATTTTGATAATTGGCAAGAAGAGTACTCTGGTTATATTGATGATTAGATTGCTCTCATTGGTGAATCTAATAATTTAAGCACTGATGATATTAAACAACAAGAAAAAGCATTAGAAAAAACTCGTGAGTATATTGAACGTAATAGAACTTTCCTTGAATTCAAAGGACAGTATGATACTGAACTTTAGAGTTTAAAGGAACAAGAACAAGAGCTTTCTAAACAGGCAGAAAGTAGATAGCTAATAGAGCAATATTCTTCTGCGGCTGATACACTATTTACTTCTTTATTAGGAAAAGATTCTAATTTATTAAGTAAAGCTGAGCAAACTTTTAAAAGTACGGTTGGAGCAGAAGATGTAAGTGATTCCACCAAGGCCACAGCGTATTTAGAGTATTTAAATGAAACTTTCAGTGATACAATTAATGCTCAATTGGAATATAGGACTAAAAAATTAGAAGCCGATTTGGCACTTTCTGAGAAATCTGGAGTACAAACTCTTGAAGGTTTTAAAATCACTGATACTTTTAAAAGTTTAGCACAAAGTGGTCAATTAACGCTGGAATCTTTAAAGAATGCGTTAGCTTCCGCAGGACTGAACGCAGAATAGATTGAGGCGCTTCCTGAAATTGCTACTGACGCTTTTGGTAATGTCAAATTAACTGAAAGTGACTTTAGAGATATTTTAACGCAAATACCAGGAATTGAACAATCTGTAGTTGATACAATTATACAACTTTTTGCTAATACTCTTCAATCTACTGCTGATAATTTAATATCTGCCGCAAGTAATTTATCTGATACTGCTGCAGAAAAAACAGTTGGGCAAGCTGACCTTGAAGAAATGGTTGGAACAACTGCATATGAAAAATTGTCTGCTTTAGATAGACGTATTTTTGAAAAAGCAGTAAATGGTGCTTATTCTGATAAAGCTACTACAACTCTTTTAACTGTAATTGCTAAAAAAATGGGGATTGAAGGCGAGGAAAATATTAGTAATTTTACTCGCAAGCTTTTAGAACGTTCCTCTAAATTAACGCAAAAAGTTCTTTCTACTTCCGCTAACATTATTTCTGGTGAATTCACTCAAGCAGACATAGATAAACTTGATGAAGGCGAATATAAGAATAAAGTTCAAAAATTTTTAAAAGATGTCCAAAATGACCTTCAAGGTGCAGTAAATTCTTTATTAGCCGATACACGCAAAGCTCTTGAAGACCATGATATTTCTTATTCTGATGCTAAATCTACTGCTTCTGCTGCATTTAAGCGTGCATTAGATTATGACGGGATAGTTAATTAGTTTGGTGAAGGTTTTTCTGATATTGCTAAAGAATATACTACTGACCAAATTGAAGGTTTAGATTCTGCTTATGAAAAACTTTCAACAAGTGCAGAAGGTATCTCTGCTTCTGACTTAGTTGATGCTTTAGCAGACATTTATCTTACCTTTGGTGAAAAAGTTAGTCAATATTATCGTAATGCTTTACAACTTGGCGAAGATGGCAAGTATCGTCTAAATGTTGGAAAACTTGAAGAAAATCTATCCAGTATTAGTGATATTGCTGGCGCGCAAGCATATAGTGAGAGAATAATTGAACAAGCCAAGATTTCCGTCCAAGCTGCAACGGAAGATTATATGTCTTCTGTAAGTTCTGCTTTAGAGCAAGCTGCTTCTGGCGAAAAGATGAGTGTAAGTGATGCTCAAAGCTTATTAGATAAGATGGGCTTACGTCAAACTCAGGAAGCAATAGCAACTTTAACTTCTGGTAGTTTGGAAAGTATTTTAAATTATCTTGTAGGTTAGATGGATTTAGCGGTATCTGCTGGTACAATTGATGTTTCTATTGTTCAAGAAAAATATACTGAAATTATTCAACTTATCTTAGATGCTATTCGTGACTCTCTTTCTTCTAATCTTGACGCATTAGGAAAAGGCATTTCTGGTGAATTAACTAATTCCGAATTCCTTTCTTTAGCAAAACAATATGGGTTAAATTCTCGTGGTAATATTTCTTCTTACAAAGGTATTACGTTAGGTTCTCAAAATCAACAGGCTTTAATTGCAAAAATGAGCCGCCAAGTCCAAGATACTTTTGGCTTAACTGGTGTTGGCGAGTTTGGCCAAGAACTATGGAATTTGTGGCAAAATTCTGATAATCCTTTATATAAGAGTTATCAAGATGCCGAAGATGCAGCAAAAGAAGCATTCGCCGCTGCTCAAGCTATGGGAGATGCTACTGGTGAAGCAGCGCAAGAAGCGTGGAGCTATGCTCAGGCTCTTCAAGCTGCTGCATCCGCAGCGAAAGAATCTGCTGATAGTGCTGAATTTGATTTTATGGGCCAAGACCCATTTGCAAATAGACAACAAGAACATTGGACGCAATTAGTTGATAACATTGATACTTTTAAGAGCTCTCTTCAAAGCTTTGCAAAAAGCGGTGAAATGGGAGTTAAGGATTTTTATAATATTATTGACCAAATTGATAGATTAGGTCAAGCAGGTTCTTTCTTAAGTAATGTTGGATAGGATGAATGGCTTAAATCTGGACAGACTATTCAAGATTGGGCCAATAAGGTCGTTGCTGCCAGTGAGACTATTGGTAAAGTTGACGCAAAAGGCTTCGTTGATGTTGGGATTGATATTAGCGCTGCGGCGTCTTCTATGGCAACCGGAATGACTGATGGCCTAAAAGAGGTTGCTAAACAACAAATTGATTATTTAAACGGCATAGAACAGATGCTTCTTGCTATGCAATCACTGGAAGACATTGGTGATGTTAAGCTTAATTTAGGCATCGGAATTGATGTTGATGGGGATGGAAAAGGCGAGACAATTGAAACTTACCGTGATTTAGTTGATTTCTGGAATGCCAACAAAGACAATGAAGATGTTAAAAAAGAACTATAGTTTGTTTTAGGAGTAGCTTGGGATAAAGGTAACGCTGGTTTAACAGATATTGCTAACAGATTAAATACTTTTGGTTAGAACTTTGGTTTTGATGAAGATAAATTTTTTGAATCAATGTTCTTCACAGACGGCAAATTTAATCCGGAGAAGTTTTTAATTGGTAGTGATTTCTTTGTTACAATGTCAGATTTAGGTGCGGAAGGCATTCAAGGAATGCTTGATTTACTTGCTTCTGACATGCGCAAAGCCGGTCTTGAATGGGAATTTAAAGATGGCAAAGCTATCTTCACAGACCCCGCTAAGGCACAGTAGTTTTTCTTAGATTTGTTTGGCGATCCTACAAAATTTGCCAAGCTATTAGATCAACAAGCCAATTTTGAATAGTATTCTAAAATGCTTTCAGAAGCTGGCGGAAAAGCTATTAGTAATATTAAGCTAAAAGATGGCAAGGCTACCGTTGATAGGCAAATTAAATTAACTCCTGGTGGTTTAATATTAGTTGACGATAAAGGCAATGAATTAACAGGAGAAAATTTAGTTGATTATATTAATAAAGATAAGAGCAACCGTGTAACCATAGAAGATTATCTTAATTCCGTTTATGGCGCTTCTTTAGAATCTGACCAATCTTATATTGTAGATGTCGGTGAAGAAACAGTAACTTATAGAATTGGCACAAAAATAGAAAGAAAAATCGCCGATATAACTGGCACTGGCACTGATGAAACTATCCCGCTTCCTTCTGATACAATTACACTTACTGTAGAAGAAGGATAGCTTAAGGTTGAAGGTCCCAATGGCGCTCCTCTTTCTGATGAATTAAGGAAGGAGGCAGAAGATTAGCTTACTAAGGACTTAGGAAAGCCAATAACTATTTCTGATACTGGTAATGTTACTTATACTGTTTTTGATTCTGTTGAAGTCAGTCTAAATAAAATTGTTGCCACTCTACAGTCCATTTCTGACCTAATGTCTGGCGACGCTTTTAAATTAGATTTTTCTAATTTAGATGCTGAGCCTTTAAATGCAATTTCTACTGCATTATCTACTATTTCTACTTCTGCTTTAGGCTTAGCTGTTGTCGCGGCTTCAATTGCTACAATTGCTTCTAATGCTGGAATAGCAGAAAGTAAGTTAGATAAGGTCGCAGGTGAGTTAGACGCTATTGCAGGAAAAAATAAAGACATCAACGTTAACTTTACAATTAATGGTATTGATTTAATTTCTTCTGCTTTGTAGTTCTTACTTGGAAATATGAGTGCAGAAAACGCTACAGTAGAAACCACTTTTTCTGCAAAAGATGAAAATGTAGATAAAACTGCAAAAGATGTCACTAGTTCTGTTGAATCTGTTCCTTCAAGTCATGAGACTTCTTTTAGTGGTATAGTAGGGAATATAATTTCAGTTGTAGAACGAGTTAAAAAAATCATTGCTGAAATTCCTAAAAGTGTAAATACCAGTTTCACTGGCACAGTTAGTGTTAAAAAAACTGGTAAGAAGTCTCTTGCACCGAGTGGTGCAGGTTTAAATGTTAACTTGCCATATTATACAGGTAATGTAGATGGTAAAGCTCTTGTAAATGGTCAAACCTATGGTGCTGCTTTGGCAGGTAAAACTCTTGTTGGCGAACTTGGCCCAGAGTTAGCAGTTTATGATAATAAATACCATCTACTTGGCGAAGATGGCGCAGAATTTGTAAATCTGCCTTCTGATGCAATCGTTTTTAATCATCTTCAAACTCAAGGTATTATTGATGGAAAGGTTGATAAAATTCGTGGCACTCAACTTAATGCTGCCTATAAACATGCTTCAATATATAGTGGGAATGCTCTTGTTGAAGGTAATGCTTATGCTGGTGGTATTGGTTCTGCTCTTGCTGCAGTTCGTCGTGCAAAATCAATTTGGACAAATCTACTTAACTCTCTATCTGCTGCCGATATGCTCGGTGGCGGCGGTGGAGGTGGAGGTGGCGGCGGAAAGAACGCCAGCCTCAAACCCTATATTGCAGACTTACAAGAATGGTATAACCTTTCAAGACAAATCGTTGACCTTGAAAATCGTATCAATACGCTTGTTGCGCAACGCAATAATCTTTCTAAGGGTTTTGACCAAGGCGCCGCTTATCTCCGTAATTTAAAGGAAAGTCAAGCTCTACTTGAAGACCAACTTAACACTCAACGTGATTTATATCGCTATCAACAAGATGAATTAAAGCGCCAAGCTGACGCTATTAATGATTCTTCCAACTGGATTAGTAAGTTCTATAAAGTTGGCGCAGATGGCGTATTACAATATATTGAAGGTAATGAAACTAATGGTGGTAAAGGTGCTCTTGAAGTTCTACAAGAACTTAACGATATGGGCGACAATCCTGAACGTTACACCATTAAGGATTAGGTTGCTTGGATTGAGGAAGTAACTAATGGTCAATTTAAGCGTGGCTTCACTTGGGAAGAAGGTCAAACTGAAGATGGAAACGGTAAAACAATTGGTAATGGCAAATACACTAAGAAAGAATGGACAGATGAAGAGTATGTTCAAGAATTCTTTAGTGCTTTGCAAGAACCAATTGATGATTATGATGGTCTTCGTGATTCTGTTCAGGAAACAGAAGAAAAGCTAGAAAGCTTAGCAGAAGAAATTCAAAAAGTTAATGATGAAATTCGTGATAATGAAATTGAAGTTAGCCAAATGATTTATGATGCGATTGTTCAAGTCAAGGAAAAAGTTATTAAGGATTTAAAAGAATCCAATAAACTTATTACTGACGCGAACAAAGCATACGCTGACTCAATTCAAAATGCAATCACGAAAGAAAAGAATCAATATTCTAATAACCAAAATATTGCTGAACGTGAAACTCTGCAACGTTAGCTTTCTCTACTTCGCCGTAGCGGTGGCAGTGCAAGTGAGATTTAGAGCTTAGAAAAAACTATTAGCGAAAAACTAAAAGACGAATACTTCCAAAAGCAAGAAGATGCGCTTGAGGTTATTAAGGATGCCAATACTAAGCAAACTGAACTAATGGAACAACAAGTCCAACTACTCCAAGATACTTTAGATTATGAAAAGGAAAATGGTGTATTATGGACTAAGGCTTATGAAATCATGGATTAGGGCAATGCCTTTATGCTTGATTTCTTAAGTGGTGCTGGCGCAGATAGTTTCTTAGAAAAAGCAAACTTAGAACAAAAGAAAATGTTAGAAGAGTGGGCGTTCAAGATTGGCTTGTATAGTGAAAATGAACGCTCTACTATGCTTTCTAATAAATATGCCGAACCTGCTTTTGAAACATTAAAGAATAATACAAGTGATACTTCTAAGTGGAAAGAAGGCTATAAGAATGTCTATGATTCTGTTGATGCCGCGACTCGCACGGGGTGGGACAGAGATTATTTAGACACTTATAATTCTTATATGCTTAAGAACATTAATGGTCAAAGTTCTAATGAGTAGATTGCTGCGGCTTAGAAAGAAGCTTCTCGTTTAGCGGAACAAAGTTTCTTTGAACATATTGCTCAAGAGAAGAAACGTCGCGAGGATAATGAGAAAGCAAAGAATTAGACTAGTGGTTCTGGCGGTTCTGGAGGCTCTGGTGGTTCTTCTGGTGGAGGTAGTTCTTCTACAAAGAAAACTTCTACGACACGCTATTATTGGGAAAATTCAGTAACTGGCGAATCAGGATACGCTTCTTCTAAGTCTGCCGCAGAAGGAAAAGTACAAGAAAGTTATAACAAATGGGCGAAAAATGCGGGTGGTACATTAGCTCGTAGTTATAGTAAGAGCACTATTAATTCTAAAATTGCAGAAGATAAAAAGAAAATAAAGCGCTCTCGTAAAGCGGGTGGTTCCGCCACGAACACTGGCTTATATATGCTTCACGGCACGCAAGAAAATCCCGAATATATCTTAAATGCTAACCAAACTCGTGGCTTAGAACAGCTTGTTTCTTTCACTCAAAAAAATCCTGACTTTGTAAATGTTCTAAAAGCTCATTACGATTCTTTTGCTGGCAATCTTGCTTCTCAAAATTATACAACTTCAAACTCTAATTCTATCAATATTTCCGATGGAGCTATTCAAATCTCCGTCGCGAAACTTAACGACTCCTATGACATTGAAGACATCTCCAATGACATTATGGACCGTATGTATTCTATTGCTGCGAAATCCTCAAGTCGCAGTGTTTCTCGGAGGTAAAGGATTATGGGTATTTAGGTTGAAGAACTTACTAAAAACCTAATGCCTTGGGAAAAAGAGTTCATTGATTTTAGTTTCAATGGCCATCACATTAGTGAATTTGGACTGGTCGCTACTACAAGTAGCGACCGGTACTCTTTTGATGGTTCACCGGAATTTGAAGATGAAACATCAACCATTAATGGCGTTATGGGACAATATTATTGGGGAACAACAATTAAGACAAAAAAATATACATACAATCTGGCAACAGATGGTATGACAGAATAGCAATTTAGTGAATTTAAACGGCTCTTCCGACCAGGATATTATGGACAATTTTATGAAGATACTTGGTGGGATCGTTATTGTTATGTTAGAATTGAAAGTGTAGTTAATTTTACCTTTATTCCTTTTCTTACGGAAGATACTATTGCTGGTATTCCACTTAAAACAAGAATTTATAAAGGTGAATGTAAGCTAACCTTAATTTAGGATAAACCTTTTTAGTTTGCATTTTAGCACGTTTTAGATAGCACAATAAAAGATTTAGCCACCGCAAAAACTAATGACAATCAATAGGCTGCACTTCGTATGATGTATCATAGTAATATTCCTGCAAGGGATAGTTGGACTGGTATTGGGGACTGTTGTATTGGCGCAAATTAGTTAATTGATTAGAAAGGCACTTTTAAAGACATCACTTTTACTCAATGTAGCTCTTTTCGTTATTATAATCCTTCTACTTATAATAGTGAATCAGTGCTTCGCTTTTCTTTGCGGCACGCCGTTAATAGCGAATTGCTACCATAGTTATCTGCTAATTGTGAGCCAATTTATTTTAATGAAATAAATGATGAATACAATACCGCCGCGGAATTATCTGGCAGTTTATTTGCTGAACCTCCATATAATGTTATTGGTACAACTTATTCTGTATTAGCTTCTTCAACAGGAGATTTAGCTAACCAACAATTAAGTTAGACCTTCAAATTTTCTTTACCAGAAACTTTTGAGCAAGTAAATAAGGCAATAAAAATTGCTCATGACTACTATGAGCAAGAAGAAATTACCGCCGCGGTATCATTAGAAGAAAGATTGCGAGAGGAACTTGTTAATGGCAAAGTATTAAGTTGGGCTGCCAATGCAATTCAAACTATTATGAGTTATGATGGTAAGCAAAAATCACCTTAGCTATATATTCCAGAAAGTGAAACAGTAGTAGAAAATGAAGGCACAAATACTTTCACTAATAACAAAATTAAAATATATACTGGCCCCGTAGGAAATAATGCTTAGATTGAAGTGAATTGGTTTGGCTTCTTTAATATTATAATGTTGTGTATGTTTGCAAATTATAATGATGAACGAAATTCTGATGATTTTACTAATGAGAACTTTTTAACTAATTCCTTTTATGATTACACCTTAACCTTTGATAGTGAATTAGGAGTTTGCACTGTAGATTATAAATATAATAATGATTTACTTGGCGGTTTGCAACGTTTAACATCTATCAAAGAAAATTGCAGTAATATGGCTTTATCTCCTTACTTAATGTTAGATGGTGGAGATACCTTAGATAAGAAAACCGGAAAAATCAATTCCTATCATTATCTAATTTTTAAGAAGGGAAACTCCACTTTTACTGTTGAAACAGCTACATTAAAATACAAATATACATATATTTAAAGAGTATTGGAGGGATTTAATTGAGCGTTAAATTTAATCTATCTCAAAAATCCCGCCCATATAAGATTGACGTCTATGGACTACAAGATAACTTTATTGGAAACTTGTAGTCCTATGACGACCACTATTTGGGTCAAGTCGTAGAACCGGCGATGGAGATAAAGGATGATGGAACGCAGACCTTAACATTAAAAATTCCAAAATATTTCATTAGTGAAGTTCCTAATGAACGAATCACTAATCCAAGATGGAAAGACATTGAAACTGGAATATTAGCAGAAAACACACGAGTGTTAAAAGTTAGCATTTAGTTCGCTGATGATTCTGTTGAAGATGGTTATATTACAAAAGTTTTTCCTTTCATTATTGATAAAATTGTAAATCGGCGTGATAATAGTTTTGGAGTTTATAAAGAAGTCACTGGTAATGGATTGGCTTTTGCCGAATTAGGAAAAGTGGGATATAAACTTGAATTAACTGCTGACACTTTAGAAATTGACTTTGCAAAAGATAGCAGTACAATAGCAAACATAAATTATTGGCTAGATAAAGTGTTTCCAAATATCCGCGATGAAGCTGGTAATGTCATTCGTTGGCTTACTCCTTGGAGTTATGAAATCCGTATGGACTGGCGCGGTTATTTTTAGGATGCAAGTGATTTCCTTATTGACGGTGGTATGGCCGCACAATTAGATGGATATAGTTTTTATAATGCACGCGGCGCGGCAGAAACATTAAATAATAAGGATAAAAATTGGTTAGTTATTAATTCTGGCTCAAGTAGATAGTTATATCAAATTCGTGATGAAGAAACTATTTACGAAGATGCTTATGTTACCAATTGGATTACTTGGCCAGTAAAAGATAAAAATGACAAAGTTTTATATGAACAATTAGTACCCACAAAAGTAACTTCTTTTGAAGAAAAAGCGCGTTATGTAAATTGTTCTAATAGCAATAAATATAATATTACCCAAGACATTGCAGAAGCTTTTGGCGTATTTTGTACTTATGAATATGAAGTAGATGACCATGGTTATTTTCGTGGCACCTATTGGGATGAGATTGGCCGCGTTTGGACAGGCAAACGAGTTGTATTCTATAATCGCGCGATTAAAACTGATGACCCATATACGATTAATTATCAACATAATTCGCAGTCTATTAGCCGCACTATTGATAGCAGTGAAATTTATACAAAATTGTATGTAACTCCTTTACAATCTGAAATTTCTGATACTGGTTATGTTAGTATTGCGGATACACCAAGTAATCCTTTACTGGATGAATTTATTCTTAATTTTGACTATCTTCATTCTATTGGTTCAGTTACTGATGAACAATATGATTGGATCGAGCATACTTACAAAACATAGCTAAACATCATTAATCGTGCATATATTAAATTAGAACAAGAATATAATGATTTAACTATTTCTTTGAATGATGCTCAAGCGGAATTGGCCACTGCAAAAGCAGAATTGGCAAGCGCGCAAGAATAGTTAGGTAATTATCAAACTTTACGTGATAATGATACTTATAAACAGCCAGTTGTAAAAGATGAACATAACTCTTATTCTGTTACGCTTGTCCCGCAAACAGCCTCAAATATAAACCAAGGCACATTTAGAGTTACTGGTATTGATGCTTCTACGATTGAATGCTATAACAATTCTGCCTATGAGCATAATCCTTCTCAAGGCAAAAAATGTTTATTTAAATATGGCAGCACAGATCCTAATATACCGGCGCCTTATTTTGTAAAATCCTCTCCAGGGCAGGCCGCTTCTTTACCTAACGATTGGTTTATTATGACTGATGAAGATGGCTTTCCAAGCACAGTTTATACTTCTTTAGAAAATAAAAACACTGGTTTTAATAATTTCTCCACAGGCGCGATTGTTTATTTTAAATTGTCTTATTGGCCAAAGAACAAATATGCAGCAATTTGTACGCGCTTTGAAGCAACAATTGCGGAAAAAGAAGATGCCATTAAACTTCTTGAAGAAAAGATTGACCATGAAGACCCAGACATCACTAAATGTGGTTTAAATCAATAGATAGAAAATAATACTCTTGCTCGTGAAGAATTATAGAAAGAAAAAGAAGATTTAAATTATCAATTTGAACGCTTACTTGGCCCCGCGGTTCGTGAAGGATATTGGCAAGCAGAAGATTATGAAGACCCCGGTCAAGGCATTAATACGGTATTTTCAAGAGAAAACAGTCATCCTGAAACAAATACTTATTATATTTTTGATGATAAGTTATTTGAGGATGAGCAAAAGAATTACTATGTTGTCACTGAAGGAGTTACTAATTATACAAACAAATATTATCCTTATATTGACCTTTCGGAACTATATCAGTCCGATGCTTTAAACAATGTTGAAGAATTTGTTATTGAACTTGAACATCCTGAATTTAGTGCGGAAATTACAGAAGAGGTTGGATTAACAAAAACTTAGCAATATAGAATTTGTTATAATTCTGATTTCTTTTATTTTAATCTTCCAGATACTTTACCCAAAGGTTCGCATTTATATTTAAAATTAGACCCAAATGATACTGGTGTTATAGATAGCACTCCTATTTTTGGTTATATTAGAAAAGTTTTATTATATTATAATATTCCCACAAATACCACATTACAGCCTATTCCATGGCTGCCTAAAGAGGAAGTTTCTTCTTTAGCAATTGACATTACTTCTCGTTTTGCAGGTTTGCAGCAATTTTTAGGCGTAAGAAGTCTTTATAACAATGGTGGATTTGTCTTTGCTTTCTTAAATACAAGTAAAGATAAAGACAACCCACATATTATTCCTGTTGCTTTACTTAACGCTACGGATATTAATTATGAGAATTATACTCAAGTATCTTACGCCGCGTCCGCGACAGCAATACGACAATATAGTCCAAAATTGACAATTACTTCTAATGATAAAACACAATATCCTATTGTATATCCTCGTGTTAAATTAGATTATAGAAATGTTAATTATAATTCTGATAATTTAGTCGTACATTGTAATGCTACACATATCATTAACGCCGAAGGCGATGTAAAAGAAAATGATGATTTGGTTAAATATGAAGATTACCAAATTATGCTTCGTGAAGGGCGGCCATATATCACTTTAAAGGTTACAAATAATAATCTAATTAAATATATCCTTGACTTTGATTACAATATTATTTATTAGGTTTCTCGCGCGAATGAAATGCTATATCTGGATGCGCGACAAGTCGCAAAAGATAATTCCAAGCCTAAATATTCTTATGAAGTTGAAATAGGCAATATTCCAGATGAAATGGAGCATATTGAACTTGGACAACTTGTTTATGTTTGTGACTGGACAATTGATGCTGAACGAGAACGTGGTTATGTTTCAGGGATAAAATATCAATTAGATTAGCCTTCTAAAGATACAATTACTATTGCTAATTATAAGACGAAATTTGAAGATTTGTTTTCTTCAATTTCTGCTCAAAATGAAGCAATGAAACAAAATCAAACTCAATATAATATTGCAGCATAGGCATTTACTTCTAATGGTGAGATTGCACAAGAAACACTACAGCAAACCTTAGATAATACAAATGCGCATTTTGAATTTGGTAATAACACTCTTACCTTAGATAAATCTGGTGGTATGATTATTACCAATGAAAGTGCTTATCGCAATGGAGTTTATGGTTAGATTAAGTTAATTGGTGGTGGTATTTTTTGCTCTGATTCTGTTGACGCGGATGGCGAACGAATTTGGAGTACTGGTATTACCCCAAAAGGTATTAATGCTTCACTTATTACCGCGGGTCAAATTGACACTAAATTTATTCGTATTCTTAGTGGCGACCAAACTCGGTTCCAATGGAATGAAAGCGGTTTGTATGCTTTTGGTGATGATACTACTGTTAGTTCTACGAATAACGCTTTAAATATTGATACTACGACCTTCGTAAGATTTAATGAAAACGGCCTTTTGTTCCAACAAAAAGGAACGGAGTTGCTTTCTTTGGATTGGAATGGTTTAAAAATTGGTGCATAGAATGGCGCAGTTCGCATTAGTAGTGAAGATGGTTTTGAAGTTTATGATAAGTCTGATAACCGTTTGGTATAGTTAGGCCGCCATTATACCGGCGCGACGGATAGCCAATCTTAGTATGGCTTGGCAATGTACAACACTGATAAATAGAAAACACTATATACTGATTAGAACGGTAATTTACATTTAACTGGAAAATTAACCATTGGTAGCGGCGAAGGCTATGTATGCCTAAATGGTGCCGCGAAAAATGCTAAGGACGTTGTATTAATGGCTGGTAGTCAAGATGCGAATCAAGCAGAATTTGTTCTATATTATGATGGAACAATCACAAGTAAAGGAAAAACTGTAAAATTAGTTGAAGAATAAAAAAAGAGGACAGCATTTCTGCTGTCCTCTTTATTTTTTTATTCTTCAATAAAAGGTTCAATAGTTGCCATTTCTTGAGGAGTTAAGGTTGCGTTTTCTAACCAGTCTAACTTAATAGGAGTAATAACTAATTCAATTTCAGTATTTAATAAATCAACACTTTCTTTTTGAAAAGCCGCTTCCGTACCTTCCATTAGTTTAACAGAGTCATTCTCAAAAATTGCTTCGCCATTTGCATCTTTTTGCGCATACTTTAAAATAAGTTCGCGGCGGCAATCGTTGAAATTAGTCATTTCTTCATCTAACTTTTTAGTTAGGCGTGCCAATAAAAAAGCCTGTTTAGCTGGAAAAGGCTGAACAACTAATTTCTGAAAAATTGGCATTGATTGCATCAAATTATATAAAGTAATCTTCATTTAAATTTCTTCGCCCCAGGTGATTTTCTTTTTATCATATAGTTGATGAGAAAAATAAACTCCCATCGCTATTGCATCAGCTTCATCTTGTGTTGCTGAAATATTATATTGTGATAAAATCCAATTTTGAGTTGCTTGTTTTGCAGTTTCTCGTTTGTCGCCGTGATTCAAACCAACATATGAGCGCCAAGTGGAGGAACCTGCAAGTAAATAATTGTACCCATTCTCATATAAAAAATCTACTAAAACGCCTTGAAGATTAGCTAAAGTCTAAAAGGTTTTTACTCCGCGTTGTTGTTGATACTAAATATTTTCAACCCCAATACCATTAGGTTGCCAAATTTTTAAATTATTTGCCAACCATTTTTTAACTTCATTGATACGCTCAGTCGCTGAATGTTCTGAATTTGTTGAAAAGGTTCCATAAGAAGTTAATTTCTTATTATCAAAAATTGACCATCCCGTTGTTCCTGTCGCAGCATCAAGAGATAAAACACGATAAACACCTGAAGCTGGCGGTAAAATCTTATTTCTTGCAATAAATAAACCGCCTTCTTCACATTCTACGCACCGGTGTTTTTTTCTCCAATCTTCATAAGTCTATGAAGTAATATGCCCTTTTGGACACTACCACTTCATAGGGGTTTTAAGATTTTTGTATTCTTCGTCCAAAACAATCCAGCCATTAGCCATGGCATCACTTTGGACGGTGTAGATGTTAATTGCCATTAGTTTCCTGTAGAGCCATAACCGCCACCACGGTCTTCTCCAATGGCTTTTACATTTTCTACAATCTCAAAATCAGCTTGATAATTCTTTTCTAAAATAAATTGCGCAATTCGGTCTCCAGCTTTAAGACTTAAGGGAGAATCAGATAGATTATCTACAATTACTCCTACTTCATCTTTAAAGGAAGTATCAATTGTGCCTGGAGTGTTGGAAATCCTTAACGTGCTTTTATGGCTCAAACCACTACGAGGACGGATTGCCAAAGCCCAACCAACAGGAATTGCAACTGCGATACCAAGAGGAATAATTACGCCACGAGCATTTGGCTCAATGGTAATATCTTCTGGCAAATATAAATCACAGCCTTGGTCGCCACGATGCGCATAAGTTGGAACTTTTGCACCTTCCCGCAGAAGTTGGATGGAAATCAGGGGATGTTCTGCTTCATACACTGGTAAAACTGCATTGAAATATGCAACAGAAGAAGCCTTTAAATTATCTAAAAACTTTTTCTTTTCTTCATTTTCTGTTTTTTCTTTAAAAGAATCTAATAGATTAGCATAATTCTCTTTTAATGTTTCTAAAGCTTGAACAGTTTCCATGCGGCTATATCCTTCTTGGCGAAAAGCATTTGCAGTAGCATGAATTGCTTTTTCGCCTTCAGAACCACTAAAAGATTCAAGAATACGTTTTTCAATTAATTCACGAGAAGCATTAAATACTGAATCTTCAAGTTGAAGTAATTGTTCAATCATTTTAAGTAATTCGTCCATTTTTATACCTCATAAAAAGATTTAATTCTTTCTTCTAATATAGCTGTTTTATCTAAAATTAATAAAGGATAGTTATGCTGTTCGCAATATTCTACTTTTAAGGAATCATAATATTGCTGTTTTTGTAAATCTTCTTCGGTGTTATTCCAGCGCAGTTCAAAATGTTGCTCTCCTTGATACTCAACTAAACCATAAAGTTGCTGGTCTTTAAATAAAGCAAAATCAAATCTTAAATAAGAAAAATCTCCTTTTAAATCTGAAAATATATATTGCTGTTCAAAAGGAATGTTATTCTTAATTAAAATTTGTTTAATTTCTTCTTCTTTCCAAGATAACAAACAACCACAACTTTTAGTATTTCCAGAACGTAAATAACAACCAGAATAGTCCTTTATTGAGCCACATTTTAAACATTTACAAGTCCAATAAGCAGAATGATTTCGTATAAAAGGTGTTGCTGGACCAATAATTTCTAAAAAGCCATAACGTGCGCCTGAAGTTTCCATTTTTATATGTGATTCACTATTCAATTGCTTCCGCATACAACCACAGCTTTTTGTCGCGCCCTGCACTAATGAAGCAGTTTCTACAATAGTTTCATTTCCACATTTACACACACATTTCCATAAAACTTTTTGAGATTGACTTACTCCTACTCTTTCTACAACAGTAAGCGAACCAAAGTGTTGGCCTTTTAAATTGTGATAATTTTGAGAATGCTTTAAAGGGCAGCCTTTCCCGCAAGTAGTTATTCTTCCTTTGCGTAAATCAGACCCACGAACTATTTTAGTCCGCCCGCAATCACATTCACATAGCCAAGCTGTACGGCCATCTTTATCTTTTGTAAGTTCTTTTACAGTTAATGTTCCATAATAATTACCTTTTTCGTCAATTAACGCTTGTCCCATTAAATTTCATAGCTCACTTCTACACTAACGAGAAAATATTCATCAACAACTTGGCCCTTTGATTTCTTTTGCTTAATTACATAACCAGATTTCTTGACAGTATATTGTTTTTCAATTGCGTTTTCTTTCCATTCATTAATTAATTCAATTGCATCTTCTTCATTCTCAACACGCCAAGTCTTAGTTTCCTTAATTAGTTCAGATACTCCTACCATAATCTTATCTTATCCTTTCGCTTGATGTCTATATTCTTCAGTTTTAAAATTCTTTAATTTATCATACGCGGCCTTATAAAGTTCTTGCCGTGTATTCTTATCCACTAATGCTGAGCCGCGAGCAAACTTATTTCCTGCAAGCATATTATTAATTGCTTTCTTAGAATTTTTCTTCATCGCCCTTCGTTCTGCACGATTGGGAATCCACACATCAGGAGGCGGCACGGCGTCCTCAGCATTCACAATAGAGGTTAATCCTTTTTCTGTAGCTTCTGCGGCGGTAATTTCGGGTAGATTCTGAAAATCAGTTTCACTCATGTATCAATATCTCCTGTGTCTAAAGCCATAAAATTAACTTTAATTGGTACTCCAATTTTTTCTCGTAAAAGTTCTTGAAGTAAAATACGACCTTCATCAACGCAAACTTCTAAAGGATGGTTTTCACTGTATTTTTCTTCTAAGCCCTCTTCGCTTATTTTTTCCATTTGATGAAGTGTTAAATAAGTAATTTTATAGTCTTGTTTTACTACGTTATCGCAAAATCTATTAAAACCATATTGTTCATAAGGCTTTTCCCAAGGTGCGACAATAACATTTCCACGATAAATGGCTTGCCGTAAAGTTTCCGCGGTTTTACCTTCTCCGCGTTCTGAAATAAAGTATGAAATATTGTTTCCATTAATATAAAGTTGAGTATCTTTTTCTGCTGGTTTTGATTGTTGTATAAGCATTGTTACCCCTTAAATGCACTACCAGACACAACATTATATCCAAATTGCGGCTGGTTAGATTGGAAGAAGTCAATATAATATTTTTCTCTATCACCTAATTGGTCTTTTGCACATTCTTCAAGAAGCTCAAAAGAAAAATTCCATAGTCCTTCTTCTCGCATTACATCATGTATTTTTTGATTTGCTATAGTGCCGATTCCAATAGAACTTTTAATGTGGTCAATTAAACGACGCTTTACATTTGTGGAGCGGCCAATATAGCATTTTTTATTTTCTAAATTCGTAATTTTGTAAATACCAGAGCAATCATTATTTGGGAGAATATTTGTTAATAGCTCGTTTGTCGGAGCTTGATAATATTCTGACCAAATCAATTTATAGATTGTATCAGTATGTTGAATTTTTGGAATTACATAAGTTGTTAATAATTCTATGTCTGATTTATCTGCATCAGAAATATTAATTATATTAACTAAATTTTCTTCAACTTTATTTAACGCACTTATAACTGCAAGATACTAATCTTTTGCGTCTTTTGCGGCATAAGTATATTTAGCAATTAATAATTCGCAATCCTATTGTGCTTTTGTAATTTTTTCGTCAGCTTCTTTAGTTGCGTTTTCTAAGCGTAATTCTAACTCATTATGCTTTGCCGTGGCTAACTACTCAATTCCATTTTCAATAAAATCTTTCTTTTCTTTAATGGTAGAATTAAGATTATTTAATTGAGTTTGTTGCATGTCGCATCGTTGCACAAGTTGCTGTAATTCATCATTAGCATATTGCTTATCTACACAAATACGATTATAGCTATCAGTTAAATCAGTAAGTTGTAAATGCAGACTATTTATTTGAGAATCTAATTTTTCAAGACATTCTTCTCTTTCTTGTATTGCTTGTTTGAGTTGCTTATCTTTCTTAAGATTTTTATATAAATAAACACTAAAAACTGTTGTTGATATTACCCAAAATCCAACAATACATATAACCACAATCCATCCAGGCGCCATATTGATTACTCCCTAACCTTTTTTCTTATTATAAATTAAAAAATATTTTTTGTCAAATTTTTTCTAAAAAAAATAAGAGGCATAAAGCCTCTTATTAATTATTGTCTAAAGTTAAGGTATAAATTGCTGGGGTCTCGTTATTAAGCTCATAACTTAATTGGATACGATTGAATGGCCCATAAACACGTTTAATAGTTTTATCTTCATGTGTATCACTAGAGCGCCAAATCTCCTGCATTGCAACTGTAAAAGACCAATAAGGTCGTTCTTCACAAACGGCTTTTAGAATTTCATAATCTCGCGCGGTTAGACAAGCAAATTGAAAAGTCAATTGGTTCAAACTCGCATAATTACTTAACCTAATAGAATTGTGTGGAATAAAAGCTTTATCAATAGTAAGAATTACTTCCTCGTGTTCGTGATTAAATCCATAAACTGTTATGCTTTTTGCACATTCCTTTTGTCTTAGTAATTCCATATTTTTCCTCAAAACCTTTCTGTTATATCTTCATATTCACAATCAATAGTCCCGTTTTTCAGCAAATTATGTTTTATATGATAAATTTTTTGATTCTTGCTCCCACGCAGTGGCAAAGTAATATCTCGTTGTGCTTCAATATACGGGCCATCAATCAGGTAATCTATGTTGTGGCTTAAAGTGGCATATTGCTCTGGAGTTAATTGAGTGGATAATTCTGCAAGCGTAAAGCCCGTCCAGAGATAAATTGGTGTTTTAAAATTTTGTTTTTTAACTTCAATACATAATTGTAATACACTATTAATGTTATATTGAGAACAAGGCTCGCCGCCAAGAATACTTAAATGACGTTGTATTCCATTACAAATTAGACTTGAAAGAATTTTTTTAATTGTATTTTCTGTAAAGTCCTCACCATAGTTTTTATTGTGAGCTTCTGGATTGTGGCAACCAGGACAATGTTTCTCACAACCACTAAAATAAACAGAAACACTCCAACCAGGTCCTGCGGCAGTATCATTATAATAAATTCCGGCTATTTTACTCATAATATCATCTCTTAATGAGCGTGTTTAACGCGCTCTTTTGTTTCTTCTTGCTTAGCGTGATTAAAATGTTTCCAAGTAGTAGACAAATATCCAGTAACTCTACGAAGCTGTTGAATATTATCGCTACCGCATTGTGGACAAATATCATTCATTTCATCGCTATAACCGCAATCTAAGCAAATATCATTAGGAACATTAATCGCAAAATACGGAATGTCTTTATCCATAGCATAATTTACTAGTTCTTCTAATGCGGCGATATTATTCTTTACTCCTGAAGGCAATTCAGTATATAAAATACAACCAGCATTGCTATAATTCGTAAGTTCACTTTCAATATCAATTTTATCAAAAGGACTAATTTCTCTCCATACCGGAACATGTATGGAGTTCGTAAAATACTCTCTATCACTGACATTTGGAATAACGCCGTATTTTTCACGGAACTTAACCAATGCTGTTCCACATAATGATTCTGCGGGAGTATAATAGACACCAAAATTTAATTTATATTCGTTTTTAAATTCTTTGCATCTTGTATTAAAAAGTTGTTCAATTTTCTTTGCTAATTCCATACCTTTTTCAGTGGTATGGTCGCATTTAACAAGAATTTGCAAGGTTTCTGCCAAACCAATTTGACCTATAGCCAAGGTTCCGTGCTTAAGTGCGCTTTCAATCCCTTCTTCTGGAATATATCCGGCCATTGTATTATTTTCATACATAAATCTTGCGGCAGAAGCTGGTTGAGAACACATTAGTTTATAGCGCTCAAGTAGCATATCTTTTGCTTCATGAATTTTAGTGTCAAGAATAGACATAAATTCTTCAATAAGATTATCTTCATTAGTAGTGATATTAGAAACTTGCGCTAAGTTTTCTAACTTTTCTTTTGCTTCCATTGCTAAAGTAGGTAGAATAACGGTAACTGGGGCAAGGTTGCCACGACCATCCTTTTTAAAGCCAAGACCATTGATGTCAAAGCCATTATAAGTCCTACACGTTTTATCCGTTGTTGCCAACGGCACTGACTATATCTTCGTCAAAAGACGTCTCCTGCTTCGGATTAGTGCTTATCTCTAATCCTACTCCCTTACATTCATCAGGGATAGTCGATACACTTTACTCATTATAATATTCAAAAAGCCAAGTATTTTTAAAAGGAGTTTTAATTTTGCCATTTAAACGATTAGATATGGAAGTTTTACCATTCTATATACCGCAAGCCTTTGCACATGAAATAACTGTATCAAATATTTCAATTTCACCAGTTATTATATTTATTCTTTTTATTTTTCGTGCCATAGGGTTCTTTGCACCAAGCTTTGTTTTGCGAAGTTTTTCTTTTATAATTTCCATTTCTTCTTCAGTTTTTGATTGATATGTATTACCGCCACATTTATTAATAGCGTCGGTTTCGTTATATCCATCAATAACTGAATTATAATATCTAATCCAATACTATTCTTTTTGATTTAATTCTTCCTAGGTTTGAGCATTGTCAATTATCTATAATTCCCATATATCGGGACCAACACCATATTTGCGTATTGCTCTTGCAAAATGTGTATCTAAAACATTATGCAAGGCATCATTCATATGCCGATTAAAACGATACTCAACTGGACGAATTGTCTAACCAATATAAACCTTTCCATTTATTTTATTGGTAATTTTATAAATTTCCATATATTCACCTCTTTATAAGATGAATATTATAATGAGTCTTAGCACGGTCTCATCCTCTTGGGACCTAACCGTTAGCCGCATTTTGCGACACCCGTGAGCGCGGTTCAAGAGATTTTAGATGAGCTGTAGTTTTCGCTTACCCATCGTTGAAACATATGTTGTTGGGTCATTTTTATCATACCCTTCATTTACACTCCAATCAACATTACAATAATTAGGATACAAACGAAGTGCGGTAGATTTTAACGCTAATAAAAATAAATCATAATTTGGGTCACCAGGTTTACGATTTACACCTTTCATACATTGGAAAATCTGGCAAGGGAACACAGAAGTTCTATGAAATTTACCAACGCCACTAATGGAACCTTCAAGTAATGCTTTAATAACCATACGTCCTTCTGGTAATGTGCAGGTTCCATAATTAATGGATGAAAATGGCAATTGATTGCCGCTACGACTTTGTAAAGAATTAAGATTATGAAACATTCCTTCAACGGCTTGTTTAAGTTCACGTTTAGTCATATCCATTGCGTATTTGTATGCGCCGTTATAAATCTTATACTCGTCATCTTCAATTCCTGCATCTGTCGGAATATGTTGGAATAATTCTTCATCTTCAATATTATGAATATACTTTAATCCATCAATATAGTGTTTTCTAAAACTTTTCTTGACATAAGGAACCATAGTCCAATCAAGATGAGTTGAGGACACTCCACCAAACTGCTGTAAAGACTGTGCTTGAAAAATAACTGCTAACAATTGAAAAGCGGTATTGATGCTATTGGCTGGGCGAATATCAGTTTGACGAGTATTAAAACCCTTAGCAAGTAAGTCATCAAATGGAATACTTAAACAATTATGTTGTCCAGTTGCATAAGCATTTAAATCGTGAATGTAAATTTCGTTATTTAAATGATTATTACGGCTCATTTCTGACATACAATTATCAAGAGCATATTGTCTCATCATAACATTAGTTGCTTCACCAACACGACCACCAAATGAGTTTTCATCCATATTAGCATTAGAATTTTCAATTTTTTGTCCGTGTAATTTTTCACTAATTGCATTAATAAATTTTACAGAATTTTTTCTAACTGTTTCTCTTTGAAATCTATATCTAATATATTCTCTCGCAGTTTCCTTATCAAATTCCATAAGGAGATTTTCAACTTTATCTTGAATTTCTTCAACAGATAAATAATCTTCACTTTCTACCGCCATTGCTTCAATCTTATCTGCAATAGCATAAACATAATTTGGAATATCTTCTCCATGATAGGCCTTTGAAATTGCTAAAACAATCTTTTCTTTATCAAAAGGTTTAATATCACCATTACGCTTAATAATACATAAATTCATTTAATTCAACTCCATTAGCAACTTAAGGTTTTAGTTATTGTTTGGAATGTATCAATTGTTCCATCGCTCCAGCAAAACGATGGAACAATTAAAATACCATCATTATAAATTTGTTCTACATCTGTTATTTCTTCATATTGGATATTATATTCATCCAATACTTGTTTCATTGTGCGGCAGACAGGGGAGTTAATGTGATAAAACTTATTTCCCATTTCGCGCTCCGCAAAAACTACAAATACCTTCGCTGTTAAAGGCACTTGTTCCATCTTCATTTGTATGAGTGCATTGTGCTGCGCAATTATCAATTTCTTTCTTTAGTTCTTTAATGCGAGGATTAAGCTCAAAAACATTATTGGTATCATTTAATACTCGTATAAATTCGTCTTGTAAAGTTTTTAATTGCTCTTTTACTTCAAAATTATTCATTTAAATCACTCTCCACATTCCTTTAGTTTTTATCAACATATTTTTTGAATAAGGTAAAAAGCCTTTAAAAATTGGATTCTTTTCAATTAAAGTTTGAAGAATTTCTTTTTGCTTTTTTGTTCTAAAAGCTTGCTCAAAAGTTAAATCTTTATTATTACTATTTGACCAACTGCGGATTGCTTTATAGATTTCAATATAGGGATTAAGCTCTTTTGTTGGTGGATAGTAAATTTCTGAAAATATAGGGATGTTACGAGAATAATAACTAAATAAAAGATTTATACAATAAGCAATATTTCGTATATAAAAAGTTGAAGTATAAGAATCCGCGCCATAATTCTTACCTAAATAAATAGAAATGTTAGAGTTAGTGGTTATTTCACCAAGCAGCTTTAACTTATATTTTCCAAAGTATTTTTCAAATTGATGCGGCGGCACATAATAATCTAAAATTATTTTATTGGCACGGCTAACCTTTTCATATTCCTCACGCAGATATAAAAACTGAGAAATTGTATGACATTGAATTGGTTCTACACAACAAATAGTAGATGGGCGTTTTTTTATAATAGAATCAAACACTTCCCAACATTTTTCATTGCCTAAAATATCCTTATCATATAAATAAACTCTGGTTTTTTGCGCCATGGGTGGAACAGGAATTAATTGGTCATTTACGAAGGCTTGATAATAAATAGAGTCTAAGAAACTTAGTGCTTTTGCTGTGCCGACTTTATCATCAGTTAATCGTTTTTGGACAACTTCATTATAAATAGATACATCTGGCGGCATATGATGGATGAGATTTGGTATATCGTCTGGAAGATATTTTCCATAAAATTTTATATTTTCTGTCATAAAAATTTCATCTGGAATTTCCTCAAGAAGTTTATTGCTCAAAAAATACACCAAATCACAATTCATCATTTGCGACGTATCTGTTAGTAAGCGGATATGTTCTTTAGGTTCATTCCGTTTATAATAACTTGATAATTTCATCGCCACTAACGAAGGAGTGGGAAGCCCACGAGAATTTGTAATGAAGTCAAAATCAACAATTCCAATAATACTTCCTCACCTCCTTACTCGTCAAAACGCTTATTAGTAAATACTATTGTTCCATCATCATTAACTTCTAAGATTTTCATAATTGGAACACGATATGGACTGTCTTTATAAGCTTTTGGGATAAAACTGTTGCCACGACGAATACCTTGAAGAAATAATAAAGTTCCGCGTTTGAACCAACTGCGTTCCATCACTTTTTTCTTGCCGTCGTCTCCAACAATGCTAATTTGTTTATCATACTTTGCATATTGATTTTTCCAAATCTTTACAATTACTACACCATCAGGAGTTAATAATGAAATACTATTTTTAATTTTATTCTTATCGAGAACAGTTCCTATAATCCAATGTAACTTATATAAGGGAATTTCTTTTCCTCCTTCTCCTTTAAAGGTTTTATCAATTTCAGGGTCTTCAGGAAGATTATCAAAATTCACAATATTATAAAGTTGTTTATCTACGTCCGCTAATTCATGTTTATGATAATAAAAAGACATTGCTTCCATCTCACAATGAGAAATATTGCCACTTACACTAATGTCATATTTTTCTTGAACAATTTTTTTATTTAAATCTTCTAATAAAAAATCATTATTTTCTTTAATAAAATCAGATAATGGTTTAATATTTTTCTTATATTGTTTATCCCAATCTTTCTCATAAATCATATTCTGATTAATTAATAAATCAATATTATAATTATCACAATAATGAACTAAGGCTTTCTCTGGGATTTCAATCAATCCTGTTTCTTTGTTAAGATGTTTTCTTAAGAATTTATTAAATTGATATAATTCAATATATTCTTCGCATCCTTCTGGAAAAACATCGTATTTAATTAACATTGGAATATTTGCTAAAGTTAATTTATTTTTTGTATCTGCAATAGAAGTTAAATAATCTTTTAATAATTTTTCTCTATCTGGATATAATCCGTCAAATGCGCCACTTTTTATTAAAGTTAACATTTGAGGCTTCTTAACTTTAACCTTATTCATAAAATCTTCTGTAGAAGTATAAGGGCGATTTTTAATAATTTGACTAACTAAATCCGCAGAAATTCTTGTTAAACCATATAACCCACAAATAATATTATTATGTTCATAATCTGGAATAAATGTATAGGAAGAATGATTAATGTCTGGCGGCGTCAACGAAATACCTGCTGCTTGAAATTGACCAATAGCTGTTGCAATCTTACCAAAGTTTACAGTTTTTACCTTCTTTTTTTTCTTGCAACTTCTATCCGGCGCATCTTCATAGACATAATCATCCGTATCTTCTGGTTCATAAATATCTACAATTTCTTCATCATATTCGTCTTGAACTTCTTCTTTTAATGATTTTTCAAATAAATCATCTGCGCCACTATTTGTAATCAGACAAGCACAATTCCAATAGATTACTGGGAAATGAGTTGCTAGATACAAAGTTTGAATACCAACAAAACTATAAGCTAACGCGTGAGGTTCTGCAAAAGCATATGACATTTGTGGCTCAATCGCAGTTTCCCAAACATATTCACCTAAATTTGCGTTTGGACATTGACTTATAAATTTATCGTGTAAAGCAGGAATTTCTGACAATTTCTTTTTCGCACAAATTTTACGCGCTTTATTTGCATCACCTAAACTAAAATGTGCTAATTTTGGTTCCATACATAACATCATTAACTTCTCTTGCGTAGTAGGTGTCCCCGCGACTGGTAAATAATATGGCTCTAAGACTTTAATTTCTTCTTCACTTAATCCACGTAAATGACATTCATTATACCATTCATTGATATTATTCTTCATACGAATATATCTATCCATTGGCCGCTCTTTACCTTTTTCTGCAGTTAATCGGATAAGAGCATTAGTCATCATCATCTCAATTGGCGAACGAGGTTTTACAGACATCGCACCTTGTAAACCAACATCTGTATTAAATTGGAAAACATCGGTTACTGTGCCAGCGCTTAAAGCATCCCAAATTTTAGAATCATTAACATCCAAAACTGCTGGATGAAGATATTTATCATAAACTTGTCGTAAAGTTAAATCTTGAGGAAGCCGGCCATCTTTTTGAAGAAGTAAAACTGCATTTACTAATTTATCAGAAATTTCAGTTAATAGAAAGTCAAATTTTGTATCACCCATTGCTTCTGCATCGTGAAGTGAGAATTGAGTTATTAAATCACCATTAGGACTTTTCATAATCGCGCCAGTGTTCCACGGGTCTTGATTATAGATAATTACACCAGAGGCATGTTGACTTCGCTTATTTACAATTCCTTCAATTTGACTAATGATTTTTAATAAGCCAGGATATTTATCACATTCATCAATAAATGCTTGATTTGGCTTTCTATCTTTTTCTTCATCTCCATAAACCATATCGTGAATACTCCATAGAAAACCTCGCTCTTGCGGGATAAGACTTGCAATATATTGTGCTGTGTCAACATCAATACCATTTGGATATTCTTCTGAACGATAACCACGACACGCTGTTAGTACGGCTGAGCGACCGCCTTCTGTGCCAAATGTCGCGACTTGAAGAAGATTTGTCTCTCCTCTTTCTTCCCGAATACGTTCAAAAATCTTGGCTCTTTTAGATGGACACAAATCTATATCAATCCTTGCTACCCTTCCTTTCGGAATATTTCTTAGGGAGTAGACTATACCATCATCAGTTCTTGATGAGCCTTGGTAGTCGTTGCGAGCTTCTCCTTACAGGAGCTATCTCTCAGGATTACCCAATCTTTAATCTTTTTACTATTTCGTTGTGATTAGCAACGCCATTTTATAATTACTTATAAAACTTAGTAATTAAAGCTCTAAGGGCTTCCCCTGATATTCGGCTTTTTTCTATATATATTCCTATATATAGGGACTATTTAAAAACTTCTTTTTGCTATTTGATATTTTCTATCTAAAAAAACAGATGCATTTTTATATAATCGTTGTTCTAAAATACAGCTATATTCACGATTATAACTTAAATCATAAATTGTTTTATCAGGATAAATTGTATAAGGATAATTCAAATACTCACCGATAGCTTCTAAAAATTTATAATTACCACAAATTCTTAAATTTGGTACAGACTTCCTTAAACTTCCGTCTCCGTCTACAACTCCTCTTATAAAATCATCTAAATAAGGAATCTCTGGTAATTTATTAATTTTTAATGTTTTATGTTCAACAACGCCAAAATGTTCTAAATCCTAAACAACTTTTGAATTTCCAATCTACAATCTTACATATGGTGCTCCTGGTTTATATCCACTTTCGCCAACCTTATAATGGTGAATCTCACCATTATATTGAAGGAAATCTTTGAATTTTTCTAACCAAGCTTTATCATCTTCTTGAACTGCGATACCAAAATAATTTGTATACGGTCCAGTTTTTGAAATAAAACCATCTGTATACATTACTCCTAACCAATAACAAGATTCAGGAGTATCGCAAGTTGAAAAACAATTTTCATTTAATGTATAACCGAGCGCCGTCCTTCGAGCTTCAGAAAGGTTTCTACGAGGAATATTATAAGCTTTTAATATTCCATAAATTACTTGAACGGTATTCGCTCCATATTTTTTCATTAAATATGTCGCGCCGCCCTCGCCATTCAGATAATCATTACAAATCTATTTTTCTGTTTCAATATCAAAAAAGCACAATTTATTTCTTTTCATTTTTTAGAGAAAGAAGTTTAAGTTAATCCGGTAATTCAAGTCTTTCCTTATTCAGAAACCGCCATTCTGCTAATCCCCATTGCACGGGGTCAAGTTGAGTTATCCCTAATAGATAATTAGATAAATAACAAACTGCACTCCCACGACCAGGGCCAACAATACTACCACAGTCCCAGAATGTATTAATAAAATGCTGAAAAGTATTAAAATATGAAAATAAACAGTTATTTAGTTTATCTCCAACAGTTTTAAGAATATCAGCTTCAACTTGTAATCTATCTAAATATTTATCTGTTAATAACATTTTTTTACCTAAAGCAATATAACATTCATTTACCCAGAAACGTTCTTGAACATTATTAGATACAAATAAATCTTGAAGTAATCGCCATCTATCCTGCCCTTTAATATAATCAGGAATATTTTTACTATAATTTTTTACTTCAACTTCTGGAATAATTGGAGTATGAAAAATATCATAAGATTCAATTTTATTCATAATCTCTAATGAATTTTCACAAATCTCTAAAAATTCATCCATTGAATAATTTGAAGCAGACAAATTTTCAAATGCTTCTGTGTCATCCATTAAATGAGCATAAGTGTAAAAATCGTCTACTTCTCGTTCGCCTTCCTTAGAATTTAAATACGCTTTATGAACATATCTATCTGGTCCTAAAAGATAATGCGCATCAGAACCACAAATAATTTTAACTTTAAAAATTCGTGCTAATTGCTTGAGTTTTTTATTAAATTTAATTTGGTCTGCGCTTTTACTTGGTGCGATTTCAAAATAAAAGTCTTCGCCGAATAAATCCTTATTAAATTCAACCCATTTCTCAATCTTATGACGAACATTAGTAATTTCTTCTTGATTTTGAGCTTGTTCCGCTTCTAAAAGTTCTAAAGTTAATGTCGCAGTTTCTCCTGCCAAACAAGCTGTCGCGGCAATAATATGACCTGGATTTTTCTTTACAATTTCAACTAACTCCGACTTTAAAGTCGGGACTCGTTCCAATCCTCTGTCAAAATAAGAATAATACCAACTTTTAGAAGATAATTCACATAATTGATGAAAACCAATTGTATCTTTCGCAATGAGAATATAGTGATAATACTTCTGTTTCATTGTGCGAGTTTCAGTTAAATAAATCTCATTACCAATCGCACACTTAAAATCTTGTGGGATTTTTTCTTTTTCTTTTAATTCTTTTTCATTTTTTAACCATTCAACTGCGCCACAAAGTGCTTCGTGGTCAGTTAATGTAATACCACGATAGCCTAACTTTGCGGCGGTAAGAATCATATCTTTTGGACGGTTAATTGAGTCAAGAATACGTAAATTTGAAAAAAATGAGTGAGCGTGAGTTTCAAACCTTGGCATTCTTTTCTCTCCTTATCTTTTACTTTTGATATATTATACAATATTTTTTATTACTTGTCAAAATTCATTTGACGCATCTTCAATATTAAAATCTTCTATAATTAATTGTGCTGTTGTACGCCCCATATATGTGTTCTTTGCAAATTTGCCATAAACTGTAATATTAAACAAACCATATTGTTGTAAAGTATCTACAAAATCCGCGTCTTTAAACTTTACGTATTCTATTCCATTTAAAGTCCATTTTACAGAATCTTTATTTTCTCCCATAATGAAAAGCTGGCTGGAAGAGAGCGGAATATCTTCAACAACGACTTGCGGCTCACTAATATCATTACCCCAAAGGTCTTCGTTGTCTGCAATTATTAAAGCAAGTTGAGAAAAATTCTCATTTGCTTTAAAAATATAATCAACATAATAGCAACTTTCTAAACCTTTGTCAGAAATATTAAAATTTGCATAATTAATTAAAGACTCTAATTGCTTTTCGTGAATGGAAATCCCAGCGGCGTTTTTGTGGCCTTGCACATATTCAGTAAATCCAGATGATTCCAAGAAGTCTTTTAGGTCTGGAACCTCTTCAAAACTATCATTACCTCTAATGCTACCTCGCAAAAAGCCTTGAGGATTTTTCCTTACAATAATACAAGGTCGCTGATATTTATTAACAAATTGTGTTGCTAATAAACCGGTTAATTCTTGAGGAATATTATCTTCTTCATAAATTTCAACAATAATAATTTTATTATCTAAAAGTCCTTCTTTTTGAATCCTAAAATCAATTAAATCTGTTGCCTTGTCCTTAACACGATTTTGCCGCGCTCGCGCATTAATGGCTTTTCTGGCAGCCTGTGTAGCAAGAGTTTCCATCTCTCCTACTTTTGCGCCACGCTTATCGCTTTGAACAAGTTCGTCAGGATTAATAAAAGCTTCAAATAAAAGTTTCTTTTCTTCCATCGTCCCAATACGAATTACCGCATTTATAATTGGAGCGATGTAGAAAGCAATTTTTGTATAATTTAATCCTTGACTATTACGATAAAGGGAAAAGGATTGTGCATTTAGAAGTGCTTTTAAACCACCATTATTTATATGCTTTAAACCTTCTACAGTATAATAACGGGTTTCTGCATTGCTTGGACTCATCATATCTGCAATGTTGCCGACCGCACATAAGTCCATATATTTTTCTGCATTATGAACTTGGAAATATTTATCTAAAACAAATAAAAACTTATAAACAACACCTGCGCCACAAAGCCATTTATTAGGATAGTTAGTAGAGAGTTGATTGTTAACTACAACAGAATTTTTACTATAACCGTGGTCAACAACGTGATGGTCAAGACAAATGCTTTCTTTGCCTGCATCCTTAAGCTGTTTATGTTGAACGTAATCGTTGCTCACTAAACCTTATTATTTCTAATAAGAGTGGACTATCTTTTACTTATTTATTAAGTATACCCATTTCCAGTTATGTACCAATAATAACTGTACTTCCAGTCTAACCCGGAATAGTCTCTACAGGTTCTAATCTATTATTATCTTAATTTTTGAATTGGAAAAGTCCCATCATAAAATTTTGTATTAATTCTACCTTGATTTACGACACTAACATATTGTAGAGAACATTTTGCTTTTTCGGCGATTTCTTTCCTTGTATATTTATTTTCTTTTAAAAGCTCAGTAACTTTTTTCTATTTTGTTTCCCAAGGAGTTAATTTTCGTAAAGGATAGTCCCAATCTGGATGAATACGAAACTCCCCTGCATTAATTCTTTCTACTTGTGAAGAAGATAAATGATATTTTATCGCTAAATCAGAAATAAATTCTGTCCCTTCTACTAACTCATCTTTTAATTTTAATAAATCTTGTTCTGATAACTTAGTTTTATAATTATCTTCACCATAATGGACAGGAGGTCTTTCTCCTCCTGGCGTAACATTATAGCCGTTAGGGACTTGGGTATTATACAATTTTATATAACTTTGTTCTAATTTTTGCCAGTTTTTTTCTTCTTCATTAAATTCTTCAAGTGCAGAAATTGAAAAGTGTTCTTGACCATATTTTTTTATAGCCTTATGTAATACTGAGCTATCATTTTCTTTATGTTCAGCTTCATAAACATGACGGTAAAATCTTTTATTTAATTGCTAAGAAGTATAACCTATATACTACTTTTCATTAATGTCATTAGATATTAAATAGATATAACTCAAATTTATATCACCTCTATATAAATATCTAATAGATTAGCTTCCCACGGGATTACCATGCTTATTCAGTTTAGGCTTCCCCGTTAGCTCTTTTCAGAACCCCGCTGGTCAGGCGGAAAAGGTATATACAGGCAGTTTATCGTCTACCTGCGTCAGGAAGAATTACAAGCTTTGCACTACTCTCTAATACTCTATCAATTAAATCATCTAAACCATGACCTTTATGCTCGTGCATTATGTATGATAATTTAGCATCTGGCCTAATTTCTTTAATGTAATTCCAAAGCATAGCACTGGAGGTGAATCCGTCCGCATCGCTATCCACTACGAATAAAACTTCGTCTCCTGCCTGTAGATGCCAAATTAACAATTGCGCAGCTTCATCAATGTTATCCAATAGCCAAGGATTTAATTCATTTTCCTTACTTGGATAAACATATGCTTCTGGATCTTCTACTCCTCGCGCGTCTAATAACCATCCTAAACAAGTTGTTGGGTCATGGGGTAGATTGTAATTGTATTTTAGTTTATAGTTCATAAATAACCTTCTTAATTTATTTTAATTCTCTTTTTCATTAATTTTTCATATACTTCCACTCCGCGGTCAATTGGGCTGTCTTTTTGTTGAAGCAAATTATGTTCATCAAAAATGTAATAAAAGTTCGCCAAGCCGCGATATTTTAAACACTTATCAATCAATTTTTTTCTATATGTTCTACAAGCTGGGTCGTTTAAATTTTTAAATTCTTTATCAAAAGCTAAAGTTATATCTGATACACCATATTTTTTAACCAATAAATTAATTTGAAAACGATTTAATTGTGAACCACAAGTTGCCACCGCGACACTATAATTTTCATAAAAAGTATCAGATAACAACACACTTTTTTCGCCCTCAAAAATTACTGCTCGTTTAAAACGCTTAATTGCTTCTTTATTTTCATATATACCATATAAATTAAAACCCAATTGATGATTATACATTTTGTTTCCAACCATCATTGGTCTATATTTTCCAAATTCTAAATCTTTTTCCTCTAATGCGCGACTTCGCACACCAACTAAAAAACCACGATAATCATAATGTGGAATAGTAATGCGATTTTGGTTTAATGAAAAACCTATATGGAATTTCTTCATACTTTTTTCTGAAATTCCATCACCTAACCACAAAGGATGAGGATAATCAATAAAACAATCTAATACATTTGGATTATATGGAGGTAAATCAATAAAGTCTTCTGACCTAACTGTTTTTTCATAATGAAAAGTCGGCTCATTAACAACGATTTCTTGTAATTGTCCAACAAACTGACGAATATAATCTTCTGCGTCACTATAAAAAATCTTATAATGATTCAACTCCATATATCGCATATAGAGTTCAATTATGTTAAAATTTTCACTACATTGAGTATAACAATGAAAACTTTTATTTTGGTCATAATAATAAAGCTTCATACTCGTAGCTTCTTCTATCGGGTTATGACAAATTGTTGGACAAATTAGATAATCTTCTTGCACATCAATGTCATTATCGTCTACCCCTAAGCTTAAAAGAAACTGATGAATATCTTCAAGTGTTAAAGACTCAATAATTTCTTTAACTGACATTGCATTTTTAATTGCAACATCATCAAAATTATCTTGTAAAAAATATTTCATCAGAAATCATTGTCCTTTCCAACATCTATTATCTCTGCATCAACTGGAATTGAATCAATAAAATTATCTATTCCTTCTATCGGAACCGCTTCAGAAAATTTTCTTAAAGAATCTATTCTTTCTCCCGCGTCAAAAGTTAAATAATTATTATCTGAATCAGTAATAAATAAATCTTCTTGTCTCCCATTACCCAAATTAATTCTTGTCCAAATTCTTACCCCTCGGAAACGGCCACTACGAATTTTATAAACATCAATAACGTGAGTTGGCGCGAGACCTATTTTATCTACAATAGTTTTTACTTGTTCCATTTCTGCTTCATCCACAGGAGCAATAATACAACCAATGTCTGCTTTATCTGCAATTGCTTTACTACCGCGAATCATACTTTGGTCGCGCTTTCGTCCGCTTACAAGACCTTCGCCATTTAATTGGGTTGAGGACATAATAAAAATATTATATGTCTTAGCGATTTCCTTGAGTTGGTTGGAGAGCAACATTAGAGTTACATCTTCACGTAGGCCCTTCATATCAGACACCAAAGATGGAGAAGAAAAAATATAGTCATAATAAATATACTTAATCCCATTTTGAATAACGTGCTTCTTAATAACATTTTGAACATTCGTTAAGTTTGGGTCATTAATCTCTTCCCATTTAAAATATCCATCAAAATGTTTCATTATTTTCGCGGCGATTCTTAATCTTTCTCGTTCTCCAGGAGTTATAATATTTGCGCGTATACGACTTTCTTCTATACCAGAAATATACGCTAAAACCATCATCTTAATTTCATTACTTGTTTGTTCTGTTGCAATAAAAAGAGTTTTAACTGGAATAATTGATTTATTATAAGTAAAGCAATTTTTCTTTAAATCATAAATAATTGGATAAACTCCTTCACACGCATCAAATACACTATTCCTTGTTTTACCTGCATTGGTTCCAGCAGACCTTAAATACATACATCCTAAACGCGCGCCACGGACTATTGAGTTAAACATTTCACCGCGAATAGGAAGTCCATAATCTCCCTTATCGCCTAAATTTTCAAGTAGCTCGTCTATTCCATCTGAAATATCGCCGCCACCAATGCCACCAGAAATATAGTTAGTTCTTAATTCTTCAAATTGTCGTTCTACATACCCAAGAATTTCTTCTTCAGTTGCATTTTCATATCGTTCAATACATTCTAATTCTTTGCGAGAACCGCCGCCATAACGCTCTGCCGCAGCTTCAAAGTCATAGGGAATAATATTAAAACCTCTTGACTTTAATTCAACCAATAATGATGTTTTTTTAAGTTGATTATAAAAGATATTAAAATTTTCTGGGCTTCCTTTGTCTAAACACATTTGAACAAATTCCGGCCCATTATAACGATTATAATTACCTTTTAAATTATCATATTGATTTAAATACGCGATAATCATATCGTTAGAAATAAAACGACTTTCATTATTCGCAATATTATTTACCGCAAAGAAAATTGTTCTTGCAATTACATTATTTTTACTAAAATCATTAATCGTAATAGGATTGGGAGTATTATGTAGAAGGACTGGCTCTTTCATTACACTGCCAAGAACTTGACAATACAATTCAATATTATCAAATGTCAAACCAATCTCTCCTTATACATCATCTGGACTTATCATTTTAACTGTCGTTTTTGTCTTCCCTTTATGAGAAGGAATTATTACTCTTGAAACCTCTGGCTCTTTACCTAATTTTTCTAAAGCTCCAAGATTTCTTATTTTATTCGCTTGATAATATTCTTTTGCTGCATCTGCATATTGCGGAATTAAATATAAAGAAGTTCCATATGGAGTTTTTCCTAAAATATCATAAATATAGTGTAATGTCGCAGACATATTAGAATAAGATAAGTTTCCTTTTTCTTTATATCTTTTTATTTCCGCCAACATTTGCGGGCCAGGAAATTTTATATGAAACAAATTACTAACCTGTTTATATAATTTATTTCTGTCCTCTTTTTCCTTTTCCTTTTTTGCATATTTAGAACTACATTCCTTTGAACACAAATATGAAAAAGTCGGCTCAAGACAGAAATAATTAGTTGATTCATTTATAACTTTCCCACATTCTTTACAAATTATCATGCTATCAACTCACCTTTCTTTATGTATTATAGCATAATTTTTTATAAAAGTCAAAAAATAAACCTCGGAATATATCCGAGGTTTATATTGTTTCTTAATTAAATTAGCTTCTTAAAGTCATCAATGACAAGTTCGACAAGCTCTTGTTGTTCTTCAGGAACCTTAGAAAGTTGGACATCCCGTCCGAATACATGAGTAATAATATCGTGCATCTTAGCTTTTCCATCATCACCATTTGCTGCAACAATCTTATTCCAAAGTTCGCGAGCTTCAGTCATTGTATCATTGAAAGATCGCATAGTAGGCATTGTGTATTCTTCCGCCGTCTTAGAAACAATTTCTGTGCCAGTTAATTCGGCTTCTTTCTTCATAGCATCTGCAATCGCATCTACTAAATTTTGGTAACCAAGTTCAATCTTAGGAGCAAGATATTTATAACGGCTACCAGCAAATACACGAGGAGTGCCACGAGTATAAATATACCGATGACTATCGCCAGTCTTTACATCATATTCAACAGCTAAATAACCGATAAGGTCAACAAGGCGATTTACGATTGCATAAGCACCATTTGGTAGGTCAGGAGCTAAAGCTTGAATTTCATTACCATCTTCATCAGTATACTCAGTGGTTTTAGTCTTAGAGTGAGCAATAAAAACGATTGCATAACCAAGTTGAGTCAGCTCACGGAAAGTTGTTTCAAACTCGTCCTTGAGCATATTCCAGCCCTTTCCATAACCAATATCACCAATCGCGCTAACACCTTCACGCGCAATAATGTACTTTTCACAAAGATTATAAGCAATTGCAACGGTATCAATAATAATACTATGATAAATTTCTTTTGCTTCTGGCTTCTTTAACTGGCGGCAAACCTTTTTAAAATCTGCCCAAGAAGTTAAATCAACAGGCTTTACGCCAATTAAGGCATTATAACCTTTTTCAAAAGCGCACAATAGAGGCTTCTCCCATAAAGCAGCAGTACTCGTCTTGCCAGATTTTGGTTGACCATATAGAAGTACGAAACGCCCGCTTAAATCAGTACAGAGTTGAGTAGGTTGAATGCTAAAAATATCAATATCTGCCATATTCAATTATCTCCTAATACATAACATCATTTCTTTCTATATAAAATATTAATTACTCAATCAAGTTATGATTGGGAATTACTCCCAATCATAACCACCATTATCTACAGGAGCCTTCGCTGCCTTAGAAGCCGCGGCCTTATTGCGAGCATCAATCTTTAACTGCTCACGACGACTATTACGGTCAGCATTTAAAGTTGCAATATCAGCAGGGTCATAAGCCATTTCATCGTCAAATACTTCGTCCGCGCCATTTACAAGAATTAATTCGCGCTTAGTACGAGTGGTAGACTTAGGAATAACTTCACCCCAAGAACTTTCTTCGTGAGTTTCTTCTATAGTAGAAGTATAACGAATACGGCCCACAACATTAACAGTATCATTTACATTATAATTACGAGACATAAAGTCTACAACACCAGGATTCTCAGCATAGAAATCCATAACATCCAAACGCTGACCATACTGGACAATCGCGCCACGAATATGTAGACGGCCAGTAGCTTCACCCTCAGCAGTTACTTCATCATCAACGCTCATAATGAAAATATCAGTGCTGAAAGTTGCGCTATCACCATTGCTGGGACTTGCTTCACCGCCACCACGAACTACGCCAAAGAAACTGGAATTTACACGCCAACCAGAATTGATAGTTTCACCATCACGGCCAACGAACATATTCTCACTTAAATTACCATATTTACCACTTACACGAAGACGAGTTGCGTGTTCAAGACCAACTTCTTGAATACTATGATAAGAACCGCCTTCCATAAATTCCTTTAGATTATCATAAGCGGGATTTTGAGAACCATCACGCTTAAACTTCATAGCAACAAAACTTACAGGAATTTCACTAATTTCATCAACGCCGCCGTTTGCACCGTAATGCTGATTTACGCGCAGAGTTACTGTGCCAGAACGATAAGGCTTGCCGCTACCCTTTGCAACACCATCACGAATCACTACACTATGTAAAGTACCAGTAATAGAAACTTCATTCTTCGCGGGATTTTGAATTGACTTACTCATATATATCTTTTCTCCTAATAATTAAATAAAATAAAATAAATAAAATAAATAAAATAAATTATAATACAGAGTTTCTACGGGCACGTTCCGCTTTTTCTTTTGCTCTTGCGGCCTTTCGTGCAGCAGTCGCTTCTGCTTTTTCACGCGCTAAACGGCGTTCTTCTTGAACGGGGTCAAACTTCAACCCCTCTTTTGTGATTTGAATCCAACGAATAACTGTTGGCTTACTACCTGCGGCAAGGGGAGCGTATTCTTCAATGCGTTCTGTTGCTAACCCCTTTTTAACTAATCCATTTACTGAACCAGTTACCGCCGCCATCGGGACATCAAGTTCTTCCACTAAATCTTGTTTGGTGTATTCTTTGTCAGAATGCTCTTGTAAAAAAGCGAGCACTTTTTCTGAATTTGGTCGCATTTTTTATATCCTCAATGTTTAATTTATTATAGATTAAATTTTATTCTTTGTCAATTTTATTTTCGTCTGAATTTTCACTCAAATTCTTACAAAAATATTCTTCAACTAATTCTTGCCATTTAGTATCATCATTAGAACTTTGGGCTACTTCATATAGCTTAGGAATTAAATCTTCATCATAAGCCTTTACAACTGCCGTCCAAGTATCTACATTCTTTGCAATAACTGTGCGGCTAATAGAGGCGCCAACCCAAAGATGGATAAAATCAAGAAGAGTTAATTCTCCATCTGCCTCAATCTTATCTTCAAGGTCGCGGAAATCTTGAGTCATTTTTTTAGTATTAGTTAAATCTTCTTCCGGATTCTTTTCAGAAATAACATCCATTGCTTTCTCGCCATTAATTGCTCCATTACGAGCAACCAAGGCAAACAAATCTTTATATTGTTGTGTTAGTTTCATTATATACTCCATATTACAGAATCAATTTGTTCATTTTCTTGAATTACTTTTTTGCCCTTTGCTTGTTTGCCAGAAGGCAAGATTTTGTAGTTTTTGCAATTAATAATTTGTTCTTTGTCGCCAATTTTTAAAGTAAATTCTTGAGCGTCATTAAAGTCTATTGCCTTAATTACGTCATCTTGTTGAAGCTTAAAAGATACTGTATTTGCCCGCGCAGGCCAATTATACTCTGACATTTTAGTTTTCTTTACATATCCATCTTTAGTAATGAATGTAATAATGCCATCTTCTTTTAAAGAACTTACACTATTAATTGCAATAATATCACGAGTTTTAAATAGCGTACTAATTGCAATTTGTTTGTCGGTTAATTCTTTAATTGCAACTTTATACATTTTACCATTCGCAGCAAAACCAATTAGAATATCTTTATTTGTGGTTTTAATATTTTGACCACTTAGAAGTTTTTCACATAAACTAATCTTTCCATCCTTAATACGAACAATTACAGGAATTTCTTCTTCTTCTTCTTCATCCGCGTTAATGACGTTAGTGATTTTTGTGCGACGAGCATCGCCAAATTTTTTAGCTACTTCGTCAAGAATATTAATAAGAATTTTATCAGTCTCAAGAGGATTAGATAAGATGTTGTTTAACTTATCAATTTCAACTTGATTTTCTTCTAATTCCTTATTAATTTTAATTGCTTCTAAATTTGCAAGTCGTTGAAGTTTTAAATCAAGAATGGCTTTCGCCTGTTCTTCATCTAAATTATAATTCTTCATCAATGCTTGTTTAGCATCTGCCGCACTTTCACTATGACGAATTAAAGCAACAACTTCATCAATATGTGCGATTGCAATTAACAATCCTTCTAAAATATGATTACGAGCAACAAGAGCATCTAAATCATATTGAAGTTCTCGTTTCTTACATTCTCTAATATGGTCAATATATGCTTGGCAAGCTTCACGCCATCCAAATACTTTAGGGAAGCGACCGTGGTCAAGCATAATCATATTGATTCCAAACCAACTTTCAAGAGAGGTGTCTTTATAAAGCTTTTGAATCATTACCGTTGGATTGGCAGTTTTAGAAAGCTTAAAAACAATTTCAGGGTAATCTGCGGAATTATCAAAAATATCAATAATTCCATAATTTTCATCTTCTTGAATCTTTGCTTTAACTTGCTTAATTACTGTAGAGCTATATACACCATAAGGCAAATCAGAAACCATCAGCTCATTTTCTTTAGGCAAGAAAGTAATTGTACTTCTAATTCTACAGGCGCTTCCACTGCCAACTTTTAAGCTTTCTTTGACTTCTTTTGCATTGGTAATTGTTCCACCAGTTGCAAAATCTGGCGGGCAATAGATTTCATCAAAATCTACATCTTTATTTTGAATTAATTTAATTAAAGCTTGATTGACTTCTCTTAAATTAAACTGTGGAATTGAGCTGCTAATGCCAATACCAACACCAGTTGAACCATTACAAATATTATAATATCCAATAGATGGAAAACAAGTAGGGGACTTATCTGTTTCATCAAAGTTATCTCGCCATTGTTCAATCGCATTATGATTTAATCCATCAAACAGGTATTCTGTAGAAAGTTTAGATAACCGCATTTCTGTATAACGCATTGCGGCAGGATGGCCACCTTCAGACAATGTACCATAATTACCATGAAAACTGTTTAATGGATAGCGCATAGCATACGGCGCGGCCATCCGACAATACATTTCATAGCAAGATGTATCACCATGATAATAGAAAGTTTTTAATGCATCACCGACAAGAGAAGCACTTTTAACGAAAGGTTTGTTATTAAAATTCTTATTTCTATATTGATTATATAGAAGAACTCGTGGAGAAGGCTTCAGGCAATCTCGTACATCTACGATTGCTCGGTCAGCGATAACCATTCCAGCATATGTATAAAAACTGTCATATACAACTTGCTCTAAATCAGCCAATCTTTATTCCTCCAAAATCAATATTGTTAAAAATAAATTCTTTACGTGGTCCAACATCAGTTCCCATTAAAGTTAAAAGCTCATATAAGCCTTCTTCTGTGTAGGGAATGGGTTCAAGCCTACGATTTTCTTTATTAAACATTGTTAAAGTTAAATCTTCTGCTTCAAGCTGGCCTAAACCTTTTACACGAATAATTTGTTCTTTACTATTATGATTGGCGGCGAGAAATTCTTCATAAGAATAATAATACTTTGCAGTTTTACCAGAACCCATTTTAAACAATGGAGAACGAAGCCAACACATACGATTTTGTTGTAGGTATTCTGGACATAAGAAATTTACGAGAGACAAGATAAGTAAGGCAATGTGAGCGCCATCCAATTACTCTTTATGTTTCCATAAAGTTAGACTATATTTTACTTCATAGTGAAGAATGCTCTTTCAAGAAACGTATCAATAGTTTCCTTACTCCTCTAAACGAGGATAGTCGTTACAGGTTTCAAATATTTATCCATTCTTTTTGTTTCTTTTTATAAATTGGAAGATCACTATAAGAACGACCCCATAAAATCTGCTATAAGGTTTGATAAGCCACTCTATCTTTATAATCTTCCCAAATTTGCTTCGCCGTTTCATTTACATAACGCTAACGTAAGGCAACTACTTCTTCATTTGTAAATGCCGCATTTTCAGATTGCTCTCCATCTGTTGCATGATAGCGATAATAATCATTATTTTCTTTAGTATAAACTTCTGGCATTATATGAGGCCAATTAGAACCGTCCCAAATATTAGCAAATTGTCCAAAAGAAATCTTATCTTTATATTGTTCATATACCTTTTTACGGCGTTCGTGCGCAGCATAGGCTTTTCTTATTTCAATGACATCTTCTTTTATGAGGATTGCTCGCCCATTACTTTCTCCAGGATTTCCTTGACCACCAGCAGTAGCATTATAACCAATACCATTATAAGTATTAAAATAATTTATCCAATATTGTTCTCTACTATCTAATTGTTTAATATCGCATTCTTCTAACACTTCAAAAGAAAAATTTTCTTTTCCATGTTTATGAATAGCAATATCAATATAATTATTAGAAGTCTTCCATCTATTTGGAGCGCAATGTTCTTGCCAGCGCCGTTCAATATCATTAGATTGCCCAATATAACTTTTATTAGATTGCTTATTTGTAATTTTATAAATTCCTATCACAATTTTCACCTCCTTATACTTTATTTAAAAAGAATGGATAATTTGTTTCCCACGGTATTACCGTATCCCTAAGGACTTAGGCTCTCTTACCACTTTAACTTTTCAGTTTAGTTGACCGTTAGCCATTTCTGACCCTGCTGATTAGCAGAAAAGCATTTTACGACAATGTTATTTATCGTCAGCATCAACACAAATCGCGATTTTCCCGTATCTCAGTTTTTTCTTATCTAATTTTTCTCCATATGTAATTCCAATAGCTTGGCAAAGCAATTTAACTTCTTCATTATTTAAAACTTCTTCTAAATTATGTGTATATGGATTAATGCATTTACCACGAAGTTTCAGAATTCCAATATTATTCATTTTAGAAGCTTGCCGCCCACGAACCATATTGCCGCCGGCGCTTTCGCCTTCCACAACTAAGAGAATACTATCTTCTCCCAAAGTTCTAGCATCATTTAGTTTATCAGAAAGAATAACCCTCTTTTTTCTTGCTGATGCCATATCTTTTTCGTGATTTAGAATTGCTTCTCGTGCTTTCTCAGCTGCGGCGTCTGCTTTTGCAATTTTACTCATTAAGTCTACAATTGATTTAAATTCATTTGGAAAATCTGTAGACATTTTCTTTAAAGCTTCTGTAAAAGCATTTGATGCAAGCGTCCGTAAATTTGGATTATTAATTTTACTTTTAGTTTGATTTGCGAAAGAAGGATTAGTTACTTTGCAATTTATTACATAAAATAAACCATCTCTAATTCTATCGCCATCAAATTTAGCATTAGCTAAATTATTAAAAGTTTTTGTAATTGCTGCTTTTGCTCCAGTAATTGGAGAGCCACCTTCTGGTACTCGTAATCCATTTACGAAAACATAACCTTGTTCTTTATTTTTTCCCCATTGAAAAGCAATATCAAGTTGGTCATTTTCATCTTCTGCGTGCGCAGTTAAGATTGTTTTATGAAGAGGATTTTCATTGTTTTCTTTAACGAAATCAAGAATACCATTTTTTGCACAATAAGTATTACGAATTTTTTCTCCTTCATAATAACAATCTACATTAAAAGTGATGCCACTATAAAGATAGGAAATATCTTTTACATCACGACAAATTCTGTCATAATCATATTGAATTTCACCGTTTGAAAAAACTTTTTCATCCGGAATAAACTCAACATAAGTTCCATTCTTATCCTTGGTTTTACTTTCTTTATAATTTTGTAAATTGCCTTCTATAAATGAAGCTTCCGCTGCGACACCATCACGCACACTAATCACTTTAAAAAATTTGGAACTTAAGCATACGCAACTTCCACCAATACCGTTTAGCCCTGATGAGTTCTTGTAACTGTTTTTGTCAAACTTGCCACCAGTGTGAGATTTTGTATAGACTGAAACTAAAACATTTTCTCCATCGGGTTTAATACCAAATGGAACGCCCCTTCCAAAATCACGAATTGCAATACGATTGTCATCATAATTTAAAGTGATGTCAATCTGCTTCCCGTATCCAGCAAGTGCTTCATCTGTGCTATTATTTAATATTTCCTTAATTGCTTGATACGCACCTTCAATATCATCTGTTCCCAAATACATGGAAACCCTTTGGCGAACACCTTCGCGGAAAGTTAGACTTTGAATTGAATTAATATCATAAGCCAACTCAATTTTCACTCTCCTTTCATCTTTTAATATATTATAGCAAGAATTTTTATAAGTGTCAAATTTTATTTTGATGGCACATTATATAAGTAATGAAAAATAATAACTTCTCTTTTGGAGTTTTATATAAATTATAAAATTATCTCCAATCATCAAAATTATTATACCATTTGCATTAATGGTTTCTTATGTTTTTCATTTAATAATCTCCCATAAAATAATATGTCCAACCTTCTTCTGTTCGCGCATCAAAGTAATGTAATTCTTCTGCTAATTTTGGAAGACTATTAAATGTATCAAAGTAATCAGGGTGATAGCAACAGAATTTAAAGATTTTTTCAAACAGCTCTTTATTCACATGAACTTCTTGTCCATTAATATCTGTTTCTTTTGGATCAAATTCCTTCCAAATATATTCATATAAGTCCCAAAATTTTCTCCAATAGTAAATTTCTACTTCTAAATCTTTAGCTTTGTTGCGCCGAGTTAAGTACATATCAAGTCCCATTATTCTACTTCCTTTCATACTTTTTATTATTTTCTTCTACAAAATATTGCCAACGTCGTTGATAGGCTTCGTGGCTTATATGAAAAAGTTCGCCTTGTTCAGAAATATCGTAATCATCATATTGATGGTAAGCACAATGATGACAAATATAAATTCCTTTTTTCTTTCGCCAACCATACTCATCGCAAATTGAACCTTTTATAGGTTTTTCCATAAGACCGCAGACAGAACAAACATAAATCTTATTCTTTAAAATTGTTTTACTAAACCAATTTTTAATTGGTAGCTTTATATTAATAAACCAAAAACAATTTAATTGATCAAATGGTTCTTGAAAACGCATATGATAATCGCACCACTGGTCTAGAGGGCAATCTTTACATTCATTATAAGCGCAAGGAAAATTCATAATAAATCTGCGATATTTAAGATAATCAAGTAAATTGGGCTGTTTAGTTTTAAGTTCATTTAAAATAGTTTTATTATCCTTCATTTTCTTACTTCCTTTCTTTTTCTATATTATACTATAATTTTTCTTTTTTGTAAAAAAAATAAGCGGTCGTAATGACCGCTTAAATTTAATCTAATAGCTCTGCTAATTCACAAACTTTAGAACGCTCCACTTGTTCCAAACGCACTTGTCCATACAATGGATTGCCGCGATAAACCTTATTCATTCGTAAAACACCATTAGAACGTTCAAATAATTTATTATCAATTTGTTTATAGTCTGAACAAAGAACTAATTTACTATTTTCTCCAATGCGTGAAACAATTGCTGCAAGCATCTCACGAGTTAGATTTTGCGCTTCATCACATACACAGAAGACATTATTAAGACTACGACCACGAATAAAATTCAAAGGAAAGAAATCTAATACTCCGCGTTCCATCAATTCATCAAAAATTTCAGGACCGCCAACCACATCAATAACAGGTCCGCAATATGGGTAGATTTTCTCTTCTGCGGTTCCAGGTAAATAACCAATTTCTTGAGAACCTTTCAAAGACCAATTATTACGAAGATACAATACCTTATCATATTGGCCTTTTTCAGTTAGAGTTAAACCTGTAGCAATAGCAAGGAAAGTTTTACCACTACCTCGTCGGCCAAAACAAGAGATGATTGGAATAGCAGGATTTTGTAATAAGTCTGCATAAACCTGCTGCTCATCAGAACGTGGTTTAATTTTTCCGAACAGATTAGATTGAAGCGTTTCAAAACCTAATCTAACATATTCTTTCCCATCCCAACGAACGATATGCTCTTTACCATCTGGGTCGGTTAAAATACCGTATTCATTAATATCTAAATTAAAAATATTATCATGACAAGCAATATTATATAAATCATCCCACTGTTTTTCTGTGGGAATAATTCGTTGATAACCGTCCCAAAATCTTTCTTTACTTTCTTTGCTAAAAAGATGTGCCTCAATTTGAGGAAAAATTTTTGTTAAAAGTAAATATTGGGAATAATCGCCAGTATGGAAAATAACTTTATTTTTTTGAGATAATAAACCCGCTTCAAAAATAATACGAGTATCGTTCTTTTCTTCTAAAGCATAACTATATTTTTTCATAAAAGAATCGTAATCTTTTTTACTAAAAACTGTAGTTAAACATTTAGAATTTTTAATAATATTCACAACTTTTCTCGCGGCCTGTTTTACTTCTTCGTCTTTTGCTGCGGACGTTTTAATGTTTTCTAATTCACCGATAACAATTAAACTAATATAACAATTTTCATCCAATTGTAAAGTATCGTTTAAAGTTAATAAAGCCGAGGTGTCATATACTTTTAAAATATTCATTAATATTTCAACACCTTAATCTGTAATTTTAATGGTATTTTCTCCAATAATTTTGTCAATCAAACCAAGTTCTTTAGCCTCTTTCGCGCCAAAATACCATTGACGGCGATTATGACTATCCCATTCATCTTTTGTAATATTAGTGTTGGAGAAAATATAATCCTTAATCATATCATCTTGATGCTCAGAAAAATCTAAATAATCACGAGCGCTGTTTGCATCATCAGATACTGTTAGATGCCCGCAATGGAACAAAAAGAAAGTAAAAGGATAGCAGTATTTCTTAACATTAGGATTCTTATTACCTGCACAAAGAATAATTGTACCCATACTACAAGCATAAGAATATACGATAATATTAAGAGGCTTCTTATAGTTATCAATAATATTCACGAGGGACAAGCCATCCCCTACGGAACCTCCAGGACTGTTCAAGATTAGAGTCACTGGAGCATTGCTATCATCTTCTTCAAAATCCTTTAAAGGTAAAATAACAGTTTCAATTAAACAACCATCAATTTCATCATTTAACACGATAGTTCTATGATTCATTAATTGGTTAAAATATTGATACTGTATCGCATTCATTCCACCAGAGGCAACTAACTCAGATAAATCAATAGGAATTAAACCCATATATACAAGGTCCTCCATTAAAATACTTCAAGAATTGTATAGTTATGCTTAAGCAAGTCAATATGTGTAAGATGTTTATCAACTGTATTATCAAACACATAAACTTCAACTATACAACCTTTACTTTTTAAACTATTTATTTGTGATTCAATGAAACATAAATTTTCATCAATCAACATTTTGCTTTCCATCGCCAACAAAGCATATTTCTGTGTTTCCATTTTTCCAAGTTTCCTTGCGCCCTTGCGGCTTTGCCGCGGGCGCGCTGACTTGAATGAACACGACCGGCGAAGCTGGGAGTGTTCAGACAAGCAGCATTCTTTTTACTTTTTATTATTATAAGTAAAAATTTCTTTTTTGTCAATTTTATTTGCTTAAAAAAGGATAGAATTCTGCCGCGTTCGCAAGTGCTCCTTCAAAAGAAGGCTAAGGCTATTGCTACACTTGCCCGACAATAGCAGATTTTACCACACCAAATACTAACTGAACCACGTAAGTTCTTACCTCTGTGTATTAAACAGGGGATGACGTCCTCATGACATTTAAGATGTCAATCATAAACGGCTCTACTTCTCTCAAGGCTCTTGGCTAGAACTAACCAGACCATTAACGCAGTCTACTTCGCGGCAAATTTTACTTTTCTTGCGAAAGAATTTAATTTTTTTTAAAGATTACTTTAAATGGCCAACTGATTAAAGAACAAATAGCCATTGTAATTAAGTATATAATAGAAAAGAATGTAAGTAAAATTCCAAGAAGATAATTTTTTATTTTAGTAGATAAAGACATTTATTCCTCAACAGTATTACTTAGAATTGTTTTATTGGATTTTTTAATAGAATCTATAACTTCATTATAAGTCTTGGGATAATATGTCGATTCATCAAATTTATCATACGTCAATTCATCGTCACATAAAAAATGTTTAAAATCATGAGTATAAGCAGTAATTGGAAACCAAATATCCTTTGAAGCAATATACCCATAATCAATGACATTATATTCTACATGAGGATAGCGAGTAATAACAGACACAATTCCATTTGTATTTTTCATTGAAACAACAAAATCATTATTTTGAAAACGTTCAATAAAATCCTGAAAATTTGTGGAATTTAATTTACAATTATAATATTGTTCTATACCATTAGTCATAATTTTTCCAATAGGATAATCTTTTTTTACTTCATTAAAGGTTCTATACATTATTTTTATTCCTTTCCAACAATCTTACTCAAAGTACAATCATTAATGTCAATATCATCACGAATTTCAAGAAGCTTCGGATGACGTAATGACCATTGCCCTGTTTTATCTTGACTCAACATCATTGCATCAACCTTACAAGGCTTCATATAATAATCTTCAAAATTATCTCTCAAACCACACATTAATTCCTCAGTTAAGTTAGAACACTTACATAACTCAACTAATTCATCATTTTCATTAAATACACTACAGACAATACTTCCCGGCCAATTATAATAATATGACTTCGTAATTGGTCTCAAAGTACCACCATTGTAATAATCAAGATAATATGAACCGCACAACTTTTCTAAAGTTTTTGTATTCTCCCAATACTGCCAAGTTGTAAGTTCTTTACCAGTATAATCTTCCTTTGGAGGCTCAATACCAGTAATAATACAATCAGCCTCAAGCTCTAATTCACGTTTTACTTTAACTGTTTCCCAAACACTTGTGCGACCTTCGCAAGGAAGCATAGTTTTCTTATAAAGAACGACGCCTTCTCCACCAGAAGAAAAAATCTTATCCAACTTATCCCAAAAAGTACTAATATCTGCATTATAATATTTTGCATAAGATACGAGAGGATTGTTAATCTTTTCACAAATTTCTGGAAGATACTTAATTCTATCTACAATAGGAGTATGAGTCAGCTCTTGTCCTTCATAATATAAAACATCAAAAATGTAATAATGAACTGGATTATCTGCTTGGCGCGCTAAAGCTTTAGAATCTAAGCATCGTAAAATTGTCCCAACACTCTGAGCTGTTCCGCCAGGAATATAAACCTCTCCAAGCAACACAGTTGTATCTTTGAAAGCATTTTGAATACTTTCCATAAAAAGAAGTTTTCCAGTTAAATCACCATAAGTGCCTGTCTTTTTACTTACTGTGCGACTTTGCGCGATGGCATATCCATCATCAAAGACAACACGACATAAATCGCCGTCTTTCTTTTCAGAAAAACAATAACCATTAGAAAGTAATAGATTGTCAATTTTCTGACGACGCATTTCCTTAGAGTAGGAACTCGCGATTGTATTATACTTCATCGGTTCCCATTCACTTGGATGCTTAGTGAGGTCAATTGCTTTGCTCATTCATTTTCCTCGCTTTCATTATCTATTAAATTACATAATTCTTGAATAGTTGTCATAAACTGTCCAGATTGATTAATTATATTATAATTCCATTTTTTATAATTATCAAGTTCAGACTCACTTTGATGTTGTTTTTGTTCTTCAGTTAAATCAGAACATTCTTGAATATCAGGACGAATTATATTAATTGTTCTTACAATAGAAGGAAAATTCTTCTCTACCGTCTCTAATTCATTTTTAAAACGCAAATCAGGAATAATAATAATATCCCAGTCATCTTCAGTGGCTTTTATCCAATTGCAAACCCAATCTGCCCATAAAGTTGGAATTTTCCCGCGACATTGTTCTGTTGCATAATGTTGAATATTGCTGCGGCCCCATTCAGACTTATAGTCTGTAATACCATAATATTTTTCTAAAGTGAATTTAACAACATCTCCAAAAGCAACAATACAACAACGTTTATTTTTAGATTTATAATAATCCACCATTGCTTCTGCACAAGTGTTTTTTCCACTACGGGCAGGTGCGTGAATTAAAAAGATTTTTTTAATCATCAATATTCTCCTAAACTACGCTTAATAAATTCTTCATATTGTTCATAAGGCAGCTCAATTTTCTTTACTGTTCGGTGTGGACCAAGAAGTTCATCATCAAGAAATTCAAAAATAAAATATCTTTTTGCTTTTTGTCCCATTAGGTCAATAGTTTCTACTCCATAAAGCCATTGACGAGTTTCAATATCCATAGAAACTTCAAGGTTTTCCTGTGGAGTTAGTTTCATTTGAGGCCGCGCCTTTAAACGAAAAATATAGGAAACAGCATCTGCCCTATCAACCTCATAAAAATCCAAATGTTCTAAATAAGTATCTTTAACTTTGCACATATTGTTTTAATTCCTCAATCTCCCAAATTGGTGTGCCACCATAAGAGAGTCCTTTCTTTTCAAATTGTTTTGCGGCATCTTGTGCCATCTTATCTACGAAATTATTATAATGATTTGTGGAATGTCCCTTTACTTTAAAGAAATGAAAATCTTTATTCTTAAAAAATGGTAAAAGTTGAATCCATAAATCTTGATTTTTAACTTCTTGTTTCGCCGCATTTCGCCAGCCATTTTGTTCCCAACCAATATACCAACCTTGGGAATAACAGTTAATTAAATAAGCACTATCACTATAAATATTGTAGGTGTTGCCTTTAGAATATTTTGTTAATTCCAAAACACCTTTAATTGCCTCAAGTGCAGCAGTAAGCTCCATTCGTTGATTTGTAGTTTGTGGAATTCCACCGCAATCTTTACGAACAAGAGAATTATCAAACAATATACAATAAGCCCAAGCCCCTAAAGCCAATTTAGCTCCGTTTCCTTTACAAGAGCCATCACAATAGATTTCATACGGTTCAAGTTTTCGTTGAATCATATTTTATCCCCTTTCTTTTATATAAATATTATATCATAAAAATTTATATAAGTAAAAAAAATATGAGCAATATTACTATTGCTCACAGAATTAATTATATGGACGGTCGCTAGGAAGATTATAAATATCATCCCAATATTTTTTACTCCACCCATCTTGTCCAAGAATATGAATTTGGTTATAAAAACGTTGGGCATCAGCCTTTTCTGTCTCGGTAGCCCAACCAGATGGCGAACGATTACAATATTTATCATGAAGATTTTGAAGACTATGGAATAGCTCAAGTTGAAGCCCTACTTCAATTTTACCCAATCTTGTGTCTTGTGCTTGGATTTTATTAACCTAATCTTGCAAGGTCTAAGTATTTTTATCTAATTGTTTATTGATGCTTTTAACAGATGAATTTAAATTTGCTGTATTTGTTTCCAATCTGCTATCTACTGAAGCGATTTTAACTTCCATAGCTTGAATAGATAAATTTAACTTATCAATAGCAGTAGATAATTTTTCAATAGTCTCTGTCAATTTTTTGTATCGTCCAGCGAGACGTTCCCAAATTCGTTTAAAAATATTACCAGCGGCGGTGACTGTTTCGTTCATTAATCCCCACCTCCTCAATTTGTATGTAGAGAAGAGAGGTAGATGTTCTTAGAGGTCTTTATTAATTAAATAATTTTGATAACGGGAATTTAATTCTTTACAAAACTCAACTCCGTCTTGTAGATGAGTAAAATAAATGGAAAAATACGGATAAGTATTTTCAACATATATTTTTACGTCATATGTATTAATTAAATATCTAAAGAAATCTGCTAATGAGTAATTGAAACATCCGCTCATTAATTCTAATATGCAACTTTTATGGTCTATTTGTAATTGTTCTAATAATGTAGAAGTTGGCAGAATATAAGTATTCTTCATTTTATCGTCTTCTGTTTTAAAGTATTCCGCCATTTTTTTTAACCTCATTGTATAAATTTTCTACAGCAATATTAAAGTCTATTTTTTCTTTTTTTTCAGGTTCTCGTGGTGTTAAACCATTGTAGGTTAATTTGATTTGTTTTATTTTAGTTTCATTTGGTTTATAATTTTCTTTGATAATTCTTGTAACAACTGAAGCGGACATTCCTACACTACGCGCAGTTTGGGAATAATTACCGTTTTGAGCATATTTGGTTAGAATTTCTTCAAGTAATTCCGGAGTAGGTTCATACTTCTTGCCCATATTGTCCCTCAAAGAATTTATTTTTTACCGCAAATTCCATTCTACGATTTAATTCTTTTACAAAAATATTTGCATCTTTGATATTATCAAAGAAAATTTTTCGCCAAATTGATTTATCAGAACGCAATACATGAGCATTATATACTAAAGCAATATAATTATAAAAATCTTCTGGCTTCAAACCAAATAACGCAGCTTCAAATACTTGAATACCAAACAATGAAGTATCGTGATGTGGGCATTTGGTAAAAAGTTCCCAAACCTCTGTAGAACCAGAAATAAAATAACACTCATAAGAAACCCAAGGACTTTTATCAAAATTAAAATATTTATAATTCGTCATATCAAATCACACCATTCTTCACTATTCCAAAGACAATAATAGATGTCATTATATTCAGGGTTTTCTTTCGGTTGCGGCCCAGAATAGGCGAGGATTTCTTTTGGTTCTTCTTCTAATGAAACGCCGCTTTCAAGAAACTCTTTTATAATTCTTGTCGCGACAGAAGAAGAAATTCCAACTGCTCTTGCGGCGGCAGCATAAGTGCCTTTTTCATTGTAAGTTCTAATTAGTAAATCATATTGTTCTTTTTGTAAAACTGTTTTAGCCATATTCTTACCTTCTTTCTTTTATATAAAAATTATATAATAAAAAAAAGAGGAAGTCAAATTTCTTCCTCCGTTAATGCTCCTTTATGGTTAAACCGCCACTTTGAATGATGCCGCCCCATTGGTAAAAATAGTAGGTTTTGGGTTCTTCATTATCTTCTCGTGCAGTAGTTAGAATCCATAAATTGTTTTGACTTGATTGCCAAGAAATGTCTAATAGCTTTTCGCCTTCTGGTAAATCTAATTCGGTTTTCCCACCAAGACTAAGATGACTTGTAGAGGTGCAAGAAGAAAAAAGAAAAACACAAATCAATAGCACAGAGATAAGAATAGCTTTCTTCATTATACTATTCTCCTAACTTCTTCATATAGCATTGTCGCTTTGTCATTAATTTCTCTATTATCGTGATAGTGTCCAAAATACCAATGGTTAAAATTAATAGTGTTTTTAATTTCCTCTAACCATTTTTCTGTGCGACTGTCTACTTTACTTACGCCTTTCATAAATAGGTCTATTGGTTCCCAACTTTCAGGACAAGTATGGGAAAGAACAAAATCGTATTTAAAGTTGTTTTGATATTTCTTTAGCTCTTTAAGAATAGTGTTTTGAAGTTCTGGTGCAAGTTGTTCATCCTCATACCAAGTCCAATGCATTAATTGTCGCCATTCCTTGTCTACCGAATATGCGCCTTGAAGAACAAGAAAAAATTTCCCATAAATCTCCCAAACAGGAAATTCATTCTCACAAAAATACCATAGATTGGGATATTTTTCGTCGTGCAACATCGGTTGAATTGTTAGAGGACAATGGGTTTCTTGAAGGTCTGGGCGCGGTGGCCGGTCATGGTTGCCAAAAACGCCAAAAATTGTGATTGGAAATTTAGATACTTGTTCTTTCCTATGGACTTCTCTACGATTATTGTATCCTTCAAAGCGAAGTGCATGGTCGCCAAGAAGAATAAGAATATCAGAATAGTCTGTTTGCTCATCTTGGCAGAATTTTTCAAGCCAATCGTAGGAGCCATGTGTGTCTCCCCTTATATAGATACGATTACTCATTTTCTTTCTTCTCCATTTCTTCAAATTTTTGCACATAAAGTCGCTTCATTTCTTCGTTATACATTACGCGAAAGCCTGGTTCTTTATAAAAGATTGGAAGAAATTGTTCCGCGCCTTCATCCAAATCATAAATATGTCCATCATAATTTGGGAACATCATAAAACTTACAATGATTTTCTTAGCAAATTCATCATAATTTTTAACTTCTTTAATTTCAATAGCAGGTGCCAATTTTAACATTTCTTATTTATTTTCCTTTCTAAAGTAGCAAGATGCTTTTTTCTTCTGTTAATAAGGCCATAATAATCTACGAACTATATCACTCTTACGATTTAAAGAAGAATGCTCACCAACTAAACTAACAGCACCATTCTCTTCACAGCAACGAAAATTATTGCGTTTAAAAGCATAATTATAAAAATACATATAACCACTTTTACTTAGATAAATAGCTTTCCATCCAGTATCATAAAGTGAAAGAATGTCTGCATGGATGTGTTTAATACAAAATGGAGTTTCATTTTTACATAATGCAAATTTAAAGAATGCGCGGCCAGAAGCTCCTTTTTCATACGTTTCATCTGGAATTACTACAAACCCGTCTACAACTTCAACTTGCATACTTTCAGGTAAATCTTCAAAGTCTGGTAAGTCCGCGAAGTTTTCAATTGTCATATCTCCAACAAGCATATTATTTTTCTCCTTGTTCTTCATTCACAGTTTTAAATAGTCTATAAAGCCAATCGTTTAGGAAATCGTCAGTTTGTTTGTTAAATTCATTTTTATGAGTTAGACAATAGTTGTCACAAATAGCATTAATTTGCCTAAAAACCCATTCACGATCTTTTTCGGCTTGTTCAAGAGGAATTTTTGTTCGTTTATAATACATTAATACATCACGTTCTTCCTCAGAACATACCAAACATTCTTTATAGGGCATATCATATAAATATTTTTGAAGAAAAACTAAGTTGCGAAACAAATGATGTAGTTCTTTTGGCATATAACCGTATTCTTCAAAAATTTTCTTATTGCCTTCACTTGGATGACTAAAGCCTTTATATTTATTATATGCTTGGCCTCTTACACACTGAACTGCGGCATAACGATTATAATGAGCAATATCTTCACGATGTAGTAGAAGTTCATCCCAAAGGTTAGCACAGACATTAATTTTATAGTAGTCAGTAAAGAGCGTTTCTACAAAATTAACATTTTGCTTTTTATAGCAAGCAATCATTTCTCGTGCATCTTTAATATCTACATGAGAAGAGTCTGGCATTTCTAAAGTAGTGGAAAGGGGTTGTTTGTCTAAAACCATTTTTCTCCAAGTCGGGATAACGATGGTCTTTGTGTCTACATCGCTATTTTCATCATTAAGGTTATAGTTTTGGCTGCCTTGAAGTAATGTAATGAATGGAATGTTGTTTCTCTCATAAGCATATTCTTCTGCTTTACGAGCGTGTTTACTTAACTCAATAATAATATTCATAGCCTAACTTCCTTTCTTTTTGTATAAATATTATACAATAAATTTTAAAAAAAGTAAAAAAAATAAAGTGCCGAGGCACTTTAATTTTTATTTTTTAAAATCAAATTAAGTACAACACCAGCAATCAAAGCAAGTGCTACACCAGATAAGGCAAAGGTCGTGCCGCCAATAGCAATACCACTAATGCCTAGAGAAAGAACAACAGAGACGATGGTAATGTTCTTGTTATCATTTAAATCTACTTGTTGTAGCATCTTAATACCACTACAAGCGATAAAACCATATAAAATCAATGCTGCACCACAGAATACACAAGAAGGAATAGAAGTAATTAACGCTTGCACTGGACCAAAGAAACCAAGAACAATCATAATAATTGCAGCCCAAAGTGTGGTCCAAGTTGATGCTACCTTAGAAAATCCGACGGTTGAAATTCCCTCTCCATATGAGCATGAGCCTAATCCGCTAAATAAGCTATTGATTAAGTTAGCTGCGCCTTCCCCGAAATAAATCTTGCTTAGACCAGGATTCCTATATAAGTCTGTCCCAATAATTGCACCAAGTGCGGCGTGGTCAGAAAGCAACTCCATAGAAGCGGAAACGGTATAAACAATATATAGAACAACAATAGAAAGAATTGCACTCCAAGAAATTGTTGAAAAATGGAAAAATCCAAAATCTGGAATAGCAAATAACTTGAGATTCTGGAATACGCTAAAATCAACAATGGGATAAATACCAGTTAGAGTTAAAATAATTGCGACTCCATAACCGATTAGTGTGCCGAGTAAGAAAGGCAAAATTTTACCAAGTCCCTTAGCATATTGGGAGATTAATGCAATTGCGGTCATAGTAATAAAAGCAATTACAACGCCCCAAATTGAAGTCTGGCCTGCAATTTGCACATAGGTTAAGCAGAATGGCATAAGATTAATACCAATAACTGCGGTAATAGCGCCAATTAAAGTTTTTGGAAAAATCTTATAAATATTATCAATATCAACTTTGGAAAAAATATATCCAAAAATACAATATACAATGCAAGAAATAACTCCACCAATCGCCGCGCCAGTATAACCTCCAAGAGTTAAAGCGGCGAGAACAGGTGCAACAAAAGCGCCAGAACTACTAATATACATTGGGCTTTTGAAGTTAGTAATAATCAGATAAAAAATCGTGCCAATGCCTGCACCAACAAGTGCGGCAGCTGCGGAAACACCACAAATTTGAGCAATTAAACAAGTTGCGACGAAACAGGCAAGTACAAGTTGAAGAGAGAATAGAAGATTCTTTCCAAAAGGTGGCCGATCAGAAATATTATAAATCATCATCAAAACTCCTTAGCATATTCTTTAAGGGCAGTAATAGCGTCATCAATATTACTTACTAAAATGCCGCCCTGCTTAATAAGACCAGTTACATATAAGTTTTGATAACTGTATTGCTGCTCGCCTAATGCAGAAGCGCCACCATCATTTTTAGCATCGCTGTGAGTTAGATAACATTGACGGTTATCTGTGCAAATACCAATGATGTACTTATGAGCGCCATTTTCAATCTTTTCATGGAACTTTCCTATTTCAGCGCACGTGCCACTTGGAAGTACATCGCCGTCAATACAAGCAATTAAAATATCAGTATTATTAAGGCGAATGTTATCGCCATTTGCAATTTCTTGAGAACCAGCGAACTTTTTCTTACCTTCTGCGCCGTTAATGTCGGTATTTTCAATAGGGGAGTAAAGATTTACATTGGGAATAGCATCACGGATTTTCTTGGCCCATTCTGTATTACGAAGAACATCACCGTAATAAAAAATTGAGCCGGCTAAATAAATATTCATATGTATATTTATTCTCCTTATCTTTTTCTTTTATTATATATAAAAATTTTAATTATGTCAAATTTAAAAATCAAATAACTACATTAAATTTGCAATACTAAGAGAAACATTTAATTTAGTATTCGCGGCAACTTGATTAGCAACAAAGCCCCAGCGAGCTGCCTAGTTGGCATCTCCGCTACCTTGACTTGCAATTGCAGCCATCCATAAAGGATAAGCTTGATGGGCGGTGTCAAATTCTACATTAACGTAAACGATGTCTGCGATTACATCCTAATAGTTTTGAAATTTTTCAATAAGACCGCGTAGGATTGCAGTGGAAGAAACATAGAGATTATTAACATTCATAACAAATAGAGTATTTTTATGATTCATATCAATGCCTTTTTGTTGTTGGTTGAAGAAAAAGTTTACTCTATTAAATGCTAGATCCAGTACTTTAGCCGCGAGCTGCATTTTGATATAGTTTTTTATTTTTTCCTATACATTGGAATTACTATTATGATAAATAGAAGCGGTAGATTGATTTAACATAGCAAACATTATTTGCGCAGTAGGAATAGAACTATCAGCACCATTCTAGCTAATTAAATCTAAAGAGCTATATAGGTTTGTGCCCGATGCATTCATATTATTAAATATACTAATGTCATCACCCATTAAGCCGATAGAACCAGTCATACCACCAGTAGTGCGTTGCTTTTCTGAAAAAGCAATGTAATAAGGATTCTTTCCCGCTGTCGCGGCCTAAACACTGTCTACTTTATCAAACTATTTTTGAATAGACGGAAGATCAATGATATTTTCATCAAAGTAATTATCTAAGCTTGTTTGAAGATTCTTCCGGCCACCAATAGTAGAAATCCACTTTCTAAGTTCTCGTCCAGAAGTAGTTAATTCTTTTTTATTTTTATTTTTTTGGTATTTGTCAACACTATCATTTATACGATGTAATCTATTTTGAGTGCCATAGCGTTTTTTTTCATTATCAAAAGCGTTAATATCTGTTCCTATTCGTAAATCATCGTCAGACTATACTATTTGTTCAAGATTATCTATATTTGGTTTTAGCAATTTTACATTTCTTGTGTCTTTTCCTGTTAGCCAAAGATTAGTTTTAATTTCTTCCCATGCCGCGCCGATAGCTTGTTTGTAGGCTTGCTGGACAGAATTATCAATATCTTGTATATATGATTTAGCTGCGGCAGTTTTAAACTATTCTGCTAACAAACCTTTTAATGGTCCAATTTGCGTTTGTTCGCCAAATACAAGAGAAATAAGTTGTCTTACTGCATAATCCTCTGTTTGTGCACTTAATTCATCTATAGCTTTGGTTTGAATTTTAGTGACAGAAGTCTTTAATTTTTGTTGTTCTTTATCAGTAGTTTTTCTTCCAGTGTTTTCTTCTAATTGCCGCTTAGCAATATCATAAACTTTCTATCGCAAACTATTTAAAATTGTTATTGGGTCATCTTTACCTTTTTGATTTAAAGCTTGGCCAAGTTTACTATTTTTTACATTCCAATTGGCAAATTTAACATTATTCCACATAGCAAGGAGCTCTTGTCTTTTCTTTTTACTGCGTTTACTTTTTTTGTCTATGTCGCCACGAATTTTTTCTTGAAAGGCAAGTAATTCCTAAATTGCCTTTGTTAATTCAGGATTTTTAAGTTCTGTTGCATTAGAGGTTGGGTCATAAGAATAGGCTATACCTTCTTTATTAATTGTTTCTCTAATTTTATCAAAAGTACTGTTCATATCTTTGATAAATGATTCATTATCTAAATCTAATTTTGCTAAAGACTAAGCCATTTTCGCGGCTTCCTATTCTAACTAATTTGTTGATTTACTCCATTTATTAATAAGTGTTTCAATAATGCCAGGACCGGTTCGTAGGGCTTTTTCATCCATATTAGTAAGTTGGTTAGCTAGAGCAACCAAACCATCAACTAAAGTATTATAAACTTGGTAGTAATGTTCTGAATCTTTGCGGATTTGAGCAACTGCATCTTTATACTCTTGGTCTTTTTGCTGCCAGACAGGAATTTTTTCTTCAAGACTTTGTAGGGCTTCAGGCACGCTCATTGTTTTTGAGGTTTCGCCGCGCAGAGATTTTATGATATTCTCAATAGATTCATTATTATAAGCCGCACGGATGTTATTTTCTATTTCTGTCTATTCTTCATACTATTGTTTTAAAATATTAATAATTTCTTTTGTTGTTTCTTCAACATCTATCTTGCCTGTCGCGGCAGTAACAAGTGCTTCAAAACTTGCATTTCCGCCGCCATATAGCGATGCACCTTCTGGAGTTAAAATAACAGCATAGCCGCCGACGCCAGAAAATCCTCCATTCATAAAGTTTCACCACCTAAAAAAATAAGAGAGCTTAAGCTCTCTTAATGAATGTCTTTATAACGTTCAGAACTTAGTGCTTCAAGCATTAGTTCTACGCCGGTTTTACCGGTCATAATTTGTTCAAAAATCGCGGGGCTAAAGCCGCTGATGTAACTGTAATCTCCATCAAGAGCGGGGATGACAGGATGTTCTGCATTGACATTCCAGAAAATTAATTTTGGCATTTTTACTCCGACACTTTTCCACTTTTCTTTAATTTGGTCAATTAAAGTTTGGGGGTTTTTTGCGGGCATATAACGCCAACCGCGAATTTCACAAGTTCCTTCATCCCATTGCATATCGGAAATAATTACAAGATACTCTGGAATATCCTCTTCCTTTAAATCATACTTTACAATATTATTTAAAAGAAGGTCAAAAGTAGCTTCAATGTTGGTATTTTCACAAAGATTAGTTCGGTAAATACGCTGAACCTTGTCAACAAAATTGACACCCTTAATTTCAATTAACTGAGGTTTAGAAGAAAAACTGATATAATGATTCTTAAAAGGACCGTTAGCTTTCTCCGCGCAATACATACCGAGAGAAATTGCTACATCAATAGGCGCGGCGGAAGCTGCGCCACTGCACATAGAACCAGAAGTATCAACAACAGCAAGAGCATTAAAGGTAGCATTATTGAAATAATCAGCAAGATTCTCCCAATACTTCTCAAGAGTGTTACAAGTTAGCTCATCTTGACAATCAGCGTGAATAGCTTGTTTTACGACTTCATAAGGGAAAAGAGCCTTTGCATTTACCTTTGTAGTCTTAGACTTCATAAAAGCTTCATAGCGTTCTTTAGTGTAATCGTTTTTTGCAAAAGCATTACGATACTTAAAGCCCGCTTTAGAAGGCAATTTGTCAAATTGAATTTCGTCCCAACGATTCTGAGACATTAAGGTTTCAACAATTTTAATCTTCGCGCGCAGATTAGTAAGCATCTTACGATATTGCTTAGGAGTTAGGCGCATATAGTCTGCAAGTGCTTTACCATATTTCTTATGCTCTGTAGAAGAACAATTCATTGACCAAATCCACTTTGCACACAGACTGGGAGTTTGGCATTCCATATCAAGCCGCAGCTGACGGTCAAAGAAAGTAAACGCATCTAGCATACAAGGAGTATCCATTAGAGCATAGAGGTCATCATAGCGGCCAACAAAAGGAATATAATTAATATTCCGCTTTACAACTTCAGGATGTTCCTTAGCAAGCCAACGAATACATACACGGAAAAAGCGGCGTTCGCCATAACCATTACCACGAATATCACGAATAAAGAACAAGCACTTTAGCGCGAGTTCAGGATTTTCGTCATATGCTTCTTTAAAGAGAAGAATAACATCATTGTCGCTCTTTGCACGATAAGCGCCACCAAGAGCAAATAAGTCAAGGACTTTGTTTAGGGTAGATTTGTGTGCTACCGCACCATTGGTAGTGTAGGTATAGTTGGTTTCTTGCTTTAGGGAATTTAGTAGATTATTCATGTTTCTTTTCTCCTTTTCATTTTGGAAGCAATAGAGCTATTGCTTATCTTTTATAAGTATATTATAGGAGAAAATTTTAGAAAAGTCAAATTTTTTATAAAAAAATGGCAGACAAAAAGTCTGCCTTAATTATGTGTAAAAGTTTTCTGTACCTCAAAAAAGTTGGTATTGGGATCATAAGTAATATAAATATTTTTACTTACTACCCAATCTGAGGTGCTATAAATTACTGAATCATCATTTAAAATTTCTAAACTTGTAATTTCAGTATTGTCTGTTAAAATAGACTCTACTTTTGCTCCAGAAGTTTTAAAAACAATTCGTAAAACGGGTGCGCCATCAGTAGAACTAAAGGAAAAATGTGTAATTTCTTGTTTAGTAGGCTCACTATGATTAATGCGATAATACTGCATATTATTCACCTTTTATAAAGCTAATAGATTTTATATCATCTGTGCCAAAATTTATTAATTCAGTAGAGCAATCTTCATTTGACCAAGATAGATTAAGGATAATAGTGTCATTAAATTTAATAGCCAATGAAGAAAAAGAACTTAAAGAATTTGGTAAATCTTCTTCTTTGGTAATTGTTTGTGGAAGAAAAACCGCCATAATAGTTTTATTATTATTTTTAGATAAATAAAATTTATCAATTGCAATAATGTCCTAAGAGTTTAATATCAAAGAAATCATAATAATTCCTCATCATAGTTAATATATTTATTTAATATTGTTTGACCATAAAGGTTCATAACTGAATGAGTTTCTAAATTATCAGGAGGAAAAACAGAATAATCTCTTATTCTAATTACATCGCCATCTTCAAATTCAAAAATCTTTTCTTTATAAGATATTAAATCATATGGTTTAACGCAATGTTCTTTTACAGTGTATTTTTTCTTATTTCTCATTTTCAATCGTCTCTTTAAATTGTAACAGCTTTTGCGCGTCTAAATAAACATTATCTTGTGGTTGCAGAATTTTAAAATAATCAAAGCAACCAAACTTTTCATATAATTTAAGTTTTGTTTTTGTTTTGGCTTTTAATAAATTACAAACATTATCAATTGGCAACAATAAATCTTTATGCGTCTCTATTTGCGCGCCGAGACAACCTTGAATACAGTAAGGCCCATATTTACAAGTATCACATTTAATAGAACATAATAAGTTATTTGCCGTTAATATACGGCCTGCCAAATAAAAATTTTGACTTGTAATATTAGTAATTTTACCATTTTCTACATTAAATCGTCCATAAAGATTTTTTTCATACGCAGTTCTATGACAAGGACAGATGGCTAAATCTCCCAAGCGTATGCATAACTGATAAGGGATGGTACAAGGTAATTGTAAATTATTCTCTGCAAATACCCAAGGCAAATAACTATACTCACCTAAATCTTCTATATCACCTAATACGAACCGAGAAAAAAGTTCAGTATTACTATTGCAAATCTCTTCAAAAAAGTCCGCCGCGAGTAAACTAATAAAATCACAGTAAGACTAAATTTTGGGTTTTGTCCAATCATTATTCCTTACTTCTAGCATCATAACTCTTGAATGGACATTTGTAGAAAAATCATACTTTTTAATTTGCTCTTTCCACCAAATAAAATTCTCTTTCCAATACTCAATAGAGCAAGCTGCAACCATTGGGTGGAAACCACAACCTGTTTCTTTGCTAAAAGAAAAAATTTTGTCATACTGCTCTTCACTAATAGTGGTATTATCATTATGAGGACGATTAATATTATCAATTATCGCGCCATCAATAGATAAAGAAAAAGTAAGAATTGTATTAACATCTGCAAACCAATTACGATAATTTAAAATAGGTTGTAATGTTTCGTCATTTAAAATAAAAGTTCCATTTGTAGGAATATTTATTTTATTAATTTTTAAACCTTTTAAAGTATATTCCAATATTGTTTGTAAACAATCACGGCCTAATTGTGTATGCCAGATTTCACCACTAAATAAATCTATATTAGGAATAGAATAATTATTTTCTAATAACCAATTTAAGAATATTTTTAAATTATGAATAATATTTGTAGAGTTGTTCCCTAAAGAAGGGTAGATTTTTTCATTATTATATAAATAACAATATTCGCAATGTTGGTTACATTTATTTGTTATATATAATTCCATTCCTGCGGTTTGCCACAATTTAGAATTAGAATTAGACCAAGGTTTAAAAAATCTTTCATTTAGAATTGTATATAATAATTGGTCATTTTCTTTTTGAAAAATAGATTCTGACATTTCAATCTCCTAATAAATAAGTCAATGCGCCATTTAACAATAAGCGAATTAAACCTATAGGGATTAAAGAAATTGTATTAGTAACTTCATAGTTATCTTTTACACATATGCAATTTCTTCTTAAAAATTGAGCCGCGAGTGTAGCTTCTTGTTGGTCTAAATATTTTGAGTCAATTTGTCCGGCCATTGCAGTTAATATAATCTAATTAGTAATGTTATTAACTGTAGCAACATTGGGCTCTGCAAAATACTTTAAATGTTCTTCATATATTTTATATTCTTCATCTGTTAAACATAATAAATTTTCAGAGCATTTAAAAATATCACTTAATAAAACAAAATCATTACTTATTGTTTCAGATTTATTTTTTGCTATAGTTTTATAATTGTCATATAGTTGAGTAAAACCAGTATCACAAGTAGCTATATAATTATTTGGTAAAAATCCTACCATTGACTATCCAGAGCCACAATAACAGCCTTGGCATTGTTGCCCGCACCAATCTTCTGAAAAAGAAGAATACCTATATGGGAGAATTTCTTCGTAATAGTTTAAAAACTTTCTAATATTTTGTTGAATTTCATAAGTATGCTTACAAAATAAAGCAAAGTTTTTTCCATCTTCTTGTGTTACTGGTGCCGGAACAGCAGTGTTTGGGATAATGTCATAAATACGGACATTATCATAATTTAATTTTTTAATAGGTTCAATAAAAGTTTTTTCAAAGAAATTATAATAATTTATTACGGCCTCTTTTGTTGTTAATAATTTTATACTATTTACATTTAATGTTGGTTTTACTGTAATATTCAATATTACGTTTGCTGGCAAACGAGTATATAATTCTTTACAAAATTTAGTAAAATTATTTAAGCATTTTTTTGTCGTTCCAATTCCGCGGCCAGAATCATTTATTTCTTCCGGGCCGTCGCAAGAAAGTTGTAATTGATAAAAGAAGTTTCTATATGGATATTTTCCAAATTGTGCAAATAAATCAAAAACTTTATCAGTCCAATCTGGATAAGAAAAATTTGTAGAACAAAATAAACTATTAAAATATGGATAATAGTTAATTAATTTATGTAGAGTCTCATAAATACGCTCCATATGTAAAAATGGTTCTCCACCCCAAGTTGCTAATTTTTGAAGCTAATATCTTTGAGGAAAATATTCTTGTATTCTATTAAAATAATAATCTCCTTCAAAAGATTTTTCTAATGCTTCATCAATTTGATTTAAAGCAGGACTTTTATCTATTGTGCAATATTTACAAGATAGATTACAGGTTGCGCAAGGGAATAATATTGCCTCGCTGCGTAAAGAGTTTTTATTACAATTCATAATTTTATCCTATTGTTGTATTAGAATTTCTTAGTTGAACAACAGTTCCATGACTATTTGTTCCATGACTATTTGTTCCATTGCTACAAGTACCGTTACCATGATTACCATTATCACAAGTTTCATTGGAGTTAGAACCTCTACCTGATTTTGCAGTGCTATTACCTGAATAACCACTACGGGAATTTCTAGTTTGCCCATAAGAATAGGATCCCCTACCACAACTGCCATTTGAACAACTTTCATTGGAACAAGTTCCATTAGTGGTTTTTGTTCCATTTAAATAAGTTGCAACATTTTTACATTTAAAAATAGAAAAATCAGAAGCACTAGCTAAATTGTTATCTACCGCATTTTTAAAAGTATTAGGCACAACAGAACCCTATACTGCGCTAAAAGTAATAAAAAGATCTGCTTCTGAACTTAAATAATAATCAGCTTTAATTTGATTAATTTTATTATTCAATGCAGCAATATCAGATGCCGCAATTTTTGATGTAGGTGCGCTTAACTATGATAAGCCATTACTAAAAGAAGAAATAACGGTATTGAATTTATTCCATACATTATCAATCCAAGTTCGTAAAATACTATCTCCTGCCGCCATTTTCTTTCACCTCTTTTATATTATAAGAAAAAATTTTTATTTTGTCAAATTTCAAAATAAAAAAGAGTAAAGGTCGCGTCTCATTGTCGCATCCATGCCCTTACTCTGTTAGAGAAATATTCTCCCTGTCGGTTCTAACCCAATTCTGGCTTGCATCTAACTTCCCGACTTGCTACACTCCACATACCTGTGGGCCTTCCTGCGGCACGACCGCCTACTGAGCAAAATATGAGGTAAGCAGTTGTCCCATCATATTTTTGCGCTCTGCCCGCTCCTTTTAGATAACTCGGTCTTGCCGACACCAATTACTCGGGAATTGCACCCTATGCCGCGGCATCTTGGCATACATTATCACGTCTGCAAGGGGTCTCCTACCTCGTATAGCGTTTCCATTGTAGAGCCTAGCTCTCTACCCGACCATATTTTATGAGGTTTTCATGATTACATTTAAAATCACCACGAGTAGGTTATTTACCTCCAACTCTCAGTCTGGTTAAATGGAGCCGAAATTCAGAATTGAACTGAAATCTAAGCTTTACAAGAGCCTTGCACTACCATTATGCTATTTCGGCGAATAGGAGCAACGAAGCTCCTAAATTAAATTTGTTTTGGGTCAAAATTAGGGAATTGTTCCGCACCTTGTTTTATAATAGATTCTAAAGTAGCAATTCCGTGCTCAGGAAAATCAAAACCAATAATACAAGCAATTTGGTATTTAATGTATTGGATATAAATATCTTTTGGCTCAATGTATAAGATACGTTTGAACTCGTTAAGAACATCGTCTTTATAATTTTTTATCTTATGTCGTACAGTTAAAAGAGTCAAGTAATCTGCAAAAATACTCATATCTTTAGGAATGTAGTTATATCCTTGCACCGCTTGAATGTTGCTGAGTAGTTGTTTAAAGTAAGCTACTCGTTCATTAAAACTTTTCTCTTTGTCATCAGAATCTATAATTCGTTCAGGAACATAAGATAATGGATATTTTCGCTTATTATCCTTAAACCATTTAGTTATTTCTGCCGGCGCGATATAATTAAAATTTCTAATATCATATTGAATAATTAAAGGGATAAGTTCTTGTTCAGTCATGGTTATTCCTCAATTGTTTCAATAATTAGGTTATCTTTGTGCTTTGTAATGAATTGTTGGATTTCTGTAATTAAAGTGCTAATTTTTCCATTGCGATAATTTTCTAAGTTTTGACTATATAAATGTAATAAATTATACTTTAATTCTTGTTGTACCCAAATAATTAGTTTATCTGTAGATTTATTTTGAATAGCAGAAGAACAATAATTTTCTAATTGTTCAATATCACCATCTAAACGAATCCAAGTAGAACTATAGAATATAAAATATACAGCCAAAACTTCAATTTCTTCTATGGAATAATTTGTTTTTACAAGTGATTGAGTTAAGTTTAATATTTTTTTAGCATATTCATATTTCATGGAATAATCTGTATTAGTATCTTGCCCCAACATATGGAAAGGCCAACTAATTATATATTTGTATTTTTGTACATCTTCACTTGCTAAATAACTTTTTAATATAGAAGAATCAATGTCCTAATAATTTAATAAATTGTTTTGTAAAATATATTGATTAATATTCATTTCATTTCTTCTCCTTCAAATTAATTCCATCCAGGTCCATTGGCACAAGTAGGTGCACAATTTGTAGTACAAGTACCTTTACATTTACCTTTACATGTGCCACCGCATCCGCCTCTGCAAGAACCTCTACAAGTTGTAGAACAATTATCTGCACACTATTCATAACAAGTGTCTGAACATCCCTAACAAGTGCCAGTACAAGAGCCAGTACAGCCATCACAAGTTTCGGAGCAAGCGGTTCTGCATAAACCAGTACAAGAAGCATCACAACCAGTATCTGTATTAGCTGGATTTACATTTTTCGCTGCTAATGTAGTAACTAATGTTTCTAATTGCTACATTGCTAAAATTTTACTTTTCGCCGCAGTGTTTGTGTAATTTGTTGCAGTGATTTGATTTAAGGGATTTACAATTTCCTAAATATGAACTGCTTTAATTTTTCCTTTCTAAGTGGGCACATCACTATAATCTGTACCGTATGCTGCGACACTGCCAGTATATTTTCTCCGCAGCATTTCAGCCTTAACTTTGGCTTTGAGATTATTAAAATCTTCTGCGGTAATTTTGCTTCCAAAGGTTAAAGTCATTACGCATCACTCTCCTTTAGAAAGTAGAAGAAGTTCGTCATATTCCTCAGGAGTTATTAATTGTAAAGCATATTTTTGTTCAAGGAAAAATGGGAATCTTTTTTCACGTCCTTCAAGGCGATATTTAGTGTTCCAATAATAGACATTGGCGATGGCGGTTGCACGGCGCATCCAACAAATATTAGTGCTGCGTTTGCCGATTTCCTTAAATTGCTGATAGTTCCAAGCACTGCAATAGCTACAACCAGAAGCTATAGGACAGTGAGCGCATTCTTCGGTGGATTGACTGCTACGAGTCAACGCGCAAAGCTTACATCTAATTTCTTGACTTTCTGGCGTATTATAAATACCATTAATATCACCAATAATCAAAGGCTCAACTTCTCCGCCTAAAGAACTTTCCATATATCTCAAACAAGGATAAGCATTTCCATGTGGGTCAAAAGCTAACATATGACCATCGCCGCCGCACCAATTTGTATTATCACTAATACGCATTGGTTGATTTTGTTGTTCGTCAAATAGAGCGCATTGAATTTCTGGATTAGCAAGCATCTTATCTGCAAGTTGGTGTAATTCATGATAATATTGCTTTGCTTGTTCTATTGTCCATTCTACCTCATAAACTGGATTAGCGTTAATCATTGTAACGCCTTCATTTAGAAAATAATCTATTATTGTGTTTAATTGGGGCAGATTTTCTGGAGCAATAGTAACTTTAGTTTCGTCTCTTCCACCGACATCTTTACCATAATGTTCCCAGTAATGATGCGCAGCAGCACTTGCTCGTTCAAAGCTTCCATTACCTTCGTGGTCTACTCGGCAAGCGTCATGAACTTCTTTTGGACCATCAATACTTACTGTCATAGAAATGAAGTTTTTAAATTTCTTTAAATAAGCCTGCACTTTTGGTTCAAAATATAAAATACCATTAGTAGCAAAACTCGTGCGAAAATTATAAAGCCATTCGTGGTCTCGCCGCAGACATTCATCCAAAAAATATTCTGTAGCAAAATCCATAATCTCAACATTCATTAAAGGCTCGCCGCCAATGAAGTCAAGAATTATACCATGAGTCGTATGGTTGATAAATGCGTCTGGCTTATCTTCATCATACATTCTAAATAGTAAATCAATAATGGCTTTTGCGGTTTCTTTTGTCATATAATTGTGACCTTTGTGAATTTGATAACAGTAACTGCAATTTAAGCAACAATCATCGCAGACCTGTAAGGTGATGTTTCTACACCCACTTGCATTATCTTCTGGGTATAGGAACATAATTACATCAGAATAAGATTGATATTTCATTTAACCCTCATATACAATAGATTGGTTATCAAAATCATAAGTGTAATTTTGCCAATTACCTTCAGGCATATACTTATTGCCATATTTTTGCTTAGCATCTTCTAAGGCGATATATAGTTCAGTTGCTTCATCTAACTTTTTATCTAAGATTTCAATATTTTTACTATTATCATTCATATAAGCCAAAACCGCGAGTAAGGCATTATATTTATGAAATAGGCGCTGTACTTCTATGGTTTCTTCATAAGTGATTTGGACGGATTTTGTCATAGGATTTTTCTCCTTTTTTTCTTTTATTATATATTAATTTTTCTTTTTTGTCAAAAAAATAAAGCCGTATTTCTACGACTTTAAACAAGACAGAATACAACCAAGAGCCTACCTTGGAGGTGAAAAATGCACTCATCTAAATAAATTGCTGACCTGTCTTAAGGCTTGGTGGAGGAGAAGAGATTTGAACTCTCAGTGTTTCTTCGTGGTTGATTTTGAGTCAACTGCGTCTCGCCATTCCGCCACTCCTCCATAATAAAAAGGGGAACTTCCCCTCTTTTGTGTAGGATAGTATATTCTCCGCCGATGCCCTCCTACCGAACAGCACATTTCTCCCTGTGCCAGGGCGACTAATGGCCGAGGGCGGAATTGAACCGCCTACTCCGTTAAAACGGTGAGATAACATTTCTCCACTTGCGGCCAAGGAGATGGGAGAAATTCTCCCATTTGTTATGAAAAAGGATTATAAATTCCTCTGGTCGGAGAACTCAGATTTGAACTGAGAGCTGCTTGCTCCCAAAGCAAGCCGTCTGCCAATTGACGTATTCCCCGATGGTTGCATGGGACGGAATTTGAACCCGCGACCTACGCATTATCAGCATGTCGCGCTAACCAACTGTACTACTGCTCTAAATAACAAGACAATTCAAATAACAACGTTATCCTAAATTATCGCGTTTTATAATATAATTTGCTGTGACTGTCTTAAATGGTGTGCAAGGTGAGACTTGAACTCACAAAACCTGGCTTCTTAGACCAGTACCTATGCCTATTCGGTTACTTGCACATATGGCGGAAAGGAAAGGATTCGAACCTCCGGAGGGAAAATCCCCTCAACAGATTAGCGATCTGTCACTTTAAACCAACTCAGCCACCTTTCCAAAAAACAAGACGCAGGGTTCTTTTGTGGGATTTGAACCCATTAAAAATTTTATACGACAAAAATTTTATTAACCACTATAAGTATTGCTGCTTAACCTGCGTCTTTACTATGGACGAAGCCATAATCACCACTTACTTCGCTTCTTATATAGCGCTTCCGCAAGCCACATATCGCCGCCCTCCTATTGGGTCTGAGACGCCAGTGGTAGTTTAGTGGGAATCCGTGTAGCGCTTGGTTGCTCAAATAGGATTTGAACCTATATCTAACGACTTATGAAATCGCTGCTCTACCATTAAGCCATTGAGCATCGTGACTTTGCCTTTAAAACCTCTTTATGGCAAACTCGGCAAAGGATAAAGTTTTTCCAAAGTTCTATTGGTTGCGAAGGGAGGATTTGAACCTGCCCTATTTTCAGTTTATGAAGCTGACGAGACCACCACTTCTCTACTTCGCAATGATAAAGCCAAGGCTCGGATTTGAACCGAGAACACATAGACCCACACATAAACAATCGCGGCCAAAATCTTTTACAAGATTCCTTTTTATTCTATCGCTCTACCAGTTGAGCTACCTTGGCATATAACTTCTTTATGGCCTGTGGAATAATAGATAATTGCAACTCTCTACCATCCACACCAATCCGCTCCTTTCGCGTGGCTCTTATGCCGCTGTTCAGAAGTTATTTTGAAGAACACCGTTACAAACTTCATAATTCACTTATTATCAGGTTGTGGACTTACCTATAATAATAAATAAAATTATTTTCCAATCCACATTGAGGACGGAGTTTTTAAAAGTTATTCAATAATAGTGCCATTTTCATAGGCAAGCGTTTAAAGGCGGCCAATTATTCCGTCGTCTCCCTCGTAGGTGTCTTTCAACTTGAAAGGGTCCAATTCATCACACAGGTGCGCCTCGGTAGTTAACCGATATTTACCACTCTTTTGGGCGCTGAGTTCATGATACTTGTTCTTGCCAATATGCACCGCGGCCTCACGCATATTATTGAATTAATGGAGGCTCGTGCTGGAATTGAACCAGCCTAGGTAGATTAACAGTCTACTGCCTAAACCACTAGGCTAACGAGCCATAAAAACAAGACGCATTGAGAAATTGAATCTCTTAAGCTTTTTTGCAGAAAACTTTTTAACCAAAATATTAGCTGTATGCGTCTTTATTTTGGCAGGCGAACCCCGATTTGAACAGGGATTGAACGCTTTTGGAGAGCGTCCGATTGCCGTTATCTTATTCGCCTATAAACACGGCAGGAAATCACATTTGTAATCCCTAATCACAAGCTTATAAATTTTGCTGTATCTGCCGTTCATTATGTATTAATTATAATTTAATTTTTCATTTTTGTCAAATTTTTTAGTCGTTCCAAAGATTGAGAATAATATTCTGGAGAAATTTCACAACCAATGAATTTCCGATTGTTTTTAATCGCGGCAACACCAGTTGTACCACTTCCTGCAAAACAATCTAAAACAGTATCGCCTTCATTAGAATATTTTAGAATCAAAGCTTCCATTAACTCTAATGGTTTTTGTGTGGGATGGAAGCGGCCTTTTTCATGACAAATAGGATATTCATAAATTCCCTTATCATATGAACTATTAAAAGTTGGTTTAGATTTTTTTATTCCCAAAACCGCAACTTCACGAGCGTTGGTTAAATAGTTGATTTTGCTATTAATTGGCACAGGATTTGTTTTAATCCATTCAAGAAAACGAATTTGTTTAAACTTATTATTTTCATAATATTGCTTAATTGTTTCAATTTTCCATAAATCATAAAAACAAATCATTGTGCCACCATCAACCAAAATCCGTTGTGCTTCTTTAAAAACTTTTTCTAAGCCAAAAAAATTTTTATCCCAATCACCAAAATCCATAGAGATACGAAAACGATCAGTATCGGTTCCAGTTTCTTCTCCACTTTGAAAATTAGTGGTGCGAGAAATTTCATATGGTGGGTCAATTAGAATAAGATTAACGGATTTAGAAGGAATAGTAGGAAGGAACTCAAAACAACTTTGATTTTTATAAGTTTCTTCTAAAATTTTTATTTCTTCCATTTTTTAAGAAAATCTTTATAATCTTCATCAATTTTAATTGAATTTGGCGCGTCATCTTTCAATTCAAAGACTTCCCAAGAAAGTTCTTCCAGAATTGCATTCTCATATGCTTCATCATAATCTTCGCCATTTTCTTGCGCATCAAGTGCAATATCATCAATTAAAGAAGAAATACAAGCATAACTATCAATCACATCTCGTGACATTTCTGCGCCAATTTCATTAGCTTCTTCAATATCATTTACTTCTTCAATGGTAAAGTCGTGCATTCCTTGGTCATAGGAAAAAAATTGACTGCCTGCAAGAATTGCCACTTTCATTCAAAACTTTCCTCCATAAAACCTTTTAGGTCAACTTCTTCAAGAGGATTCATTAGTTCAGAAAGTTCCATAGTAATAATTTCTTTGCCGAAATATTCTACAATTTCTTTTGCGGCTTTAGAATAAGACTTCGCGCCAATTATGCCGTGAGATAAACTAACCTCACTATCTTCATTATAAAAACGAACCTTATACTCAAACATATTCTTATTTCCTTTCTTCTTTTACTTTAATTACTAAATGATTGTTGGTGTAGGGTCAAGGGAATTGAACCCTGTCCTTCGGGCCCCTGCAAGAAAGAATAATTGCTGATGACTCTTTGCCAAGACTCACTTATAACCGACGTGCTGCCATTACACTAACCCCACATAAGAAGTAAGAAACCACTCGCAACCCACCAATTTGTTAGGAACTTTTTATTAGTTTAAATGATTTTCATCTCCTACATCAAAGCTCCTTCACTTGCCAAAGCCTTGTCCGTTTCTCACTTTCTGAATATATTATATATTTATTTTTCGTTTTCGTCAAATTTTAAATCAAATTCTTCAGTAGAACCGCCTTCGTAATCTGGAGCATATGTATCAAATCCCATATAATTATAATATTCTTCACAAGTAATCTTATACAAATCATCTAAATCAAACATCAGGTTCTACTTCCTTTCTTCATCTTATGTATATATTATAAGAGAATTTTTTATAAAAGTCAATTTTCTTTACTATAAAATATCTATATTCATTATTTAGCTGCCTTTTCTACAATAAAAGACCGAGTTTTCTTAACTCGGTCTTCTTCTCTAAATAAAGTATTAAAGATTCTTTGTCTTTAATAGGTATTTTACTTTGTCTTGTAAATTTTCTTTAATAAAAATAGCAACGAAAGAACCGCCAATAAAATTACCTAAAATTTCAATACCAAGAACTTTTAATCCAGTTTTATAATTTGCCAGCGGTAAATACCAAAAATACCAACTATCAGCAATACTGTGTCTAAAACCAGCAAGCAAAAATCCAGCTACACACATAATAGTTAGCCACATAGGAGTTAGCGAATCTGTAGCAATAACCATTAACATACCGCAAAAAATAGAATAAAAACCAACTCGCAATAAGCTAACATCAAGGAATTTCATTCTTGCAATTGCATATACATCTATTGGAAAATTCGGCACTAAACGCATCATAGCTGTGCCGATGATATTAAACAAAAGGATAAAAATTAGATGGTATATCTTTAAATTTTTATCAAAATAAAGTCTCCCAATGGAACCAGTAAATAGATTTAGTTCTTTGATTCTAATAAAGCACAATGCAATTGAGAATAAGAACGCGGCAACAATCTTATTCTCAATACATACATACGTCATATTTCCTAAAGCGATTAAAATGCCAGCAAGAAGAGAACCAGTAAAAAGCGAACTAAAGGTCATTCAGTTTGCTCCTCCATTAGTTCTTCTTGCGCTTCTTCCATATCTGGTTCTGCCGCTTCATCCTTAACAATACCCTCAAGGCATTTGAAGCTCCAATTCTTCATTTTATAAACCGCAAAATTGTTCCGATTCAAAATACGAGCAACAACGCCTTCACGTACATGGGTTTTACCAATAGGGTCAGGACCGTCATAGTATTCTTCAACTTTACGTACTACATATTCACCAGGATGGAGTTCATTTTGAGGAATTACAAATACTTCAAATTGAGGAACAACCTTAACTCCCATTTGCTCACAACGATAACGGATTTGCGCAGGAGAGTAATCTACCACATCGCCGTCATCATTTACCATAGTCATACGATAAACGTATAGTTCGCAACAAGGATGCTCATCTTCATAACCATTCGTAGCATCACAATCATAAGCAAATACAGTTTCTTCACCATATTGCTTAGTAAAGGCTTTATCAGAAATCTTAGAGTTCTTCACAGAAGACATAATAGGCGCACCGTTGGGGCCTTGGAAGCCTACGATTTCGTAATAGGCAGTTTCTCCACGATGGAGCTTATTTTCAAACTTTGCGGCCATATAATGACGAAAAGCGTTATCTTCATAAAAACCACCAGTGTGTTCTTCATCTAAGACAACACGACGAGTGCCAGATACATAGCCATATTCTTTACGAGTACGACGAAGAATCTTATCCCATAAAGTGCGAGGTTGAAGCAGAGGCAGATAACCAGTGCGGCCAGAAGTACCGTGCATTTTAAGAGTTAGTTCTACAATATCGCCTGCACGGAACGCTTCAAGATTGTAGGCAAGCTGGGCGGTATCGCAATGTTCAAAAAAGGTAGGAGCAAAATTAACCTTTTGCCTCCTTACTTTTTCAGTATAATGGTATTCCTTCGTGCTATGAGGAATATACTTCTTACAAATTTCGTGTCCATTTACAACACCAATAGTGTCGCCAACCTTAAGGTCAGAAATAGGACAGAATTCCATCATACAAGTAATGGGCAGATATAGACCATCACTTTTTTCACCACGCAACTTCAATGGACGAATATTACGCTTATTTGGGTCAAGATAGCCACCTGCAGGATTGCCATTTTCATCCTTACGACGAACAAGGTCATTTACTTTACAAAATTCCTTAGAGAGCTGAATATCAGAAGGAAAATACACGCCAATGTCATCAAGATGAGTATCAAGACTAACAATAACATTAGAGTCAAAAATAGTAGCAATTTGAAGACGGTCAGCATTAGAATGAGGCCGCAACGAATTAATTTTTACAACATAACCTACATGTTTAGACATTTTTCTCTTCCTTTCTTTAAGCTAAAATAGATTTTACAACGTTACTTACAATCTTCATATCAACTTTACCATTAAGGTTTTCCTTGCAAAGCTTCATAATTTTACCCATATTAGCTTTGACAGGTTCAACATTAAACTTAACTAAAAGTTGACTAATAATCGCTGTAATTTCGTTTGTATCTGTCATAAGTTTAGGAACATACTCATCCATAATCGCGGCGTTTTGCTTATATTGTTCAAGAAGGTCAAGACGAGATTCAGGACAAGTATCAATCATTTCTTGCGCCATCTTACGACTTTTTAGAAGAACCGTATTTACAACTTCTTCAGTAATATTATCACGACAATTCTTATCAATAGCTACGCGTTTAATGTCAGCGATAAGACCAGAAATAACTTCCTTACGAAATTTATCTCCGGACTTCATAGCAGAATACATTTCTTGTTGGAGTGTTTCAAATGTCATTTATTTAACTTCCTTTCACATTTAGTTCTTCAAAAATTAAATCTTTTGGTAAAACATTTCTACAAAGATAGAACGAACCAAAACTTACGCCTTTTTGAACTTCTGTCTTGTCTGGTGTGGTATAATAATTAATTCTCTTATCAAAAATAAGTGCTTGACAATCTTTCATATAAGGAAAGCGCGCCTGTCCTTGTAAAGTTGGAATTGGAAATAGCATTGCATAAGGTTTATTTAATTCATAAAGTCGCTTAATAATCATATCCTTAATTGAAAAAGGAGGATTAGAAATAATATAATCGTAATTTTCTTCTGGCTCAAATTCAAAGAAATTCAAATCTTCATCAATATGACTATGAATCACTTTATGGCCTTTTTCCTCAAAATATTTTACATATTCACTATCTTCCATATCAAAAGGACACCAAATAGTGCTATTTGGTTTGAGATATTTCTCAATAGGAATTACAGCATATCTTGCAGTATAAACTTCATCACTTGCTTTATCTGTTTTAGCTTGCAGATAACCTTTATTTAACATTTTTAATCACCAACAATAATATAATCACAATCAGGCACTTCTTTAATATATTCAAGCGCATCTTTATAGCAAGGCTGGGAAAACCAAGAGCTAAGAAGATAAATGTATTTTACTTCATTCGCGCCAATAGCTTTTCCTAATTTTTTATATTGTCTAATTTTAAAGCCACAAGTTTGAATTTTCTCATCGGCAGAGCCGGGAGTTTGCTGATATTTCTTCTCATATACAAATAGCTGTTTAGTAGCAGGATTATAATAACACTCATCAGGTAAAAGTTTCCGAGAAATAATTTTATTCCAATTAATATTATTTTTCTCTAAATATTTATAAAGCTTATTCTTGGTTAAATCAATGCCATTGGCAATTACATGAGCACGCTCTTCAAATCTTGCACCGGTTGTTGTATCACGAGAAGCATGAGTCATTCTTCGTGGCCGCCTTTCTCAATCCAATCTTTAATACTGTAAATCATTCTTTCAATATTCGGCTTATACAACACAAATAAAAAAGCCAAACATCCTATTCCTAAAATCCATTCCATAGATTTAACTTCCTTTCTTAATTTTCTATATTATATCGTAATTATTTTTTTATGTCAAATTTTTATAAACCACCACAATATCCATCCAGAAATCAAATCTTCCAATCGGAACCGTCGTATGACTTACATTTATAATTTCACCGCGAAAATCCCTAAGCCATTCATTAAAATCTACCCAGGCATCTTCACTAAAGAATCTTCTGCTACTATACATAGTTGTCTCCTTTCATAAATAAAAAAAAGAAAAGATATTTTTCTCTACTAATTGATGGACCTTCGCCCTACTTTGTAATTTCTTCAATCTTATTCCGCCATAGAGAAGATAGAGGCTGAGCCAAGTTAGCTACTCCTTGACTTCTCTACCCAAACAATGCTCTAACGAGATTGACTACTCGCACTTTTCACCCAAGCCATTCAGCAAATTAAAAACAATAACTAATTTGTATTATCTTTTTGTTCGCTGTGTTGAGCTACTCAGACTACAAACCTCTGTTATATCACATTTCTGTGTTTCATCACAAAAGAACTTGTGGTTATTTCCAAGGCTCTTTTCCCGACAGTCACCAGCTAACGGCGCCTTGGATTCGGCAGGACTATTCATCCTGCTTTCTATTGCGTTCTCCAGAGGAATTATGCGTTAAATTGCGAAATACAAAGCACACAAACTTGATATTGGAGTCTTTTCTCCTATCGCTAAACATCACTGTTTTCGCGGCTCAGACATATAATGTATCCATCATATGGAGCTGGCTATCTTCCGTTTGTTCTCGGCACATTGGCTAAATGCTCTTCACCGAGGTATCATATAGTAAAGAAAAATATCTTTTCTTTATTATGGATTTATTATAATTTAATTTTTTATTTTTGTCAAATTTTTTTCAAGACACATTTGTCAGTAATCAGCTAACTATTATGCGATGTAAAAATCTTTTGCTGTATATGTCTTTTAAAAAAGAAAAGAAGAAAATGAATACAAGACGCGAATTATTTGTATTGTTTTATTTCTAGTAAAAACTTACATTAATAATTAGCTGTATGCGTCTTAAGCTATGAAACTCCCATCGGTTTGAGCATTATTAAGAGGCTTGATGAGTTGGATTTTCACGCCATTTGGCAGCGGCGCCCGGTGCCGATCCGGTTAGGCGGTTCAATGCCATTTAAGACTTTTAGAGAGTCCCTGGGAGGCCGCTCCCCGCGCCGCATCGTATGGGGAGAATTACTTCTCCCCTTCATAGCGAGGTGGAGTTTTATCTCCAGTCAGAGTAAAAACGTGTTTCATAAGCACCACTCCTATCGCCAGTCTGGTGAAAGATTTCTCTCTCTCTCACTTTCTGTATATATTATAGATTAAATTTTTATTTTTGTCAAAATTTAATTCTATAAAATTTTTTTACAGCAAATCAAAAAACACATCTAAGGCATTAAAACCCTTAGGAATATAACCATACTTGCGTGAAAATGCGCTTAACATCTTGCTCATCTTCGCATAAGCTTCATTATATTGCTTACCAAGAGAATTATACTGTTCTCGTAGCTCATTTACAATATTTTGCTGGGCCTGTAGCTGCGTCTTAGCATCATTTTCTGCGCTCTTCTTAGCTTCAAGGGCCGCGCTGGCTTCCGCTTCTGCGGCTTCACAAGCTTCAGGAGTGTCATAAAACTTAGACAGTTGTTCAGAATAATACTTCATATATTATATCCTTCTTTCATAAAAAACATTTACAAAGGAGAGAATTTCTTTCCTCACTTTGTAAATATATTATAGAGTAATTTTTTAAAAAAATCAAATTTTAACCCTAAGTATTTTCTTCATCTTTTGCTTCTGCATTAAAATCGGCGGAAGTGTCAAGAGTTTGAACAGATGCTGAAATTTTCTTCCAATTTTCCACAGAAGCTTTTCCTGCATAAGCAAGACGCAAAGATACCACTGTGGTTGTAAGATAAGGCATAATTTGAACGCAATACATCGCCAAATCAGGTCTAATCCACATTATAATTAATAGTAAAACAATTAGCGCAATATAAGAAAAAGTATCTATTAATGCAATCTTTTTACTAAATTCATTTGCTCGCGCAAACAAATTACGCCAAAAGTGCTTTCCTTCTTCAGTTTGTTGTTGCTTGTCGTAAGAGACTTGCTAATTGTTCTGCTTCACTTTGGCTTCCGCATTTAATTCGGACATAATACAACCCCTCCTCGCTTTTAGTTTTTTCAAGGAATTGGTTCATCATATAGCCTTTCTGCCCGTTATATATAATGCCGCACCAACCTTCTGCTTCTTCAACAACATCAACAATTGTCCCAAGAGCAATGATAGCAGAAACACTTGCTTCTTTAGAAGGAGCAGAACGCATACGAACTGTTGAGCCGCTATCTGCTACTACTTTTGCTTGATAACTCACGCTTATCACCTCGTTAGTTTGTTCTTTTTTAATTAATCCTTGCGGCTGCCCAAAATGAGTCCAAGGATAAGAAGAGAGTTTAGACTTAATAACTCCAGCATTACTACCACGGGCATCAATTACATAGCCATTGCCAAGATAGATGCCAGTATGTTGCATAACTGAGCCCGTCCAACGGTATAAACAAGCAACCTAATCTTTGGGAAGCTAATCAATTGTGCCTTTGCGCGCCCATTTGGTTTTCTTCCATTGGCTGGTTGCGCCGCTTACCATAGAAATACCAATTTGTTTCATAGCATAACGAACCAGTGACGCACAGTCCCAAACCTAATGTCCAAGCCATTTTGAATTTTTTGATTCAGAAACATATTGAGGGTATTGAGCTATCAATTCCTACAATTTAGATTTTGTAAGCTTATACCCTCCTGCTCCCCAAACATAACCTGCACCGACCTAAGATTCGGCCCAAGCGATAATTTTGTTCTCATTTGAGGTCATTTTATCACCTCATTTCAACCTCAGCAGTTGAGAGATTTTTATATAAATCAGAAGTTATTGGGATTTTAATCTCATATGATTGTTCTTCAATTTTATGAATATTTGTCCCAGGATAATAAAAACTTAAAATCTACTTATACCCAAAACCGGCTTTTGCACGATTTTTTGCACCAACCTAACTCAACTAAACTCCGTGCCCATTGCCCTTACCATTGTCATATTTGTCAATGCCACTTATAGAATAAGGTAGGTCGCCGCCCCATCGTGTTTTTGCACTAATCATATAGCCACCGTTAGAAGCAGAGTAATAGGCTTTAGCGAGTTTATCATTGTAATATAAAACTTCTCCTTCGGTATCTTTAACGGCCTAAATTACATTAGGATAGCCTGTTAAATGCTCACTTCTAAAAGCTTGGTCAGAGGAACTTTTATCTGTAATATAACCTTTACTTTTAATAGCATTTAAGGCAAAAGTTCTACTTGCCACGGCCTAGGCTTTACAAGCTTCAAGTGGCGCGTTTCCTATTTCTGCCGCGACGCATCCAACCAAATACTCCTCTAAATCTATTGTAATTTGGTTAGAACCATAGAATTTAATATTTTTATCACTATATAACTTCACTGTTATATTCATATTTACTCCTTATGTAAGTAAGATAATAAATTATCATCAACATCAACAATACCATTAATTGGTAAAGAAAAACACTTCTAAATATTTTCAACGGCGGTTTTAGTGGCAAAATCATAATCACCATTTACCTTTACCTGTTCTCCAAAATTTAAAAGTGCAATTTGCAAAATCAAAACATCAAGTCCGTGGTCGCCAATAGAGAGCTTACGCTTACCTAACATATAAAAATTCTTTTGAGGTTTATAAATAGAATAATCATAAATTTGACTCATTGTTCCCCATTGTTCCCATTCTGGCGCATAAAAAGGAATATCAAGAATTGTTCCAAATTTTGTATCTGTATAATAAACCCAAAGATTAGAAGTTTGCTCTCGTTTATGAAGATTTTTCCCTTCGTGTATAACGCCAAACAAACCTGGCTTTCTTACTAACATACCAGGCATAAAGATAGTGTATTCTGAAATTGTTCCATGGTTTCCAAAACACCAGTTAGAAAAAATCCAAGCCGTTGGAGTGTGTATATTTCTTTTGCTTAATAAATTATAATGACCATAAATATAATCAATAATTGTCCAGCCACAAGAAATGGTATTATTTTCTTCTTGCTCATCCAAATATTGTAAAAGGTCATTAATTGGGATTTGTTGTTTAGACATATTTATCCCTCCTTCATTTTATAAGTGAAGAGAGAAAATCGTTATGCTTTGGTTTTTTATAAAAAAAATAAGAGGCACTAATGCCTCTTACTTTTCTTCTTCCTTGGTCTTTGGTGTCTGACCGTGCGGGAAAATTGCACAAGCAACTGCGATAAAACCATCAACCATTGCACTTATACTATCATTAACATTAATACCGGCCTTTTCCAACACATCAGCAATATAAAGTTTTGCATAATGATTACGCTGCTCTTTATCAAGCTCGCCATTTAACCACAGTTCTTCTGCTCTTTGCGCGCCATCCAGTGCTGCACTCATAACAAAAGCGATGATTTTTAAGGTCTGGTTATCAGGAACAGCGCCGCTTAAAGCTTTCGCGGCAGAAACCAGTCCCTTAAGGACGGGGGCAAAAATATTATGATATTTTAGATAATCCTTTCCTAAATAGAAACAAACGCCTAAACCGCCCAAAAAAAGCGCCCCAATAACAAGAATAATAATTTGCTGATAATTCATTATAATTCCTCTCCTGCTAACATAATTCCAGGATTGTAATAAGTTTCAATTCCAAATTGCTCTAAAAGTTGAATTGCAGAAATTTGGTCTGTTGTTAGTGCTTGCTTGGCATAAACAACCTTTTTAAGTTCAGCCTCAATAATTGCTTTTGCTCCTTCAAAAGAAGGCGCGTCGTCTAAAAACATCGTGCCGCCTTTAATATCCTTTTTACGGGTTAAAACAAAAGCCACCAAAGCTGCACTACATGAAAAGTTTTCTGGATCTGAAGGGTCAAATACTCGTGATTTTGTACTTGTAATACCACTATCATTGGGCCATACTAAAATTGCCCGCGTCACCATATAAATTTCACCTCGTGTATTTCTAATATTGATATTATAGATAAAAATTTTAAATAAATCAAATTTATTACGAAAACTTCATATTTATAATAATTTTGTAATAGTTTTAAATATTTTAATGTAATATGCAATTTTATCATTAGTTTTTGTTTTCCCATCGTTATTTTCACTTATACTATGAAGGGAGGTGGTATAATGGGTTATCCTTATGTTGGCAATAATGCACCCTATTATGCTCCATAGCAACAACCAATGTTCCCGCAACCTAATGGAAATGTATATATAATCCAAAATAGTCTTGAGGTTGCGAATATTCCCGCTGGTGCAGGAATCACATTAGCACTTTGTTTAGGTGAGAACTTACTTTATATTAAATCCATGTAGAATGGCGTTCCAAGCTTTTTAGCATACAAAATTGCGCCCTACAATGAGGGACCGCAAACACAAACACAAACTACCAACAATGAAACTTCTGACTTAGAAGCTCGCGTTAATGCGTTGGAACAGAAGTTAAAAACTTTATTAGGAGGTAATAATAATAATGATGCAGTATAGCCAGTATCCAATGCCAGTGCCCGCAAGCCAGCTCCCACAGAATGGGAAACCTAAAATAAATCCAGAACAATTTAAGGCTTGGCTTCCCAAACTAAACAACAATATGTTATCCCAACTTCAATAGCAAGCTCGTGCGCAAGGAATTAGTGAGGAAGAAATTAATCAAGGTATGAGTTTCATTAATAGCTTGCGCTCAGGCTTTTAATATATTATAAGAGGTGTTCTATATGTTAGAAAATGGTATGTCTCCTGCTGACATCGCAGCAATGATGGGAAATCGTAATTGCGATGATTATGGTATGAACGCACTTTGGAGTAATCCTTTCGTGTATCTAATTTGGATGTATGCTTTCCGTATGTTTGGGAATGGCTGGGGCGACGGAAACGCCGCACTTCAAGGCGCGCTAACTCGTGGAGAACTTTACGATGGCCTAAATTACCAATCTATTGACAACCAACTTGACAATATTGCTCAATCTTTATGCCAAGGTTTTAATAGCGTAAATACCAGCAATCTCCAGAGCTTTAATACCACCAATACCAATATGCTCCAAGGCTTTAATAGTGCTAACATTGCTAGCCTACAGGGCTTTAATCAAGTTGGCCGTGATTTATGTTCTGGCTTTAATGGCATTCAAGGTTCTATTGCTCAGCTTGCCGCGCAACAGGCTCAATGCTGCTGTGAAAACAAACAACTGATCTCCAACCTCGCCGCTGAAAACTATCGCAACACTTGTGAAATTACTACCGCAATTCACCAAGAAGGCGAACTTACTCGTGGCTTAATTACTCAAAACACTATCCAAGACCTGCGCGACCGTCTTGCTGACCGCGACCGCGACCTTGTTGAAGCTAATAACCAAATCAGTCAATACAATCAAACTCAGTATCTTGTTAATATCCTTAAACCTCGTGCAATTCCTTCTTATAGTGTATGCAACTCTCAATGCGGCTGCGGTGGAACCTATAATACTTATAACGGTTAACGAGGTGAGGTAAAATGTTAAATACCTACACCAATACCTCTCAAGCAGTTGCAGTTAATGAAACCCTAACTTTCAATAATACTGCTATTTCTGCTTGTCAGTTTGTTCGTCATACTGCTGGTAGTGCATCTACTGCTCTAACTGGAACTGGCTATTACCTTGTAATTTTTAACGCTGATGCTGCCATAACAGGCTCTACTGCTGGCAATGTTACTGCTCAATTAGAAGTTGATGGCACTGTTTATCCTGGGGCAGAAGCAACATTTTATTCTACCGCCGCGACAGATATTGGAAATCTTTCTTTTGCTACCTTAGTTAAAGTCCAACCTAATTGCTGTGCTGTTTCTAATAATATTCCAAAGACTCTTACAGTTGTAAATACTGGTTTAGCCGCAACATATACTAATGCCGCATTAACTGTTTATAGAGTGAGGGCACAATTATGAAAGTTTTAGGACATTTGTATAAAATCGCACGCGACCACGTTCGTGACTCAGAAATGCTTCTTGGTTATGCAGAAGAACTTAAAAACGAGCCAGAAATGGCTGATATTATGAAATTCTTCGCAACTGCCGCAGCAAGTCGCTTAACTAAAGATTATAAAGAAACAAAGGCTGTAATTGATACGGTTATGGAAAAACTCAAAGAAGAGCCTGATTGTATCGCGTCCATCGCACTTGAAGAATTAGAGGACTGGAAAAATTCACTAATTCATCGCATAGAAAAACTCTAATAAGAGGGCTTCGGCCCTCTTATTTTTTTTGGACAATTTTATCTGGACAATAAAGTTCCGCAACTACTCGTTCAATTAAACAGCCTTTGCTTTCTTTCCAATTATCATAAAAATATATTGCGTCTGCCTTTTTCATAAGTTTAATGCTTTCTGCAATATAATCAAAGCCATCTGCTTCTGGCCCTAAATCAATATAAGTATCTAATAGCTCCATAGAAGAAGAAGTAAGAGAGCGCACTTCTTCTAATGCGTTTTTTAAATTATTTTTAATTTCTTCTTCCGTTTTATCTTTCATCGGAAGGGATATAAAGACTCGCATTTTGTTCTCTCCATACCAAATAGTCATATAAATGGTCAGCATCAGAAAAATCAACAATATTGCCTGGATATTGTTCGTCTGTAATCATACCCGGCTCATATTCACGACCGTAATCTAATTCGTAGATAAAATACTCTAAATCATCTAAAACCCATTCAGGATTGATGGGGGAACCATATGCCACCAATTGAGCCAGCAACTGAATAGCGGAAAAATATAGTTCATCAAAGTCTTCTGTATCACGCAGTAAATCAAGAACTGGTTCTGTTTTGCGACAATATCTTTCTAATCCACTAATGTAATTTTTAAAATCTTCTCTATTAATCATATTTAAGCTCCTCATAGGCAAAGCCACAATCAGTAGTGTAGTAAATTTTTTTAATACCCAATTCTTTAATAAAACCCATACACGAAGGACAAGGCCGCGCCATAGCTGGCTTTCCATTTTTAGTTTCTCGGTATACAAATACCTTTACTTTAGAAAAATCAATATCTAAATACTTAATTTTAGTAAGAGCAAGAATTTCTGCGTGTCCCTTTGCGGCAAAATATCGGGTAGGACTTTCAGCGTATCTTAAACAGTTGTAACGAGATTGAATTGTTGAGGTCTTATCGGTGTTATGACCTCGCGCGATAATGGAGCCATTATAACTTACAACGCAACCAATTTTTACATTACTATAACCCTTATAATCTGACAACAAGCTCTCCGATTTTGCCAACTCAAACATATGCGTATCGCGTTTATTCATTCTCTTACTTCCTTTCATTTATAAGTTATTATAACAAGATTTTTTAAAAAAGTAAAAAATAAAACGCCCTATTTCAGGCGTTAAGGATTTCTTTTAATTTATGAAATTCTTCCGTACAACGATTTTCATATACAATTTCGTCTGCTACGCGACCAGTTTTACGATAAGCTTGCCAACGCTCCTCTTGCAGGAAAGTAGAATTCATACAAAAGTTTTTTAAATAGTATTCAATCCAATCTTTAGTAACTGGATTGATAACTTGGCCTTCTTTGTTCCGCTCCCACCATTTATACTCATTACGATAGAAAATTTCATTAATATCCTTTTTAGACTTAATCTTGCTATATGCTGCGCCTGCGCCAAGATAATCAGCCACCAACTCCATCATATACTTATACGGCATAGGAATTGGGGTTCCGCCTTTATCAAAGTTATCAATCCACGCAACATAGTGATGCATATTGCGACCACGATGATGAAGCCAAGCATCAGAATATCCTTTATCTTTCTTAGCGGCATTAATCGGGCTATCAGTACCAGAATAGTAACGAATACTTTCCCAAAACTCAGTTGGAGAATATTTACTTAAATCGTGCAATAACCCTTGTTTATATAAGCCAAATTTAAAACAAAAATACCTAACCCATTTGCGATGGAGATGGATAGTTCTGAGGTGACCAATAATTTTCTTTAAAGTAATTTTTGTATTCATTATTTTTGCTCCGTTAAAGTGCGGCAGTAAGGGAATTTTTCAAAATCATAAGAATTAAGGTCTTTGAATTTAATCACAGCATTAGCACCATTAATAACCATAAGACTTTGAATATGATTAGTCATCTCTACAACAAGAATCTTTTTGCCTTTTGCATAAGCAAAGCCTTGTTCCCAAGCCGTCCCTGCTGTGCCAATACGACCATAGGACAATACAACTACAATATCACATTCTTGCAAATGCTGTAAATCAGCCGTAAATACCATTAAACCCCATTCCTGATTTGGATAATCCCACGCCCGTGGTATATGCATCTGCCAGGGAGCATATACCTCAAACCCTTTAGACTCAAGAATTTTTTTAGCTTGTTCTGCTTTCCTGCGAATATCTATTTCTGTAGGGTCACCAACAGGAGTGGCAAGATAAACTTTCTTAGTCTTCAATATTCTTCTTCCTTTCTACAACTCGCCGTACATTATATTTCATAAGTTCTTCAAGACGCATTAAAGCATAATGATACATTTGAGAAATTTCTTCTACATTATCACTAACACAAATACGATTAATATTTCCTCTAAGCATATCAACTTCGCCAAGCATTTCTTCGCGATTTCTAATTGTCATTTCTTTGTATCCCTCGTCATTCTATCGTATAAATCATCGTAAATATCAGGATAATAATTTGCAATCACATCTCCTGACATTTTTATCCCAACAAAAATTCCGCATACTAAACCGCATAGAAACCAAATCATTATCTCAACTCCTTACTAATATATTATACAAAATTTTTTCTAAAAAGTCAAAAAACCTCCTACGATAGTAGGAGGCAAATATTTACGACTCTTGTAGCTTGCGCAATTCACGGCGTACCTTACGCAGAAGATTGAAGTTCTTTACTTCATCACGCATTAGAAGAGAAATACGATATTGTAGCATACCAATACGAGTTTCCTTAGAATAAATCATAATTACATAATCCTTTCTATATTTTCCTTATCCCAAGAACCATATAAATGGTCAAAATTAAGAAAGTAAAATAAATCATTATTAATATCCAAATCGTCATTCTTGCCGCATCTTACTTTACCATTCGTATAGTTAAGTTGCGTAAATACCATATTAAATTTTACTTTATTATTCGTAATTCTACAAGTATCCTTAACAATAGCATTGCCAATAAGATTTACATCATAATAACCAAAACGTAAGCTATTTTGCCATTTATTAGGAATATTAGTAGAATCAACAATTGCGGGATTAATATCTTTCTTCTTACACTCTGTCGGGAAAGGCCCAGCACCATGTCGTGTCATATAAGAGCGAGAAACATAGTAAATTTCTTTTTCTTCTGCCGCGCCCAAATTAAACCAATGCTCAATATTATTGACGCCGGTAGAAGCGGGAGTTAGGTATGGAAAGAAATCCATATTAGTTTGAGAAAGCAGCAAACCTTGGCTTCCTTCAAAAATAATGGTATCATATTTTTTTAATACTTCATATGTTTCAAATTGCTCTACATTTTTAGTAAACCATTCCGCGGCCTTCATAAAATTATGGGCATTATAGACCATATCACTGCAAGAATTACTATAGAGTTCTTCAATTTTCTTTAGTTGTTCCCAAAGCTTCCAAGGGTTGGAAAGGTCTTTGACTTTTAATTCAAACAAACTCTTATCTCTAAATACAGTTTCAAAAATGCCCATACCACAACTGCCGTGTTTTTGCGTGCCACGACGAGTTTCTTTTAAACGGTTATTCCAAACATCAAAAGGAGTTACTACACGACAATGTGGGCTTACATAAAGTTTCGGCTCAATAAATGGCCCAAAACTCTGCTTCCAAGTTTCATACTCTAAATAAATAGCGATAGGGTCAATGACAAACATTTCGCTATATAAAATATCACTGCCAAAAAATAGCCCAGCAGGTAAAGTATGAAAAACGCCTTCAACAGTGGTATGGGCGCGTTGGCAGCCGCCACTAAAAAATACAGTTAAAGTTTTTTCTTTACGCTCAAATGCTTGCTTTGCGAGCCAACGAGAAACTAAGCCTTTTCCTGCGTCACCAAAACCGCAATCTATTACTGCCTGAAAACGCTTCATACTTTCTCCTTTCTTACCAACTAATACCGTCAGCGGAAGCTACGACAGTATTCATGTCAGTCTTTGCATTAATAATAATATTAGAAATAATTTGAGATAGATTATAAAGAGTAGCCACACGATAGTTTTCGCCCAAAAGTTGCGGCCAAGTTTGATTAATGTCATCTTTATGATAATGATAACTATTACCACGTTCATCAATAGAAAGATGATAAATATCAAATTTTTCTCGTGCGGCTTGATACAATTCTTTAGTATCAATGTCCGCTTGCTCATGACAGCCAAGACAAGCATTTAATTCTTGATGAGGCAAATATGGATTTAAAGGTTCATCGCCCATCGTAATAATAATACCCTTCTTATTGCGTTTCCAACAATCAAGAGAAGTATTATGTAGCCCAAAATACCAAGGCAGCGTATAACTCTCAAAGCGATTACCACCACCACCAGCTTCAAAATAAACTAAATCTAATTGGTCAGAAATGCGAATATCACTTTCAAACTGGCCCGCTTGGAAAGGTGCAGAGTCATAAGAAAGGTCACCAAGGGCACAAACCATAAATTCAACGTCCGTAATTTGACGATAAAGTAGTTCCATAATTTCGTTTAGCTTGGCAGCACAAGCATTTGCTGTTTGGCCCATTGACCCGGTTACGTCAAGTGCGAAGAGCACCGGAATTGTATTAGGATGCTCACTTGAATCTACACATTCACGCATTACTTGATATGGATTAAGTCTATCACTAATGGTACGTTGAGTATAATATTGTGAAGTTGATATACCACTAAGGTCAGCAACGGCAGACATAGTTGCAGAATTAAGTGTAGTCTTAATACCTCTTTCTGCCATTTTAGAGGTATAAGCCATTGAGGTCCAATTTCCACTTCCCACAATATCACTCCTTACTTATCTTCTTCAGTCTCATCCTCAGAGAAATCAAACATTTCATCAAGGCCATCAAACATATCACCCATACTACCATTCATAAACATCATCATAGGTAGCATATTGCTCATAGAGTTAGTGGAAGGATTACCGCCTTTAAACATTTCAGACATCATATAATACTTCATCATATTCTTCATACCCTTATCTTTGCCGCCAAAGTTAAAGAGAGATACGATTTTACCATAAAAATAAGTCTTGCCCATAAAAACGTGATGTTCAGGCACAATAGTAGAAATAGTAGAATCTTCATAACAGAAGGTCTTAATTTCATTATCCTTCACTTCAATCACACAGCGTGGCTTGCCACCTGCAAGGATGACATCGCCCTTTACGAGATGATTGGTAGGAATTAGAAAAAAGAAATCTTCACCAATATCAAAAACAAAACTATCACAATTAGTTAGATGGCCCGTTTTAACATCATAGGTCTTATAACCCTGAGAAGTCTTAATTGCCATCTTGCCGCTCATACTAAGCCTACACATACCAGAAGCAATCTTACCGAACATTCCATTAAACATATTAGTAGTATTGAAATCCATATTATTTCTCCTTTTCTTCTCCAAAAATATAAAGTGTTTTATCTTTCTTATTTACAAATCGTCTGTGGCAAAATGGACAAATTTCAGTATAAACTTCGGACACTTCACCACAAAAATCACAACGAATTAATTCTCCGTGATGATTATTTGGGTCTTTTATTTTATGGAAATAGGCAATTCCTTCATTTCCGATTAAGTCCATAACACCACTCCTTTATTAGCTTATGGATATATTATATATTAAATTTTAATTTGCGTCAATTTTTATCATAGTTTTTAATTTCTCATTTACATCATTTGTTCCGACAAAAATAGCGCCGCACCACTTACAAGAACAAAGAGGTTGGCAATCTATTGTATATAAAACTTGAGTATGATGAAGATTCTTTAAAAGCACTAATGGTTGTCCCGCAGCTTGACCGCAAATTGGACAAGTGGTTTTAATTTCGTTATTCATAATACTCTCTTTTCTTAATCACAAAATACTTTAAGTTTATCCATATGTTTTAAACCACCAAGCCTACTTCTTAAAACAACTAGTAACTGTAAATTCTTTGTTTTCCAATAAGCAATCCGTTGATTTTCTATTGCAAATTTACCAGTATTTTCTTCCCACATCCAACGCATATAAGGTATGTTGGTATCGCTATTTATTGTCCAAGTTTTTACTAAAGGGAAGCTTCTATGAGTATAATGAAACATATCCATTTGAAACGCAGAAATTTGATCGTCAGTTACACATTCATCAAAAATAATATACCAACGATTTGAATATTCTTTATCTGCGTGTCCAGAACAACAATATTGGGTTTTTAGTCCAAGTAAGTTAAATAAAATTACAGCTCTACGACATAATGGGTCAATTTCCTTTAAAGGTAAATGAATTACTTCTTTTGCCATTACCACAAATCCTCCGAAAACAGCGCATTACCATTTCTTTTATAACCAAAATAATCTAAATCATCTTTTCGTAGTTGATTTGCTTTTTCAGCAATTAGAAGCGCTTCTACTCTATTAACAAAACGAGTAGGTTTATCAAGTTCTTCGTCATAGGCCATAAAACCCTCAACAGCAGAACCAACATCATATTTAATACCAAATTCTTTGCAAATAAAGTAAGCATCACTATGACGATGGCAAGGAACGAATTTTTCTTCGCCTTTTACACTTAATTTAACTGCCGCCGCAATAATTCGTTCCATAGCTTAGTCCTCTTCTTCAAATTTAGTTGAATAAAACTCTTGTGGTTTTTTCCTGAAAACTTCCTTAAACATAAATACCTTGTGTGTTTGAGCATCAAAAACCCCATATCCATAATTACAAGTCTTTTGATTATTAGCATCAGTAATCTTTACTAAAATTCCCAGGCCACTCTGTAAATACTCCAAAGAATTTTCATCAATACAATAATACTTCATATTTTTCATAACCTCACTTTCTGTATATATTATAGATAAATTTTTTCTTTTTGTCAAAAAAATAAGCTGTGTAATAATCACACAGCTAAACTATCTTCTGTTCTTTGCATTGGTACGTATAAAACCATTTCGCTCCAATCACTAAACCACGGTAAATGCCAGAAATCGCTAAATTTATATTTATAATTAATTACATATGGCTTCGCTTCATTAGTATATTCCCAACGGCTAATTTCTTTATAAATCTGACCATCTTCAGATAAAATTGCGCCTTCAATACTAACAACTTTAATTCTAGTAATTTCTGCAATTTCACATTGGTCCGCGGGCGGATGCACTTCAAGGCTATATATTATTGCAAGAGTTCCAATAAGTAAAGAAAACACTAGAAAACAGAATTGCAAAAAATTCTCATTACGTCCATGAGTGCAAATATCTATTGTAATCAATGTAATAGTTAAACATACAAAAAGAATAATCCAAAACATATTAAATTCCTTTCTCTGGCAAATAGCAAACAGTTTTAGTTACCGTGCTCATCCAAGGCATAACGAAAAAAGAGTTATAAGAATAAATTGTCTTTTCTAAATAAGGCTTTTCTACATCTGCAAATATATAACTATCCGCAGAAACATCTTTTGTATCATCAGCTGTACGATAAACCAATAAACCGTCTGTGGCATAAATAGGAATTTTTTCAATTATTGAAATAGTATATGTATTTAAATTGGGATGAGTTTCTTCATGAATTGCTGAACTAATTAAAGAACAAAACAAACATAGCACAACTATCCCAATAATAGCGAAAACAAATAAACCAGTATTCGTTACCCAACCTGAATATTTATCAGAAAAAATTATAAAACCCACATAAATTATAATCAAACCACCAGTAATATACCAAAACATTTAAATCTTCGGCGGCCTCCTACTATCATTATCATCAATAAATAAATAGGCAATAAACAACAAAATAAAACCAGCACACAAAATCCACCCAAAATTACCCATTATTCCACCTCACTAAAATAACTCAAATTAACCCATCCTCGGTCAGCAATATAACCCCATCCATCTAATTCGGCAGAAATGGTAATTTTCTTTCCCGCTTTAATCCAATCATTTGTTTTCTTTCCGTCTGGTTCTTCACGAATAATAACACGACCGCCAGAAGTATTTTGGTATTTTACTTTTTCTAAAGAAGAAGCAACATATTTGGCACTCACAAAAACAGTTCCTGTTTCGCCACCTTCAACTTCAATCCAATTATCATTATATCCGATAACCTCTAACTCATCTCCATATTCAAAATGGGCTTCTACTCGTGCATTTATTGACGGCGAGGCGCGACCATTGAGTGAGGAAGCGGTGCAATATAATGTTTCACTTTTAGCAGAGGAGGAAAGAATTAGCAAAAGAACTACAACAAAAACCCATACAATGACTTTCCACCAAATTTTAAAGAATTTTGTCATTTGCTTCATCCTTTTCTATAATTTCAATACATTTATGAAAAAAATCTTTTAATTGTTTTTTGTCTCGTGTTAGTAAAACAAAACGAGAACCATTTACATTTTCAAAATGAGAATCTAATAAATATGTGCGTTGTTTATTCATAATGTCAGAATAAAAACGCATATGACTATTACGGTCTTTAAAATCGGCGCGCATAGCATCAACTCACAATTTTCTATAAGACTTACAAGCTTTTGCGTCCCATCTGGTTAGGATTTCTTCCTTATCACACCAACCATAATCTATATTACCAGAACATTGGTCGTATTGGAGACAATAAGAACATATATTATTGGTAGTTTCAGAATCGTAATTTGTATAATCTGTTAGTGGAATGGCTTCTTCAGTTTCGTAGTTAAACATAAATCTCCTTATCCTTAGGTTTAAATTTTTTACAAGCGTGGTCAGTAGTTTGAATGGTGCAATGTGGATATTTGATACAAGAAAAACGCTCTAAGAAAAATTTGCAATCGCCGCAATATTCCTTTTTGTCAAAATACTCACAGTCAGCCTTAACGGTATCATAATTCACTTCAATACCTTTACGACCGCACCATTTGTTTTCGCCTTCAAAATTGCGGCAAGCCCAACATTCACAAATTTGAAGTTGTTTTCCTTGAATGTGTTTAAAGGATTCTTTACCTGTTTGAATCGTTATCATAGTTTCTCTCCTTTCTTGGTGGTTATATTATATAAAAATTTTTTATTTTTGTCAAAAAAAAAGAAGAGCGCTTTCGCGCTCCAAAATTTTTATTCACCAATAGATAATAAAGGCATAGTATCATTACCATTAACCACTGTCGTAGGCATAACACCATTCCAATTGGAAATTTGGGTATACTTAATAAGGTCTTCAGTTAGAGATTCACTAATTTTCTTATTAGCTTCTGCTTCTGCATCTGCAAGCATCTTTACACGGTCTGCTTCGGCTTGAGCATTAATACGCTTAATCTCTGCATCTGTTTCTGCTTGCGCCTTATCACGAGCAAGCTCGGCTTCTTTTTCCATAGTTAAACGCTCTTGTTCGGTTTGAGCGCGCAATTTTTCCTGCGCAGCTACTTGTTTAGCTTCAACAGCATCTGTGTATTTTTGGCTATAATCTATATCTTCAATTTGTAATCCAACAATCGTGATACCATATGTTTCTAGTTCTTTATTCATTTTTCCACAAATAGCTTTAGAAATGGCATCGCGTTGGCTAATTAATTCCTCAGCACGATAATGAGAAAATACATCCTTTAAACTTTCCGCAACACGAGGAGCAATTAATTTCTCAAGATAATTTACACCAACTGTGCGATATAGATTGACGGCAGCAGTTTTATCAATAATATAATTAATGCTACCCTTAACCGCGGCCTCTTGAATATCAGAACTATAAGCTATAGTATCAAAAGCATAGCGTTGTTCTTGGATACTCATTTGGGTAACAGAACTCCAAGGCGCCTTTACATATAAACCAGCCTCACGAGCATTTTCATCTACCTTACCAAAAGTAGATACAACACCTACATGACCCGCAGGCACACTTGCAATAATTGATAAAATCCCGAATATGAACGCCGCCCCAAAAGCAATGATGCTCGCTCCTTGATATTGTAGAACAGCAATAATAATCGCCGCAATTAATGCCAATACTGCTAAAATAAACCAAATCATTATTCAATTCTCCTTTTAATTCCATAACATAGGAAAAACTTTACTTAACTCCAAAAAGAGTTGATTACGCTTTTCATCTAACTCATCTGCACGGTCAGGATAATAGTCAAAAGAGTCAATCTCAGAATACTCTTGGAATCTTTTGCTTAAGTCTTGAAGATATTCTACCCATTTTTCATGAGTTTCATATGGTGCGAATCCAGGATAACCAATAGTTGTATTTGCAAGTTTTTTTAATCCAACAATAATAATATGAATTAAATAATCATCCAAATCCCAACAATCATACTCACTAATTCCTTCCTTAAGACGTTCTTGCTTATATTGTCGCTTTGCTAATCCAGATAAATCCCACCAAAATTTATCATCCTTCATAATTTTCTTCCTCTCTTTTTTTGTGCTTGGGGGGCTTTTTGCGTTTATCAGTCTCAATTTTTGTAGCGGGTTTAAAACCTTCTGGCCATTGCCGCCGCATTTTTTGATAAACTTCTTCCCATGGTTTTACAGGTAGTTTTTCATTCTTCATAACTCTCAACTCCTTACAAGAAAATTATATAAGAAAATTTATTAATTGTCAATTTTATTATGATGAAAAGCATCAACGATTTCTTCAGTGAGAGTAGAAAAAGTTTTAAAAGTACCATTAGGATTTAAGGGAGAAATACTAAGTTCTTTAAGTTCCTGAAGAATTTCTTCAGGACTATTTTTGTCTGAAAGAAAAACATCAAGATAATTCAATTCTTCTTTAGAAAAACGCTTATCTAAGCTACCCATTACCACTCCACCCTTAAATAAGTTGTCTGCTCAATATAATCTGTGTCAAAACTTGCTTGATAACCTAAACCTTGCAATACTTCTGGCGCATAACTAATAGAAAAATAATTATAGCCTTCAACATCCATAAAACAAATATGATAACCGTTATTTATAGCAACAATAATTTTTTCCTCTACCGCTTTTAAAAAACGAGTAAGTTCTATAGTATTTTTTTCTTTAGCTAATGCTCTTGCCTCATCTGCATTAATCATCATCTTCACCATAATCTTTATCAAAATACTTATTATTCCAAGTAATAATAAGATTGTAGGAACTATCTGTTTTTACTCCATAACCATAATCACAAAGCTCATAATATACTGCTTCAATGTCTCGGCTATGAAAATTAGAGGTATCAATTTTAACATAATCTAACCGCATTTCCACAGCCGCGCGAATTCGCTTATCTACAATAGATATTAGTGTTTTTAAATCAGAATTAAACACGACAGTACGATATGCATCATCGGCAGACATTAAATCATGACCTAAAATCTCTTTAACATCCATTGTTTAACACCATCCATTTAATTTCAAGACCAACAAGTTCATAGTCTTTAGTAATTTCACCAATGATATAGTCTTGGGCCTCTAAGCAGCGCTTTAAATAAATCCACACTTCTGTTCCAAAGTTGGGATTAGTGTAATAGGTTTTCCATTGGCCCGCTTTCGCAGCAGCATTAATATTGTTTTGAATTTCTTTTGCAAGTTCTTCAACTTTTAAGGCTTCTAATGTTGCTTGACGAGCATATACTGCTGGTTTAAATTGTATCATTTTCTTCTCCATACCAATTAATATATAAGTGATATAAACCTTCCCATTTACTGTAAGATGCAGAATAACCGTTATGTTCTAAATTAGCAACATAAAGTGTCATTAATTCATCATTTGCATATTTATTTGAAAGAATAACTAATGTAGAAGTCTGATGTTTAGAAATCGCATCATAAATTTGTGTTAAAATATACATAAACGGGTCGTCATACTTATAATTACTCCACGCTCGCGCTTCTTGTGCTGTTGGTAGCTTCATAAATTAATCTCCAATTTGTTTTAATCACGGAATTCATTACACCAATAAATACTAATGTTGGTTTCAACATAAGGAAGTTGCTTTTCGTCATATTTATAGATTCTAACAGTGGTTTCAAAACCGTCATTTTCTAGCTTGTTTAAAGCTAGAAAAAGTTCTTCTAAAGTAGAATATACTGACATACCTACTTGAAATTTCTTATTCTGTGCAGCTTCAAGAATTTTACTTTGCATATTATCATACAAAGTAGAGAAAAAGCCATCTTCTTGTCTCGTTGCTTCAAGATAAGCATCATGCGCTGTCATTCTAAGCATAAATCAATCTTTCCTTTCTCCCAAGTAATGTGAAATAACCAATTATTGCAATTTGTTCCTTGAATTGACGCAATACGGGTCGCAGTGGATTGGAAGCCGTGCTTGTTGAATAGGCTTAATAGCTCCAATATTTGTGCATCATTGAATACTTGATTAAAATAATATTCATATTTATTCGTTTTGTGCAATAAAATAATATAGGTTCTAATAATATTATTATATAGCGTTTTAATTTCTGAAGAAATTTTTGCTCCAATCGTTTTCTTTCGCCGCTTCACTTCAACTCACCCCAGTAAGTTTGAAATTCATTAACTTCTTTTCCGCAATTTTCGCATACAAAATGTCCATTAAAGCGATAAGAGCACCCCTTATCAAAATCATAGCATATTTCCATATCGTGAAGATTCAACTTATTAATCATAAGCGGCTGGCCGCAATGAGGGCAATTGCCATTAAAATGGAGAGGGCTGTGTTCATGTGTAGTATAGTATTCGTGAGGAACGATTGTATCTACTTCTTGAATTTCTTTACGATTTTTAATATCAGAAATAATTTCATCAATACTCACAGGAAAATTTTCGTGCGCGTCCAACTCTACATGATAGGAACCAGTCTTGTCGTCAAAGCGGTTCTTGATATGGCTATGGCCGCAAATATTATGCACCTTCAAATAAGGCCTTTCGTCATCATCATAATTTGCTGTAGCCATTGGATAATGAGAAAGCATAAAGCGCCATTTCTTATACTTAAATGGATGAGCATAACCAAGAATAGTAAAGTTATGAAGCGATTCATACAAAGCCTTACGATTATCCGTATCATGATTGCCAAGCACAACACGGACATCTTGACATTTAATTTGCTTTAGATATTCTATTCCCTTGTCGTTATCATTTAGCATAAGGTCGCCAAGAATATAAAGAATATCGTCTTCTGCGACAACCTTATTGATATTTGCAATAATATTGCGGTCGTGTTCTTCAATACAAGAAAAACCACGAGGCTTAAACAGAAATTCACGCGAATGCCCCAGATGAAAATCCGAGGAAAAATATACTTGATTCATATCTTCTTTCTCCTTTCCTTAAATTTTCTGTCGCCGCATAATGCTACACGCACCATAACATTCAATAATAATTTTTTCAATCCTATCATCTTCTTTAAGGTTTGGCACAGAAAAATTATTAAACATTTCCATCATAGCCTTGCTTGGTACAACAGCTCTACCTTTGCGTTGCTTGTTGCGGCGGTCTGCGGTTTCATAGTTGCAAATAATACAATACATAACAATATTGTAATCGCGGCCAAATTTTTCATCAACGGCGTGGAGAAGCTTTTTGCGGCTACCATAGTTGGCTTGGGTAGCATTTGCAATTACAATTTTATTATTTGAAAGAGCATTAGAAATTTGAAGAATATATTGTTCAAAAACTTCTTTTTCACGACAAAAATATTCTTCATCTTCCCTTACCATTCCATATCGCACGAGGTCGCGACTTACGACTTCTCTTTCTACTTCTCCATCTGCGTAAAGAAGCTCGCTATTTTTGATTTGGTAGTCTTTACCACTTCCAGGAACTCCGACCATAACAATGAGGGTTGGTTTTTGATTTTCCATACAAATACTTCCTTTCGTGCTTTCTTACAATTTTTCTTAAAATGTTTTTCATCGTTTTCATCAAGAAAAATTACTGATGGAATCATCCATCCAACTTCACCGCCACCGCCCTCTTTACTAGGAACCGCACTTCCAGAAAGATACACATCAGTACGGTTATGCCCACAAGAAGCACAAGAGACAGTTAATAACTTATTATCATAGTGCCAAGCATCTTTAGCCCCACAGTTTGAACAAATATTACTATCAAGGGCGACTATAGGCCATAAGTTATTTTTTGGATGATAAGTACAATGTTCAAGAAGATACATAAAATCTTTGTGTTTTAATGTAATATGGTAATCATTCATTCATATCTTTGCTCCTTTCTTTTGTAGTTATATTATATATTAAATTTTCTTTTTTGTAAAAAAAATAAGAGGACAAAATTGTCCTCTTAATTCGTAGTTGAATTACCATATCGTCTCATTTATTTTGATTTTAGGAATTCGTCAATTCCTCTTTATACCCAGTTAACTGATTATAAATTTTTTGTCCTACATAATTAAGCGGCGAAATGTCGTCAATATTATCAAAATGACGAATAGAATATGTATAATAACGAACAACAGTATCATCACTATATATATCTACTTTTTCTGCCGTGGTAGTTAATTGTCCTTGGCAAGATTGTTCAAGAGTTAGAGATTGAACAAGTTTTGGTTTCTTTTTGAATAGCATAGATTTCTCCTAAAAGTCTTGAGGCACTTGAATACATAAAATGGTCAATAGGAAGATTTTTGTAGTAATCAATTATGCCATTCTTTTGATAATAGTTAATTGTTGTATTAATTTTTGCTTTTTCTAATTTGCATACAGAAGGAATAGGAAAAAATAAGTCTCCGGTATTTTCATACTGCGAACCGGCGCATCCCTTTATACAAAACTTATTATACGCACAAGTATCGCAATGAGGAGTAGCATAAATATTGCTCATATAAAGAAATCGTTCAGCAAGATAAAAATTGTTTTCCTTAATATCTATGATGCGACCATTTTGAGTTTGAAAATAGCCATAAATAAATTTATCGTATGCTGTTCTATGGCACGGCGCAAGAGCTAAATCGCCTAAACGAATACATAACTGGCACGGTATTGTACAACAAAAAACATCAGAAGTCAATGCAAGTGTCCAAGGAAGGTAAGTATAGTTTTCTTCTGGTGTTATATATTTACCAAAGATAAATTCAGAAAAATTTTCTATTGAAGCATATTGAGGATTTTCTTCTCTAAAATCATCCATTAAGAATGTAAGAAAATCACAATAAGTTTTAATCTTTTCTTCTGTCCAATCATCATTGCGCACTTCTAACATCATCACACGATAATGAGTTGACCAATTATACTTTTGGCACATTTCTTTCCACCAATAGAAGTTTTCTTTCCATTTTTCAATGGAATACGCGGCGACCATTGGGTGAAAGAAAAAATCATTATGATAAGCAAAATCAAATACTTTATTATAAAATTCGTCAGTATATAATTTAGAACTATCATTACGTGGACGATTCAAGTTGTCAATTACTTTACCATCAATAGAGAAAGACATTTGAAGGCTTGTCCCAAGGTCTTGGAAAGCATTGATATAGTTTTGAATTTTCTGTTTAACCGCATCATTCATAATAAAGGAGCCATTTGTAGGAATCATTATTCGTTTAACTTGCAAACCATTTTGTAAAGCTTTGAAAGTTAAATCTAAAATATCTAATCCTAATTGAGTATGCCAAATTTCGCCAGAAAAATAATCAATAGTTTGAATATAATAATTATTTTCAATAAGCCAATTAAAAACCATAGTCAAATTATTAAGAATAGTTTTTGCTTCTGTGGCTTCTTTAGGATAGATATTGTAGTTATTATATAAATAACAATACTCGCAATGTTGATTACACTGATTAGTAATATAAAACTCAATTTGAGAAATAGAATGTAAGTCTTTGCCATCATTTGAAGGCTTTTTCCAATTCTTAAAAAACCTTTCATTTAACAAAAACTTTAAAAAATCGTTATTTTCTTCTTTAAATGTTTTCATCATTATTCTCCAAGTATGGCAAAGCACCATTTAATAATAAACGAATTAACCCTACAGGAATAAGAGAAAAAGACCCTGTAATGTCATAATTATCTTTTAAGCAAAAATATTCTCCCGCCAAAACTTGCGCGGCGTGAAGAGCATTAGATTGCTGTATGTATTGTTTATCAATCTGACCGCTTAAAGCCAAAAGAGTGATTTGATTGCATAAGCCAACCAAAACTGATGTATTTGCAGTATAACAGAAATTACACATCTGTTCTTCAAACTTCTCATACTCATCATCACTATAGCATAGGTGATGTTGATTTTTTGATTGACGAGTTTTCTTTTCAATCGTGCCATTTTCTTGTTCTTGAGAACGCAATTCATTATATTGTTTTATAGTTTGAACGAATCCTTCATTACAGACCGAAATTTTATCTTGCGGCAAAAGTCCAATATTAGAATATCCCATACCACAACCAATACAAGATTGATAGAAAGTTAGATTTTTCGTCTGTTTTTGATATATAGAAAAGGGCCGCACATTAGTATAATATTTGAAGTATTTGTCCGCGTGTTTGCTTACTTCTGCACAATTTTTTACAAACTTAGCAAAATACAATCCATCTTCTTTTGTTGCTGGACAAGGAACTCCCATATTTGGAGTATTTGTGTAAGCTTGAACATTACTAAACTCTAATTTATTAACTGAATTAATAAAACAATCTTCAAAGAATTGATAGTATTCTATAATTTTTTCTTTTGTGCTTAGTAAACGAACAGTTTCTAAATTCAAAGTAGGTTTAGGAACAATAGAAAGATTAACATTGGCTGGCAGCCTACTTTCTAAAGACTCAACCAATCTCGCATAATTCTCTAAACACTTTAAAGTTGTACCTTTTCCGCGCCCTAAATCATTTAATTCAGTTGGGCCGTCACAAGAAATTTGAAGTTTATAGTTAAATTGACGGTCTGGCCATTGCTTGAACTGGTGCATCAGGCCAAAAAATTGTTCTATCCAATTAGAGAAAGAAAAATTTGTAGAACTAAAGAAATTTTGAAGATATGGATAATCTTCCACAAGTCGCGGCAACACCTTATATATTCTATCCATATGAAGAAAAGGTTCGCCACCCCAGGTTTCTAATGTAGTAAGAGCGCAAGGCTCAAAGTATTTATGTACTCGTTGCATTATATAATCTGGGTTGTTAAAAAAATCTTCAAGTTCTTTATCAATTTCAATTAGAGCTTTATTTTTACTAATATTACAATATGTGCAGTTTAAATTACAAACTGCGGAAGGAAATAAAGTTAAAACAGTATGCTTTAAATTCTTATTCATTCTTTTCTTTTATCCTTGTGTTGTTTTATAACGAATATTAATATCGCTACCTTGCTGACAATCTCCGTGAGGACAAGTATTAGCAAAAGTGCCGTTACTATTTATACCATTAGGGGAATACATACCATTAGTGTTGCTGCCTCTTCCATCTTTTACGGTGGCGTTGGAGCAAGTTTTAGTATTCCAACCTTTATTACCTTGACTACTGTAATTAGTATTACAAACATGATTAGTTCCATGGTCACAAGGAGTTAATCCTCTTTGGCAATAGCCATTCGTCCTATCGCCATTGCTATTAGACCCATGTTGGCACGCAATACTATTAATGCCATTTGTTTTCGCGGCTCCATGATAACAAGTAATATATTGCCAAGAATCAACAGTTCTATCTAATTGATTTTTCCAATCTAATAATGGTCTTTGCCCACGCTTACCGACAGAAACAGTATTATAATAAATTTGTTGCGTGGGGTAAGAAGCATTATTTGTTTGTTGTAGGTATTCATCTGTTGACATTCGCTGGATTATTGTATTAATCGCGCTAAAGTCAGAAGGAGTGTATAACTTTCCTGTCGTGCCACCTGAATTTATGGTAATTTTATTTGGGACTCCCTCTGTAGAAAAAGCAAACCCTAAATTCTTTAAACGCTTAATGGCATCAATAATTTTATTAAACCAAGAAGCTGTAATTTTTTCTGCCATATCACTTCACCCTAATCCAAACACGATTGCGCACAGAAGTATTATGTTGGCCCCAAATTTCATAATGAGGAATTTCACTTATATAACCAATAATACATTCGGGATGTAAAACCTTTTCCCATTTCTTCATCTTACAAACTGCACCATTTGGCCCGCTACATACGGCATCGCCAATTTTTAGTTCATTTTTATCTTCTAAATAATAGGCTAAAACTCTACCGGCAATAGTAACAGGAACTGTATCAATATCTTTCTCGCCCAAAGCATAACCGTAAGTATCAGATACAATATAACTATTTGGAATCATACGCTTATCAGAAATCATCAATTTGCCTCGCGCGGTTTCATATACACAGTTTCCTGCCGCATAAGAATCAAAAGACTCCCTAAATTCAGCAATATCATTCCAGGCACCGCCATACAACACATTATCCTTACAATCAAGATATACGCTTGGGCTATATTTTAATGTGGTTTTTTTATTATTCAAACCTTCTTGTGTCGCGCCAACAATAAATACTTGGCGGTCTGCCGCGCCGCCTTGAGCAAAACTTAGGCTGGCACCACTCAATAAATCATCTAATACATCTTTAACATATATTTGACTACCAGTCGGAGTGGTGTATTTTACTTTATCAGCGGTAAGAATGATTTGTTCCCAAGTCCCTGCGCCAGAAAGAAAATAATCTTTTGTCCGTTTTTCTGCTTCAGGAAAGGGAATTAGGCCGCTTGTTATTCCTTCGGGAATGTTATTACTGCCAAAAATATAGGTAGATTCTTTAATATCTTTTTTTACTTGTTCAATATCTTTTTTAGTTTGCTCAGAAAAAGTGGTAAATTCATCAGCTACCGCAGCCTTAAGTTGCTCAATTTTTTCTTGTGCTTCGCTGTCTTTTAATTTTACTTCAATTTTATCATATTTAGATTCATTTGAAGTGTTAAAAATAAACCTATCTACTATGCTACTTGTAGCAGCTGTACCATTTGGGTCTTGAGTTATGAATGGTTTATCTTCATCTGTATTGATTGTAAGAGCATAATTTTGAATTTGGCTTCCATCAGGATATAATGATTTTCCTGATTCTGCCGCGGCTAAATATAAACCAATATTACGAGAAGCAATTTGGTTTACAATTTCGGTATATTGCGCATTATCTAACTTTTCCGCATCAATTAATAAATATGCAAAATTCAAATCAGGTAAGGTCACAAGTTGGCCGCTAGTTGCGCTTTCTGCTAAAACCTTCCAATCATTCGCTATATCAGGCGGCAACTTCAAGAAAGGTAAATCATCCCATTTAGTTTCACCATCGCCAATTTTTATACCGTGAGTAATTACATCATCTTGAATGATTTGTCCTTCTGCGTCAATTGTTAATAGGTTTTTCTCTGGATAAGTTCCAATAAATTTTTCCTATTCTTGCACAGAAGACTTTACAATAATATTTACTTGTTTCATATTTCATCCTCCAAAATTATTTTACAATAATTTTTACTTATAGGCAAATTTATTTTACTGTAATCCAGATTCTACCATTAACTTTAACATTATTTGTGCCCCAAGTTTCATATGTGGGAACTTCACTTACTATTCCGACAATGCGGTCGGGATTTTGAGCAATTTCAGAATCTGTCATTTTAGAAACGCAGCCACCCTTACTAGCGCAAACAGCTTGACCACTATAGTAAGTGGAGGGGTCTTCAGAAGTATATACTAGTACGCGACCTGCAACTGCAAGAGGAACAGTAGCTTCGTCTGTGCGACCAATAGAGAAACCAAAAGTATCAGAGGTAATACCTTCACAATGTTGCATACGAGAAGAAGTGCGGAAAAGTTTTCCATCTCTATTGCAGGTCATACAATAACCTGGTTCGTAAGATTCAATAGGGTCTTTAAGGGCACGGTATTCTGCGTAATCGTTAAAGACTGCGCCTTCAACGCTTGGAGCAATGAAATTCATATCACAAGTGCAAGTTACACCATCGTTTGTGCGGACAATACTCTTTTGAGAAGCGCTATCCCATAATCCACGAGTGTTATCTGCATTATAGAACACTTGCATCCAAACAGAAGAATCACCACTTTTTGGCACTAATACCGCTGGAGTAGTTAAGTTTCCGGTCATTGTATCTCCTGCTTTTGCCACTCTGTCGGATGCAACCGGAGCATATAAAATATTCTCAGCGTTATTAATGGTTAAAGTGCCGATTTGTTCTCCACTCGTAAGTGTTGAAGTCCAAGATACCGCTGCGGGAATTTCAAGTTGATAGGAAACCAATTGATATTTTTGAGTAGCTTCATCTAATTGAAGTTGAGTAAAGTTTATAATATTTTCTTCACTACTTAAATTTAATATACCATTATTATAAATTTTACCTTCATTATCGGTTGCTAAGCCAGAAGGAATATCGCCAATGTTAATCGCAATATCTGTAATTGGCCGCCAAAAACCATCACTGAATAGAACTTTGCCATAATCGTTTTCTGTTGGAGTCGGAACTAAACCTTTATGTCCAGAAAGATAAGTTGTCTTGGTAATATTGCCATCTTCATCAGTAATTTCAACTTTCTTAACACCTGTCATAATGGGTAAAGTATCTAAGTTAATATTGGAAGCATTAACTTCATCAATATAAGCCATTTTACCTAATCCAATTACAGGCGCATAGAGGTTAATTAGATTATCATCCTCATCCATTTTTTGCAAATTAACTGTGCCACGAAGCATTGTCTGTGCGGCAACATTATATGGATAAAGGCCAAGAGAAATTAGATAACTTATACTACCGTTTTCGGAGCTTGGAATTTCTTCTATTTTTTTAGCTTTTCCTTCTTCTGAAAGTAAATATGCGGCAGAGTCAGGAATAGAAGATGTATTTAAGAAACCTAAATCAAATAATTTTTGAATTGTTAAGTCTTTTGCACTTACTGGCTCAAAAGGAGTAGCGACGTTTTGCAATGCCGTCATTGCGCGCTCGCCCGCTTTTGCTGTAGCAAAAGTTTCAGGTAAAGTATAGGCAGTTTGAGTTAAACCGTGAATTGCAATATCACTTACAGTGGTACCGGTGCTGGAACTACCACGAGCTACAGAAATGCTGCCATTAATGGCGCTTTCTTGAATAGAAACAATACCAGTATTGTAGAAAGTATGAGTTTGAGAAGTTGAAGGAATTGTATCCTCTAATAATCCTAATCCGACACCATTGGTATATTTTGTGTCAGTATACTAAACTTCCCCAGTATTGTTATCTTCAAATTGCTTTAAGTTCTCAATAATATCGTGGGCACGCTTATCGTAATCACATTCAGAGAGTCCTTTGCCTTCTTCCTTAACTACAAATGGGTCGTTTACAAAAGGTAAGTCTTTTAAATATTTTTCCCCATTTCCTACTTTAAAACGCGGCACAATTCGTGTAGAGCGATTATTATAGGTAGCAAGAGCTTCGGAAACTTTTGCAGATTGTTCTTGATATTCGGTTGAGGAAGTATTGGTAATTAATTTTAGTGCTTCAACTTCCGCCAAATATGCTTCATAAAAAGTTTGAAGCTCTTCTGCAGTTGTATCTGTTTTATAAATAATAATTTCGCCGTCTTTAGGAATAAAGTTAATTGCCTAATTCCAATTTTGTTCTGTGTCTCGTTTAGTTTGAACACGGGCGTTAAGTTGTTTTGCCATAATTATTACCTCCTAATCGTCGTCTTTTCAGACGATTGGTAATTTCTTTATTCATCTTTTCAGAATAAAGACAGAAGAAAAGCCCGCAGGTTTATCTGCGGGCCAATATGTGAAGTGAAATTAAGATAAGGAGCAGACAACTCCCTTATCTTGATTATATTATAAGATAAATTTTTATAAAAGTCAAATTTTTATTTAAATTATTTTTCTTCTATAAAGTAATTAAAAAGAGTAGATTTATGCAGTTCTTTTCCACACATACACGGCGATGTACGGCGGCATGTTGTTGTGGGCAGCGGAACCACCGACTAGTTCGGTGCCGCCGGAAACGTCGCCTCGCCCTTCCTGCGCCGCACTTGCCGTGCTTCCACTGGCAACCCACGATGATGCCGTTCCGTTGTATAATCTCGCTCCAGTGTGCGTTTTTTTGGTAGCGCCGCTATAATAGTAGGCGTTTCCCGTAGTCCCGGCGTTATCCCACACGTGTACCGCATGGCCGTGGTTCGGCATTTCATTCACCGTCAGCGTATGCGCCGATTCGCCGCCCGTAGCCCCTGCCCGCACCCTCGCTGGTGTCAATCCATATTTTTTCCGTGCCGGTAGGCTCCGTAGACCCCACATACACTTCCGGTTCGCTGGTGCCTCCGCCATCACTGCCGTTGTTCCCATCGCCCATCATCATCACAATGGCATTGCTCATGCTACTGTATGGCATGCATACCCATACGCTCGCTCCCACAACCAGCCTGCTTTTGTCCATCGTGCTCATCACGGGCAAAAAAATCTCGCTGCCGAATGCTTCCTTCACGCCCACCAGGCCGCTGCTGCCATTGTACGCCGTGCTCACAGTCATGCTTTTCATGCGCTGGCAACTGCGCGTTTGCCGTTCAATTTCCCGCTTTATCAGCGGTTCCAGCGCTTCCGCAATGCGCTTCATCATTTTTTCTCTTGGAATGTTCACGGTCGTAGCAGCCATATGGCTTCATCTCGGTTCATTGCGCATATACATACATTGCCATTTCGGCGATGCAATCTTCTACAAATTCGTTTCTGTCGGCCACAGCCTGCACCTGGGCTTTCAGCAGCGCGTTTTCCGCTTCCAGCTCCGCGTTGGTTTTCGGCGTGGCGGGCACAGGCCTGGCTGCGTAATCCCCGTCCATTTCCTCCTTGGTGCGCTCCACGGCCTGGCCGTTTTCCAGCTTGTAGCGGTACACGCCCCGGTCGTCCGTCAGGGGCAAGGGCATGTAGTTCCCTTGGGCGTGGTGGAATTTGTCCCCACATCCCTTGTCTATCTGTACCCATCCTTCAGTGTCGGTCACAAAGGCGCTGCTGTTGATCGCAATAATGCGGTTCTGTTCGTCCGTGCGCACCAGAACGGCGTATGGATTCATTTCCATAGGGCGCTCCTTTCTTATAGATCGGCACTAGCATCGACTAGGAATCTTACTGGATTTCCCACTTCAAGGCCACCATTTGCGCAAATAACGCTGATATACTTATTATCTCGATCATTTGTGCCGCAAGTCACATTGCTCCATACTCCATTCTTGTACATTTCGCACACGCCGATTGCCCCAGAGCTTAAGCCTTTAAATGTGCAAGTAGGAATAGCGCGCATTGGAACGCGAAAGCTGATGCCTTCTGCATATGTATCCCATTGATTGATTGCCCAAGATCTAAGATACAATCCAGCCTGATAGTATCTTTGGCACTCCGTCAACTCCGCCGCGTACCCCTTGGGCGTGTGGGGCGGCAGGGTGTCGGCGGTGTAGGCTCCCTCGTACAGGGCGGCCCATAAATATTCCCCAGCAGCGATTTTAATCGTATTGAATCCATACGTTCCATCATCAAAAAGTATCATTCCAGCCGAAGCGCCAACTTTAATGTTTCCACTGGAATCCATGGTGGCTAATGTGTAGGTTTTTGTGTTGCTCATCTTGTTTCCTAGAATTCGCTGTACAAGATAGCTGCCCGTAGCAATGGATATCAGTGTACTCGTTACCCAGCATGTAGTCCCCTCAAGAATCCACCTATCAATTGTGTAAGCGTTGTTTGTTACATAGGTGGTCGCCCCCGCTGGTTTACCGGATTCGTAAAATCGCTATTATCCAGTAAATTATTCAGCGGCTTATTGCTTCCTAACCATTCCGTAGAACCATTATCTTGTAAGCCAAGCAGCACTATCGTATCATTATTTATAACTTTTAATGCTCTAATACCTTGTTTGTATAATGCTGCTTTTTCAGTTATATTTTTCGTTGTCAAATCAGTTGCGTTAATTTCTAACACGTTATTAATTAGAGAAGTAACATTAGGTGTTAAAATTGCTTCTGCCATTCAAATCACCCTTTACGCTGCGATTTCTTTCCACAAACTTTCTGTTCCAACAACACCAGGTTCCCAAACATTATTATCAATAAGGCTTTCCCAAGTTTTACTTTTATGAGTAACTTTATCACCTTTCATATAAGGGTTGGTACTATCTGGTTGAACCCAAGCTAAAATTTCACCACTTGGATCAGTTAAGACTTTTGCCCACAAACTAACTGCAGTATCAGGAGTCCAAGTTTCTTGTGCCATATGAGACTATAGACATTTATATAACACATCATTGTAGCGTCTGCGGTCACCTACAACATAAGCGGCGTCTGCCGCCCAATTAGCAAAAATAGGAGTAACCTCAATAGCTTGTTCATCAGTTAGCATTGCACCAGCTTTGTCTAAAGAAGCGCGTAATTTTTTTGCAGATTCTAAATAACTTCCCATTATTCACTCACCTCATTACTAATTCCAAGTAAATCAAGGGCTTTTGCCATATCTTGTTTTTCTAGTTCGGTTTGTTCTGCGTAAGTTAGAAGTTTATCTTTTCCGCGATAAAAATTCTCTCCATCCCAAATATCACCAATAGCAACGGGATAATCACCCATTGGAACGGCATTAGAAAAGTCGCTTGCATTTGCAGGATAAAGCCAAATAATATTAGTTACTAAACCATTTTCAACTAAGGCATAATTCATCTTTTATTTCCTCCTTTAACTTCGAGAATTACGAATTACAACAATACCAGAACCACCAATGGGGAAAGCTTGAGAGCCACCACCGCCGTAGTTTGCAGGAGCCGCTACGAGCTGGTTTGCGCCGCCGTTGCCGCCAGCACCGCCGC